ATGAGTTGGTAGAGCAGTTGTTTATTTTTTACGCTTCCACCTGGACTCGAACCAAGAAATCCGGACTACTAAACCGGCATTTTACCATTGAATTATAGAAGCTAAAAATTTGGCGGGCCGTAAAACCTTTTGATTACCAATCAACTGCTCATCTGAGCTAAATAGGAACGACCTATGCCATTATCAGGGTAGCAGGATTCGAACCTGCGATGTCACGAGGACGCTAGCTCCCGAAGCTAGTGGCAAACCAACCTGCCGCTACCCTGTTTTAATTTGTTCGTCAGAGTGGCTGGGCTCGAACCAGCGACCCCTCGCATCCTAGGCGAGCTCTCTACCAACTGAGTTACACTCTGTTATTCAAACACATTTACCAAATTTTTATTTGGTAAAAAATGCTTACGTTTTTGTTCATCATGTTTACTATAGATTGGAATATATTTTTTAAACTTATTATGTAAAGCAATTTTAGATATTCCAAGTTCAATAGCCATATCTTCTAGTTTGTTATAATTACCAGAATGATATTTATTCCATAACTTTTCAGCCAATATTTTTCCATTATCATGAAGTAATTTTATCCAAGCAGCTTTATTTATTGTTATACTATACTTACCAGATTTTTTTACTTTAATAATACTAGTTTCTCCATGAAAAAGATTTCGACCTTCAATCCAAAATGGTTCTAGTGGTTTTTCTTTAAACTTTTTAGATTCTCCAGTATTACGATTTGTATACCATTTAGTTCCAAATTGTGAATTTCTTTTTCCTGATTGGCTTATACTTGTTAATTTACTTATTGCCGTAGAAAATTCAATTCTTAATTTTTCATAAACACGCGAATTAATATATCGTTTATGATTTTCATTAATACCTTGCATTCTCCATAATGCACATAACATTTTATTTCTTTCAATAGTTCCTTTCTCATACATTTTAACAAGTAACCAATGACAGATAAAATGTTCTCTAGCAGTTAACTTAACAAGATTTTCTTTTTCGTTAGTTCCTCCTAATGATTTAGGTTGAATATGATGTTTTTCAAAATAACCTAAACTTCGCTTCCCATTTTCATTCTCCGTTTTTGCTTTTTCAATTATTTTATAATATATGTTTTTGTAATTCATATATTATATATAATTTTTCATTTCCCGAACTTGCAGAATACAAGTTAACAGTTAACTGATAGGGTTGGATTCGAACCAACGGCGGGCTTTCGCCAACGGCTTAACAGGCCGCCCCCTGCTACCACTCGGGTACCTACCAATAATTTAGCTGACTACAACGGACTCGAACCAATATCTCTTCTCTATGCATCGAGAAGCGCTCTGACCAAAAAATTGAGCTAGTAGCCAAAAATAAAAAATCCTGTAAGTTTTTATATCTTACAGGATTCGTTTAAATTCTCGTTTTATTCGATGAACCAAAAACTAATCCTGTAGTACCTCAGGGTTATTCGGATTGACGGTATTTGTGTTCATCGTGAAAGTCATTTTGTTTTCTCTCTTTTAATATTATATATAAAAATTTTTTTGTTGTTTTTGCTTTTTGTTTTAACGTTGTTAAATATAGTAAAGTTTTTTCCTTTTGTAAACCCCTAAAAAGATTTTTTTTTAAAGGTCAGGTTGTCTTTCTGCTTCTTCTGCCATTTTCTCAAGTTTGTTATTCAGCAGGCCGAATACAAGACCCAATACGCCGCCGATAAAATGTGCACCATGGCCGATACCATCGTTGGCATTGATATTGGAAAGTTCAGGAATGAGCTTCAAGAGAATAAGCACGATACAAGTAAACGAGATTCCAGTATTTTCCTTACAGAAACAGTGAAGCAGGATAAACATAAAACAAATATCCGACATACCGATTCCTGCAACGTTACGTAACGAACCAACGTAACTTGTTGCCAGGGTGGTCAAGATAATCATAATTACAGTTCTGATAATTCCGTAACGACGTTCGATTACCGGACCAAGCAAGGCGATAATGAAAATATTTGACATCCAATGACTGGAAATATCAGCATGGACGAGGGTTGTAGTAATCCAAGTCCAGCTAAAATTTGAGGTCATTGTACATGCAGACTTCAATGCCGGAACAGCCGTAATGATAAAGCTACTGATAATGAGGACTGCAGTGATAATTTCATTCTTGAAGAAGTTACTAATTTTCATGACCTATAATATAGTAAAATAGGCCCAATTAGTAAATACTTTTTATTTAGTCTTACTTCCAAAAACAGTAAAGACACTGATGTTTACATCTGGCCGGCTTTACATTAAGAATCTGTTTCTTGGCCAGACACATACAATCACCTCGTTGCTTATTTTCTGGTTGACCATATTCTGAAATATCTACGCCAAGTATAGTCAGGTCAGCATAACTTGCGCAACCGATTTGTGTAACCAGGTTTGTACTGAACTTCTGTTCGGCACAGGATTCAAAAACAAATATGTCTTTGAAATTAGAAAGAGTATCTTCCACTTTCTGGAAATATTCATTAGACGCAGTGAACGTATTCCAAGGAACTGTAATAGTAGAATTCTTAGAAATACGTTCCTTTACATGGTTATACATATCAATCATGGAAATACGGCAACGGACCTTTTTCTTTATACTGACTAGATATGATTTCCACAGATTCAATACATTTACAGTATTATTTAAGATGTCGTCATTGAACGGCATGATAGGATCTACTCTGAGAACATAATGAGAAATCGGAAAACCGCGTTCGATTAATTTCTTAAACTGTTCAAATTCATGTTCAGTAGATTTAACGTTTGGTTCAAGAACAGAATTTCCTTGTCCTGTAACAGTATGATGAAAAATTACCCTATCTTGGACGATGAGTAACTTTTCAATCATTTCATCGGAAAGTTCTTTAGAAATAATGATATTTGCTTCTAAGAGTTTTACTTCCCAATCAGAAACAAAACATGGGTCAAACGTTTCTGTTATTCCGATTTGTTTCATTTTAATCCTTATAAAGCTGGTATTTCTTACTAAGTTTATGGCTGATTTCATCCGACAACGGTTTAAACCAGATTCCTACGCGACAACGACCAACACCGTTTTCATCAGTAAATTCCGGAGTAAGTTCAGTCTTACATACATCGTCGATAAAACCATAATCAGTACCTTCAACAAGACCGAGTTCTTTAGCAATATCAACAACCTTCATCAAATGATTAAGGTTCTTTGCTTCACAAATAGTCTTCGTGAAGATACCGTTAATATAATCTGACATTATATCATTGTCGATAACTATCGATACCAAAGTACCGGGACCGTCATTAAATGGTCTGTTTCCAGATTTGATAAGATTCATCCAGTAACATTCTGCACAATGCCCTATCATGGCGGCCAGTTTACCACCTGTAAGATGTAAATCTTTTCGAATAATAAATAAACGTCTCATATTAAAACCACTTTACTTCACATAGTTTTGTGAAATTATCTTTTTAGTTGTTGAATATTGGAATACTTTGATTTGACTTGGGTCATGTTTGTTATAAAACCTACAAGTGCTGCCAACGCCAAAAACAGTTTCTTCTTCCCAGTCTGCCGTAGGTAACAATGTACAGCGATTACCGCTATATTTAGGGCAAATCTGGTACATATCATACTTACTATCTTCATCAATCTTATAGTTGATATAATATGCGAGACCACCGTTCAATACGGCAATACCCAGAATTATAATATATATCGAACTATAATGACGAAAATGATCGCCAATAATATAAAACATATTTTTAAAACTATAACTCATAGCCAATCCTTTATAGCGTTAAGAAACTTGATAAGTTCAGGCATAGAATAATATCTATCTTCGACATTCCCAATACAATAGGTATCAACACCGTTATCATATTGTTCGTTAATATTCCATGTATATTCAAACGGATGGTCTTCATGAACAAATACAGAAATATCATAACCGTGTCCGAAATCAAGCTTTACGGCATTTGAATATACCTGAGAAATCTTTGTAGGAAACTCAAGTTCCAAACGTTTCTTAAGAGTATCGACATTTGGTTTCAGTCGTTCTCTTTCAGCCTGAAGCTCTTTACCGTATTCCTCGATAACTTCATCCATACGGCGCTTTTCTTCTTCTGTTAATAATATTTCTTGCATTTGATTACCTTTTCAGTTGTTTAGGATCCTTCTTATCGAAATATTCCCAAATTTCGATATTAGATAGTTTTCGCTTAGTCTTGACATTTGTCTTATGCAACCACATAAAACAACGCAAGCGATTCAACTGGTGTTTTAACAGTTCAATTTCTTTATCTTTTTCATCCATTAGAATGCAGCCTTGAAATTATAAACCGGCTTGATAATCTTTTCGATAGAACAAGTAGGTTCAATATTCAACATGATTTCTTCCATCGGCTTATAGGCCATAGGAGACTCATCGATAGTCGCAGAAGAAACACAAGAGGTAAAGATTCCCTTCATTGCTTCCTTATAATCCTTCATGGAAATAGAATTCTTGGCATCTGCACGAGTCATCAAACGACCGGCACCATGAGGAGCAGAATAGTTCTATTCCGGATTTCCCTTACCGACGCAAATCAAAGAACCATCACGCATATTCATCGGAATAATGACACGTTCGCCTTCCTGTGCAGAAATAGAACCCTTACGGAGAATCATATTCTTGAGGTCGATATAGTTATGGATAGTTTCAAATTTTTCTACAACCTTGAATCCCATTTCCTTGACGATAACATCAAGCATGGCTGCACGGTTCATAACTGCAAACTGCTGGACAATTTCCATATCATGCAGATAACCTTCCATGTGCTCACCAGTCAAATAAGACAAATTCTTAGGAACGGAGAAATGGTCATAATCCTTCATGAGTTCCTTAATTTCTGCATCAGTCTTTCCTTGATTCTTATACTTAGCAATTTCGGCACCACGAATGGCTGTCAAATCAGCACAATCCTTGATTGCGATATTCTGCCAGTATTCACAAGTAGCTACGCCCAAATGGCGTGAACCGGAATGGATAACAACATAGAAAGCACCATCGTCGTCCTTATCTACTTCAATGAAATGGTTGCCTCCGCCGAGTGAACCTATAGATAAAAGCTCTTCACGGCGAACATCTGCAATAAGCTGTTCAAACTTTTCATCGAATTCATTACCGAAACGGTGACGGTTAGTACGATGTTCCTTACCGGACGGAATCTTTTCCTTGATAACCTTATCGAGCTTACCAAATTCGATAAACTTATCCTTGAGCTTTGCAACCAACATTCCGCAACCAATATCGACTCCAACAAGATTAGGAACAACCTTATCCTTGATAGTCATAGTGGTTCCGACAGTACAATCCTTACCCGCATGCACGTCAGGCATGATAGCGACATTAACATCCCTTGCCCAACATTGACACATCATATTCAAAATCTGTGAATATGCAGCATTATCGATGTTATCGGTAAAAACCTTAGCTGTATTATATTTTCCCTGTATATCTAACATAAAAATTCCTTAAACTGGTGTGTCGTCATTAACAACTTTCTGAACTTTACCATGGAATGTACCAGGTGTAATATATTCAGATACAACGACATCCGTAATGAGTTCATTATCAAATAAAAGCTGAATTTTTTCTTGAGTTACATCTTCAACAGTTTTTCCAAGAAAAAAATCAGGCATTTCTTTCATAGTTCTTTCAGAAACAAGCTTAAACTTCAAATGTTCCTTCAGAGCTACTTTCAATTCATCATTCTGCATATTTTTCCTCTATCTTGTCACTTTCGGTAAAAATGTCCAGAAAGCTACAGAATCCCACGGTTCATGGTCAGAATCCTTATCATAACAGGTATCTTCTACCCAAGTCCAGTCAAAATGACCATCGTCATAATAGGCTCTACCTACTGCACGTAAATCATAGCTTCCGTCTTTATAAAGAACCCATAACATCTTACCCAACATATAGTCATGCGGTTCCTTATCTAAACTATACCAAGTCTGTCCAGGAGTATGAACAAACTTGGTATTTTCAGGTAAACTTTCTAATAATTTCTTATTGTCTTCAACGTAAGACATAATTCGTTATATTCCTAACAACCATACCGTCATTGCATTTAAAGTTAGTTACATTGGTTACACCGACAGTAACTACTTCATGCTTTCCGATACAGACATGTTTAAACACTCCATTCGTAAAAATATCGAGACGTTCCTTGCCCATATCGGATTCCAAAAGTCCCTGTGGATGAACATCACATCCATTTAAGGAATAACCAATAACCACAAAAACAACACTGACTAAAACGATTTCGCCCAAAATTCTTAAAAACTTCTTCATCGTTAAGCCTTCTTAATCATTTCAAAAATATCTTCACACTTCTTGTTTTCCGCATCACGTGCTGCTTCAGCGTCAAGGCGTGCCTCGTTTTTTTCAAGCCAGTTCATATACGGTTCAACAACACGAATCGTATCATATTCATATTTTGCACCTTCATCCAGCTTAAACTGCTTAAGCACATAGTTCTTATATTCAGGCAAATACTTTAACGGACACTTAGCTTCAAGGAATTCAAAATAATCCTTAATTTCATTGGTCTTAATGCAATTACCAAAAACATAGTTAGTTTCACCGCGCTGTGTTGCAAGAGTCGGGTTAAATACAAAATCCTTATTCTTTCTATAGATTTCAATACAACGCTTGATTGAAGCTTCTGCCTTTTCAGTAATGCCGTTAATAATAGCAAGAGCACATTCCTTACCGTGATCAGTAAGCTTGTCGTCAATAAAAACCGTACCCGTAGTATTAAGCCAATGGAAATCAGCCATCGGACGACCGACAATGAACTCACTAGTCTTATAATCCGGCTTATCCGCATCTACAGACTTAAACGTAAGTTCGTTCAATTCTTCAAAAATATCAGTACCCTTAATACGGACACATTCATTTTCTACGTCGTAATAGAAATTTTCCTTACGTTTCATATCTTCATTGAGAGATTCGAAAGTATGAAGATTGTAAATTTTCTTTTTGAAGAAGTTAAACATGTGTTGTTCCTTTTGGTTATGTCCATAATATAGAAAAAAGGGTGACTATTGTCAACCCTTTTTCTCAAAGACACTTATGATTTCTTTATGAACAATATCAGATTCTACATTCAACCATGCCTTTACTTCGTTCAATACATTCATGATTTCTTCAGAACGTTCGCCGAACTTATCTTTAACCATGGCATTATTAAAGTTCAAATAAGAAACAAGAGTATTTATGTAACCATTTATATTTTCAAACTGGCTAGGTACTCCCCAGCGATTTTTTCGTTTTTCTACCATAAATTACCTAATCTTCGTCAATTAAATCTGTATACTTATCGGCCAAAGAATTGGGATCTTTAATTTCATCTTCTTCCTGTAAAACGACCTTGAACTTGGAAGCAACTGGGTCATAGCCAAACTTTCGCTTGACTAACGATAACAAATGCTTTGCATAATGCATATTAGGAACTAGTATATCCTTTTCATCGTAAATACTGCCTACAGATTCCAATGCAATCACAGTAAAGTCATATTTTTTAGCCAGTTCTTCAGCATTATAATATACGCTTTTCCAATCCGGTTTAATCAGACCAAAGAATGACGGATCCTTCTTGTACTGTACAACATAATACGGTTCCTTTCCATGATGCATGTTTTTAAACCTGAAATCATCGTCATACTTGGAAAGATAATCTACAGAAATAATCCTAAATTTCATTCTAGTTTCCTTCGAACTTTTGCTTCAGCTTAAGAAACAAATTATATTCTTTTTCAGCATCAGCTTTAGCTAACGCTTCTTCTTCTTGACGTTCACGCTCTTCTTCTTCGCGACGCTTCTGCTCCCAATATCCCTTATGCCACTTTTGGAATTCCTTAGTAGCTTCTTCAGTATTACCGTCAAGATACTTCAGGATAATAGAAGTAGGAACAGGAAAACAATAATCTTCTCCTTCTCCCATGATTACTTCTTCCACACAAAGTTCGGTTGTATTTTCGCCGTATTTCATGCTATTAAAATACCAACCGCCTCGGCAATCAGCAAAAAATGAATGTACCATTTGGCGCAATTCATTTTCGACGACATTAACTCTAGCTTGGGCTTTGTTAGCTTCTTGAAGTGCTTCGTTATATTCATGAAGTTTTTCTTGACCGGTCATATTAACTCCTAAAACGGATTTTTTGCATTAAGAACAGTATCTTGAATATCAGCTACAAGAGCATCAAAACCAGAATATTCCTTCTGAATCTTCGGAAGCAACTGGTTATACGTGATTTTTCCACTGAAAATATCCTTAATCTTCAGATACCAGATAACCTTGAAGCTCTTATCCGGTAAACGAACGCGAATCTTCAAGTCATCACGCGTCGTTTCATCCTTTTCCATATGTTCACAGATTTCGACAGTGGAATACTTCGCGAGTTCATCCTTAATAGTATTGAATTCAGTATCTGTAAATGCTACATCCTGAGATTCCGGCGTAAAGAGTTCAGTACGGTGCATAATACAATATGCATCCATATCAAGGTCCGGTTTCTTAGCTCGAAGCGCCTGCAAGCGGTTCCATTCACGCGTATTGACCTGTTCAGGATGAGCGTTTACTGCATCGACGATATTCTGATAAAGTTTGTCCCAATGTGCCTGACGTTCTGCTGAAGCCATAGTTTTTCCTTTTGTTAAAGTTTTTCTATAATATAATAAAAAGGTTGACATTCGTCAACCCTTTTTAGTGGACCCGACGAGATTCGAACTCGCGACCCATCGCTTAAAAGGCGATTGCTCTACGATGTTGCCATCTAACCAACTGAGCTACAGATCCATATAATTGAGGCGGCTGGATTTGAACCAGCGATGTGTCATTAACCGTACAGGATTCAAAGTCCCGCGCCTTCACCGGACTAGGCAACGCCTCAATAATTTAGTACCCGAGGTGAGACTCGAACTCACAGGTGCGGATTAGAAGTCCGCTCGTTTGATCCTATTAACGGACCCGGGCAAAATATCGGCATACAAGGAGTCGAACCTTCCCGGACCGCCCTGGTGTTTGCTACGGGCCGGTTTATAAGACCGGTCCAAGGGAGTATGCCAATGTAGTTTGTTTAAAGTGAGTAGCTCTCTCACTGTTCGTGGACCTATCCAGACTCGAACTGGAATCCGAAGATTAAAAGTCTCCTCGTCTACCTATTGACATATAGATCCAAAGTAATTGGGGCAGAGAGATTCGAACTCCCGAATAACGATTTCAGAGACCGTTGCCTTAAACCAGACTTGGCGATACCCCAGTATATAAAAAACAGTTCCTGTATTGCTACAGGAACCGTCTAATCAGATAAAGTGAAACTTATCGTCTATTCGCTACCCATAGCAAAACACACAGCAACTTGCTGTTTTCTTATCTGTTTTACTTGTTTAACGAACCTTAACATTTTTCTGTTATCCTTTTGATATTATATATAGTTTTTATTTTTTAATTTTCGCTATATAATATAGCAAAAACTTTTTCTTTTGTAAACCCCTAAAAGGAAAATTTTTTAGTGGTTATCGTTATCAATGATAATCTTGGATTCAGGACAGAATACAAAATTAAACAAAGCTTCCGGGTCACGAATGAATGCGCCAAGCATTGTTGCACGATAAACGCTCTGATGGTCAATATAACCTGAAATACCTTCAGTTGTTTCAGGAAGAACCAATGTAACCTGCTTGGAAGCAAAATATTCGATAACCTTATCTTTTTCAGTTTCATAACAGTCTGAAAGACCGCCATCCATACTGACAGCTACAAGCCAGTAATCCAACAATTCAGCAGGGGTTTCCAATACCTCATAACCCCAGTCATAGTTTCCGGAACCTTCTACTTTGATAGTGCAAGGTTCTACATGAAGGTTCGCGTATGCGCTCGCACACGGGTAACAAATTTCATGCTGAGACGAACTATTTGTTTCAAACACACCAACTCTAAGAGTTTTCATCTTTTCCTCACTTTAAATTACATAGATTGAATAAACTTCGTTTAGGTCTATATTTTCATACTTAGTTGAAAGTTCACTGTCTGGAATAATATCGAACCTTTTATGCCCGTCTTTAAATTCGACTTGAACAACGGAATATGGAGTAAATTCATGTTTCTTATCTTTAACAATATCGTAAAGAACATTTAATGACGCCAACCATTCACCGTAGTTTTTATAATGCGCACGATAAACGGTATTTAACGGAGTTTCTTCACGTTGCCAAATCTTTGAATCATCAAATCGTTTTTCAATTTCCTTATCCAAATCATAAAACATAATATACATATTTTTGGAGGCGCCAATATGACCTCCACATGAAAATTTTGTTTTACAACCGTTATCGTTAAGAACCATCAGCGGGTATGCAATGGCCTCGTCGATAACATTAAAACCTGCTTCGGCCAGCTGAGTTAAAAGCTTCATACGGTCAGAAGCACGGCAACTCAAGTATCGTCTTTTCTTGAAATCCACAAAAGTCTGGATTTCTGCAGTTGCATAATGAATTTCACTATCGGTCATATTTTTATCCCAATTTATCGAGCATATCGACAAGTTCAACGTTTTTTATTTTAGCCATTACACGCTCAGGTACTCTTTCATTTTCAAAAATATAAGCAAGATTTACACAGGGCTTTCCTAGGACACACAAATATAGGTCGTTCATTACGGACTTATTATAATATGTCCAAGTTTGATACCACGAATCATTTATTTTTTCTTTTCCATATACGGATAGGTATTTTTTACCGTTATAGTCTTCAAGGGTATGTATACTAAGATTGGTGTCTCCCCAATACGGATAATAAACCCTATATTCATTATTTTTAAGAAAATAGGCTACATAAACGTTTTTGCTATAATTCCAACCAATCATTTTAAATTACTTTCAATCTGTAAAAGTGTTTTAATATTACTGAGTTTATAATATGCCTTTTCACAAAGTTCTTTATTGTAATTAAACAAGTCTTCAAAATGCAAATACTTCTTTCCTTCTATCGAAAGAAATAACGACCTGCTGAAATCTGTATTTTCAAATACAGTCCAATGCTCGTATGACCTATCATCTATATTTTTTAGGCCACTTATTGCCCAAGACCCGGCATGAAAATTACGTGACATTGCATTAAATAATTTTTCAAAATTATCCAACAGTGGATAACAAACACGAAATAACTCTTTTCCGCGTTTATCTTCTAAACCAAAATATACGTCTTTAGTAACTAAAACTAGCATTTTTTAATAGACAGTTTAAAAAGTTCTCTGATATTTTCATCGCCATTAAACGACCACCGCTTATCCATAGGTGCGGTAGAACTTCTGGCTACTTGCATATTCGGTACGTCGATATACATGGTAGAACAGGTAATATTATACATGTCGTCCATCGTATCATCGTCATGACCCTGGAATAGCGTATTCCATGTTGCCTGGTTAGTCCGTACGGCCTTTTGCGGATTAACCTGATAAATACCTAGGTCATCAAAAGAAATGGTCTGTGCCTTGAATGTGAGCAAATGGAGCACATCCTTTAGCCAGTTGATATTCCGTTCAATCTTCTCGTAATTCTTAAACTTATGTTCATGTCCACGACGAAGATCCTTATAACCGAGGAACAGAATCTTTCTGTTCTTGATTACGTCTACATCCTTTTCTTCAAAAATACCGGCAATGAACTGAAGAACGACATTATTACCCAAAGTATCAAGAAATTCAAAATCTTCTTTTTTACTGGAATCGGTTACAGAAACACCGATACCGTTTACAAGATTTTCAGATACAATCTTCATGAGAGTATCTTTAAACGGTTTCAAATGCTGCTGGTTAACCGTAATGTTTGTAATGATTCCTTGTTTCTTCAAAAGCTCGAGGAACCAAATCAAGTCAGGATGTTCGAAAATATTTCCGCCGCCGATAGCGACTTCGGTACCAGGCTGTAAGGTTTTAATCATCGGTTCAATTCTTTTCAAATCACCATGTTTTCCGTTAATCGTCGAACCTTCATGGCAATATTTACAACCGCCATTACATACATCCGTAATTTTAATATCAAAATTCTCACAGAACTCATAAGTCATATGGTCTGTATCGACATCTACCCAACGGTTAACTCTTTTACCGTCAGAATTCATTTCATTGATATAATAACCAGTTTCTTTTAACTTTGAACCATCTTCATAAAGAATAGTTCTATGATTACCATTTACATACTGGCCTAAAATCTTTTTGCCCTTGGTAAATAGTTCAATAACTTCATCCTGCTTCATAAACCTAAATATAGTAAAAATAAAACGGGCTGTAAACCCGTTTTATTAAACCAAGCGTCCGCACTTATCGAACAGTTCAGGATGTTTATCCTTAACCCGTTCATATTCGTTCATAAGCTGAACATAATGACGTGACGCGTCGTCCAGATAAACCATCTTCTGGTCAAGTTCGTCCTTTATAGCCTTCATCGGAATTGCTTCAAACGGAAGGAAAACAAAAGACGGACTAATATAATCCGGATGCTGTGCCTTAACAGTCGAAAGCTTTTCAAACTGTTCATTATAATGTTCACGTAATGTATTCAAACGATTATTGGCTGTTTCAAGATTAGCCTTTTTACGTTCCATACTTTCAGTTAATGTTTCTACCATATTTTCCTCACAAATTTTTATCTATGACTTTTTCTAAATATTTATTATAACAGATGACCTCATGTTTGACTAAATCTTTTGCTTTCAATTCGTCCAACAATACCTGGGCCTTTTTCATGCTGAGAATGTTCCCGCTTTCAAATACTTCAACCGGAATACCGTTATATAATGTAGTTAATGTAAAATTCAAAAATACTACATTACTGTTAAACTTGAGCGCGAACTTCAGTCTATCGCATATATCCGGATATTTATTACAATAACTCCAAGTAAAATATTCGATAAGGTCGTTACCTATGACGTTTAGTTTTCCGTCATGGATATTAAACCAATTAGCTACGGCAAAACCACCGCCGATTACAGTACCAATGGCAAGTAGTATCGCAATAGTTCTAATAACATCATTTTCTGACTTACTGGCTATTGTAATCAAAACTGCACTAGATACCAGAGCAATACCGAATACTCCGCAGATAAAATACCAAAGGCCAGCTTTACTTGGTTTCAACCATTCAATGTTCTTCATATTAAATATTCTGTAAAATTTCGTTAGTATACTGTTCGCTTGCAAACTTACAATAATCAAAAGCATCTACATTGGTAAGTCTTTTTCTGGCTTTCCTAATTTGATAAACCGTACAGATTCGAGCGGTCTCAGTATCAAAATATAGATATTCTTTCAATTTATCATCGTTCGGCTTATATAAAACCTTTATCTGGAAATTAAATGAACGAGAAAACCATTTTGAACATTTATAACGTTTGTCGACATATACTGAACAGTTTTCAGGAAGATCATTATCCTTCATACTAACAAATAAATCATTCAGCTGATTGGCCAATTTTTCTAACATACGGTCATGTAAAGATGTTAAAACCATCGGAATTAAAACAGACAGCTGAATTGTTAGCGTTAGTAATTTAGTTACGAGTTCAAAAATTTCTACACCGCTCATTAAGGATTATCCTCCGCATATTCTTCAGCAGTGTTATAATGTTTCCAGTATGTGATATGGTGCTTTCCAGACCATGTACCCTTACAGATAACGTTATCCTTAAGCTTTGCAAGGATCTTTTCGAGATTTTCCTTTTCATCTACTTCAATCTTTGCAATATCCCAGCGAGGAAATTCTTTCCATTTACGCCAGTCAAAGCTATCCCATGGATTTTCGGAAGTTTTTTCAGCCTTCGTAGATACATCGGACGTATGTTTAAGTTCTGCTTCTACAATCTTCATACACTAAATATAATAAAAACTAGGCACTTTGTCAATGCCTAGTTTTATTTAATATGTTATTTCAGAAATTACTTGCTACGAATGGTGAATTCGAACGGCTTTTCCTCTTCAGTCTTCTGAATTGCCGGAATCGTAATGGTCAAAAGACCGTTTTCGATAACAGCGTCGAGCTTGTCGAGGTCGACCGTGTTAGGAATCTTCCATGCGCCATGCTTAGTAATCTTAATCTTTTTGATTTCGACTAGACGCTTGCTGGCTTTTTCCTCTTCAGCCTTCTTTTCATCTTCTGTCTGTTCGTCTTCCTGAAGGTCGAAAATCAAGTAATTGACTCCATCCTTGACCTGCTTTGTAAGCTTTACGTTCTTTTCGGTCTTGCCAGGAATTGCCAACCTGATAATATTCGTACCGTCTTCTTCGACAATCATATCTACCGGAAGAGTAATCTTCTTCATGGTTTCTTCGACAGGATTATATCCCTGCATTGTCAAGAATGGTGTGAAAAGAGAATCAAATACGTTAAATAATTCGTTCATTTTATTTATCCTTTGGGACCGGTTTCCGTGTCCCTGTTCGCTTCCATTGTTATACCGAATTCCGAACTTTCGTGAATCCGGTTTCGGCCGTCGAAGCATAACGGCCAAAACTTCTCGTATTCGCTTTATTTATAATTTTATTTCGACGGTTCTTGCATTACCGCACCGGTATGGACATTGATGTCCCAATACTGCATGGCGTTACGGAACCATTCTACCTGTTCCAAAGAAATCGGAGCATAACGGTGATAGTCGATACCAAGGTCAAAACCGTTAGTCTTTGCAAAGTTTCTGCCATGGATATGTCCGAACAACGTAATATACTTATCCTTTCCGAATTTCTTATCTGCTTCTACAACATAAGGGTTGATAGGCTCATGTACGCAGAGATAGTTCTTCTTATTCGCAGTAAATGTGTAGTAATCTACGAATTCGACATTTTCGATACCCTTGGCGAGCTTCTTATACTTGTCGTAATCCCTACGTTCGTAGTTACCGCAAACCCAGATAAGCTTCTTGAAATTCAAGTTATTGATAATTTCCTTACAACGTTCGAATTCGCCGAAATCACCGCAATGAACAACCGTGTCCTGCATGGTTACGTTCTTATTCCAGTTAGAAATCATCTCAAGATCCATTTCGTCTACGTTGACAAACGGACGTCTGGAATAATTAAGAGTACGTTCCTGGCTGAAATGAGTATCGGATGTAAAATACATCGTACCCTTACGCTTGGTGGCGTCAACCGCATTCTTCAAGGTCTTATAAAGAGTAGATTCGTATTTCTTTCCATTTTCCTTGAGACGGACAGCAATATATTCGTTATGTTCCGCATTTTTCGGCCAGCCAAAGAAAGTATTTGGTTTCTTAAACCATTCGCCAAATTCAATATTGGTAGTACGAGCAGGATGTTCCTTGCTTCTAGGAATCCAGAATACAATAGCGGTAGCCGTAGACATAGCCGTATGTTCCCACCAGGTTTGCTGACCTAGAGCATCAGTACCGATAATCTTCTGATAATTTTCATTAGTCGGAGTCAATACAGTTCCGGTAAATCCAATCTTTTCAAGAAGGTCGAAGGCTTCATATCGCCAGTCGTCGGAATAATCCTTACGAGGGCATGGTCCAGCAAGAAAAATAGAATTCTTGCATTTTTCAATTTTGTTAAATTCACCCTTGGTATTACAAGGCTTGATAATTTTGAAGTGGTAGTTATTTTTCTTTTCATTAATCATAAAGCTAGGTACTTTATTGTTTAGGTATTCATGTATTGTTTCTTTCATACTGTATTTATTTTATGTTATTACTATCTTTTGGATAATGTTGAACGGAGAGATCTAGCCTAGCAGGAATCACTAGACTAAACACAGCTACTCTACTTTTGGCATAAAGTTTCGCGTGTCAATCTGGGGGACTTATGAACACTCTTACTGGTCGGTCATCCTGTACTCAGGCTACATAGTGTTCAGCCATGGCGGCAAGTGTATAGTTTGCTAAGCTATACTCGATAATCGAATCGCCTTTAACGTATACTTCCGATTTCAAAGTATACAGCGGCTTAGCCTCTACCGATAATACCATTGGATTGGATTTCGTTCCGAGGACTAAGGCTCGAATGTCAGGTTAAATATAGTAAAAAAGAAAAAGCACCTATTTTCATAGGTGCTTTAAAATTTGGATTTTCTTTTCTTTACGGTACGTAAAGGATTGTAGGGTTGTCATGGTGTATATCCATTTGTTTCATCCAGATACCCTTGCTGAGACAGTGTTGGTGCCAAAGCTGTTTGAAATCGTCAAAGTCTAACTTACTGACATGGATAATAGTCTTATTCTTGTCGATAACATCAACTGTAACGTCATTACAAACACCTTTAGCGAGATTTGCAAAATCATCAGCATGCTTCAAATACATACCTGTAAGGCTAAAGTGATACATAGGATCAGGGTCCGCATTTTCTTTCTTTACTTGCGGAAGCGGAGCAGTAATCTTGTTTTCAAGAACATAAGTCTGCCACGACCTGCCGAAAGCGGCTAAGTTAAACGGACGAACGATAATATGCTTACCAGATTTTGTCGGAAGCGTAAAGAAGTTTTTCTCGATATGATGCTTCTTAGCTTCTTCGAAAGTAATAGCCGAAAGATTCTGTAATGTTTCAATATTCGACTTATGCGGTTCACATGCACAAATCATATTAACAATATCAGATTCGAACGGAATGTATTCCTTATCGAGGTCAACCACCCAAGTCTTGTGGTCACCGGCATTGTTAACTGAACCGTTTGCCGAAGCAATCATGTGATATGGACTTCCAAAAGTATCGCTCTTAAGTTGCTTTACAAGCATATCGAGAGCTTCGATAGCGATACCGCGGTAAGTACGCTTATTGAGTCGAATATAGGCTCGTACGTTCTGGACCTTACAGAGAGCAACCATTTCATTCTTGAGCTCAAGAAGATGGTCTGCGGAATGAATAAGGTAGTCCTTGAGTGAACGGCTATGCATGTTGCCATGATAAGCCGGATCCGGAACACCGTTAATCATCGGGTCATCCGACTGACGACGAAGAAGCTGAACATACCAAACATCGCCATCGGTTCTTTGACCTGAAATAGTTTCCGTTAATTCAAGATCTCTAAGATATTTTGCTACTAAATCAAAATTGTCAACCATTATTACCTCTTATTTTTAGAAGTGATATTTTTAAGTTTTTCAATACGCTTGTATTCTTTTTCAAACGCGAGAGCTATCTTATTCAAATCCGCTGTAAGAAGTTTATCAATCTTTGTAAAGATAGCAGTACGTTGATTTTCAGAATTATATGCCAGCGGAATACGAACGCGGTCATACATATCGGCAATAGTAACCCAATTAAGTTCACCGATAGTTTCTACTTCGCCAAAACAAATATACGGAATAATATCGTCATAGAACGCATCGGAAATAAATGATTCCATTTTTACATTTTTATAAACGATATAATCGCCAAGATAAAAACCGAGCATAGGAAACTTATCTTTGATATATTTCTTTATAGCCTTAATCGGGATTATTTTGGTATTTTTTGTTACATCGATATTCATAAATTAATTTTCCTCGATATGATTTGTCATTAGCTTTGCGTTATTGGATAGAATATTGTAGGCCGCAGATTTAACTGCCATTGTAATTTTATACTGGTCCTTTTCGTCAACCTTTTTAGGGTCATAGTCTGAACGCAGCTGTTTACTCGAAAATTCAAGAAACAAAAACTTGTATTTTGTTTTGACGATATAAAAGTTAATAACCTGGGTATCGATAACCCTTATATCTTTCTTGAGAATCGTCGAAGTTTTCTCATATAGCCAAGACATTATTCTACCATACCGTTATTGGGTGTTTCATCCTTAGTTACGATTTCTTCTTTATCAATTTCAAGCCAGTTATCAGGAGTTTCCTTATAAGTAACTTTCTTCGTAACATCACCACAGCATTCAAGATAACCGAACGGTGTTTCTTGAACATGTTTCATGTTATCGACATAACGTTGAATATCTTCCTCAGGAAGTTCACCGACAGCATTTTCAAGAACGTACTTTCGCACGCAGTCACGACAAAGATTAGTAATCCAACCACCAGTAGTCCAAATGACTCGCTTACCGTCTTCAGTCCTCGGTTCTTTTCCGCATTCTGCACAGGTATACATAGAAAGGTCCATAGCGATACTTTCAAGGTGATCCCTGGTACTGAATGAAGTATAGATTCTTAAATTACCATATTTTTCTTTAATATCGGTAATATAGAATCTGGACTTTGTTTCATCATCCCAAGTGTCATAAAGCTTGAATAATCTCGGAAGATAACGATTCTTCCAAAGATCTTCCCAACCAGTATTATCCCAGATTTTATACTTGTTGTGCTCGATATTGTCCTTATCATTGTCATAAACATCGGTTGGATTCTGTGCCCAGAATTTACGATGTTTCAAGAACGGGTACTTCTTGAGAAGTTCCAACATCTTTTCGTCTGAAATAGGATATTTACTCATAAGATAAAATATAATAAAAAATAGGGTCGTTGCCAACCCTAAATTTTATTCACTTGCAATTTCTGCAATTTTATCATGTAATTCTTCGAATGTTTTAAAATCGATTCGGTCAATTACACGCTTACAACCGTCACCCAAGTGGTCATGAATCATATAGAACATCGGCTTTTCCAAACCTATAACGAAACGGCGTTTAAACAAAACCATTTCGATACGGTCATCATCGGTTTTTTCTTCATCATAAGAATTATAACCGAATGAATGCCTAAGTTCAAATGGTATACCAGCTTTAAAAAGCTCGTCAATCAAACCATGTACTTGGGTTTTAATCGGGTCTGTCCAATCAACAATCTTTAAAGACATATTAGTCACCCAAAAGAACTATTCCGCCATCAGCATTGGTGAATGATACAACCTGACCGCCATGATGGTCCATAATTACAGCATTAGTAATACCTTCAGCCGCAAGAAGTGCCATAATAACTTGATTATACTTACCCGCCTTTTCCTGTTCGATAGCCATCTTGAGAAGTGTGGTAATTAGAGAATGAAGTTTCTTTTCTTCCATAGTATGTTTCCTTTTTAAATTTTAATGGACCCGTTGGGAGTCGAACCCAAGTCTTGAATAACTTCAATATCCGTTCCTACAAGCTTTCCCTTCGAATTTACTTATTTGTCATACCTATGCCCTGAAGGTCGGCGTCGGTATAAACTAGCCTGTGATTTTCGGAAATAATAGACAGACTTAACTATTTCCTAGCCCATTTGCGACTGGACTCTACACCCAACGGGCGAACGATATAGGTCCAGGGTTGCTATTGATTAAGCAGCCATTGCGTATGTATTAGCAATTATTGTTTTCAGACTTTTTAACGTGTGTTTTCCCTCGTCTGAGACCACGGCTTGCAACTAATATATTCATCACCCAATCGAAACCAGGCGAGCCCAATAAATACTAGATTCCGAAATGTTCCAGGAAGAAGTCCGGTCGTTTCGGGTCAAAATGATTGATGCGAATCATTTCGAGCTTAAACTTGTTCTTATTGTACATATTTATAATCTTATCATAGTTCGGACCATGAACACCCTTACGGATGAGTTCGTTAACTTCATGATAAGTAAAACCGAGCTTATCTTCGTCAGTAAGCGGCTGAAGACCGTCAATAGGAGTCTTATGAGTAAGTTCATACGGAAGACCGAGGTCATCGCCAATTTCGATAATTTCTTCGGTAGTCAACATGTCAAGCGGTGCAAAAGAACCACAGGAATCACCCCAAAGTGTAGCATAACCGACAACGTTTTCGCTTCGGTTACAAGTATTGGCCATCAACCAACCATTAGTCTGAGCGGTGACCATAATCTGATTAGTACGAATACGTGCACCAACATTGGTCTTGGCATCATAGGATTTGTCAGCACCGGGAACCAAAGCGAGAGATTCCTTAACAAGCGTTTCAATATCTTGAACGTCAAAATCAATACCCAAATGGTCAACAAGCTTATAGGAATCAGAAATATCCTTCTGAATGCCGCACGGGAGCAAAATACCATGAACATGGTCCTTACCGAGTGCATGCCAGCCAATAGCCGCAGCTACAGAACTATCCTTACCACCAGAAACACCCAAAACCATATCGGTCATGCCGAGCTTGTCAAAGGTTTCCTTGGTCCACTTAACCACATTTTCTGTCAATTCTTTCATAAATTTTCCTTATAGAATTAATTTTGTCTTTTACGTTGTTAAAGATAGAAAATTATCCTATAGTGAAATGTAAAATTATTTTTTGCATTCGTTCTTTGGCTGTTCAAACCAACGGATATTCCAGAGTTGTTTTCTCAGGTCCGCCAGCGTGTTTCTTTCCTTAACAATTACACCTCCAACTAGTGTAACCCCCAAAACAGCCAGAATTGCCTTAATTAACTTATTCATTTTATTTTCCTCATAAAATTCTGGCTACAATATAGAAAAATATTTTACTTTTGTAAACTGTTCACTGACAAAAAATTCGTGAATTTATCAGCCAAAATTCCAGCATCGCTTCTTTGGTTAAGTTTTTCCAGAAGTGTCATTTCTTCCGGTTTCTTTTCCTTATCCTTGGATTTTTTTGTTTTCGGCTTATCATCATCGACAGTAAGCATAAACGGCTGTTCTTTTTTACGTTCATGCTCCATATACCCGTTAATCATATTGATACGGGCATTAATATCCGCAATTTTTTGTCTAGTTTCTTCAATACGGTCGTCAAGTTCAGCCATACGACGAGTATTTTCCTTGACACGCTTAGCACGACGATAATTGCAATTACTAGCGAATTCGTTAAAATGCTTATCAACCGTTTCTTCAATCTTATCTAATTCATCGCCATACTTGTTTTCAAATGCTGCATCGTAATAATCTTTACAGCAATCGAGAAAAAACTTGTCATGTTCGTCTTCTTCGTCATCAAGATGAAAACCATTTTTTTCGAAAATATCCTTTACGTCATATAGAAACATTTAATCCCCCGGCAAGGTTTCAAGCAGTCTTTCCATCTGTAAATCACCCAGAATAATTTCTGGAGTTTTTCCGGCCTTTACCTTATTGATAACTTGGAAAAACTTGGTAATAAATCTGGTTTTAAAATCATTGATATAAGTAGTACCGATATTTCCGCCAATAACTTCAAGTTCTTTTTGACGGTCTTTAGAAAATATAGAAATTTTAAAATTACTGCCGACATCAAATACAAGGTTTACAGCATATTCATGTGTTTCATATACACGATACATACCACGTCTAACAAGTTCTTTGTATTTAATGTTGAACGAATCAAAAATCTTCATAAATTCGTCAACACTCTTTTCATATTGGCGTCGAAGTTCTTCACGTTCTGCTGCCCAACGTTCCATCATAGCAGTAGCCGAATTTTTACTAGCAAAATTAGCAAGGTCACCTACGAGCGTCATATCTGGACCACCCCAAATAGTTGCAGCATAGGTTTTCTGAAAACGTTGTTCGAACTTTGTCTTTTTATTGTTAAGCATAATACAAATATAAGTAAAAGGTTGACTTTCGTCAACCTGTTATTTTAAAGGGTCTTATCAATCATTGCTTCAAGCAAATAGTTATCCATGATTGACTTTGCATGACCAAAATTTCTAGCTTTCATAAACATTTCAAAAAATTCATGTCTATTTGGCATAGTCAAATTGTCAGTATTTAAAAAATACTTAGAATGTGCAATAATCGTCATGTCGTCAACATTTGATAGGTAATAATAATCATTATTAGTATCAGAATATGTTATTTTCATATCGTTTTTCGTATAGACGATATAACTGTAATCAGGCAAGCGTGACCAGCCATTAGCTTGTAGTTTTCTTCCAAGTTTTGACATTTTTCTTACCCGTTAAGATCCGCCTTATCAAACGTATGATAGTTTTCAAACAGATTCTTGAATTCGTTTACTCTGTCCATTTCATCGCAGTGTGTAATTTCCAGAACCTGATTTGTAATACCAGGCATAGAAGCGAGACTGAAATCCTTATCGATACGCTTCTTGAGGTCCTTGATGTCAAGGAAACCGTATTTAAATTCGCCTTGGAACTTATTCCTGTGATTCATCAAATCGTCCTGAATATCGCCAGAAATATTCTTACGGTTAACTTCGTCAAATCTTCCTGCACCGTGGCGGGTCAAATACGGACGAGTAACATAATGAATAGTCAAATCGTCAACGAAATACAAATCCTGTTTAGAAACAGACTGAATACCTGTAATCGAAGGAGTCGTGTGAACATTCTTGGGGTCGTCGTTAAGCAACAATCCCTGTCCGTTTTCAAAAATGTATTCGTCATATCCGGACGGAATATTGGAAACGATTTTGACATGATTAAGCATGAACGTGGCATCTTGAATAAAATGCGAAAGCAATCCGTCGCTTTCCCAAATTTCTCGTTCAAGCTTACTCATTTCATATTTGGCTGTAATACCGACATTCGTATAAGAATCGAAATACTTGGTATTGTAGTAACTACGGATATACTTCAAATATGTCTTTTGGTTTGTCGGAAAATTGCGAGCGAAATCGGCAAAATCCATAATGACACTATCGCTATATCTTGCAATCGTTTCCCAAATACCCATACCGCAAGAACCGTGTTCCTGATGATACTTCTGACGATTCTCTTCAATAATCTGGTTTGCCATCATATCGAACGGAGTCGTCCAACGGCAATCCTTATGCATGTATATATTGCACATAGGCAGCTTCTGGGCCAGCTTTGCATATTCCTTGACGAATTGCATGGGGTTGACAATAAAGTCCTTAGAGAAGTATATATCAGCCCCAAAACACATGCCAGAACCGAAGTGCTTGAACGTAAATACTTCACCGTCCTTCACGACGGTATGACCACGTTGAGGACCGCCGTTTGTAAGAACATTCAGAACCTTACCGGTTGCGTTCTTTGCATAATGGGCTACAACGGTACCTTTACCTTCGTCACCCCAGTTGGATCCAATAATGATTCTTCCCTTAGCCATCTAAACCTTCCGTGGTTAAAATTAGTTCAAGATAATTAATAGCGATTTTAATCTGGTCAACTGATAATTTATCGTCCCAGACATCTTTATCCACTTTAAACACCTTTCCGTTAATAACAAGACAATTCGGTTTGTCATAGAACGGAAGGAATGAAAAAGTATGAAATTGAGGATTGGTTTTTAAATGCGACAAATAACCAATAGTCCATTCAGCACCGTCGAGTTTGCTGTATACGACATATTCCATTCGCTTAAGTTTCTTTTTGGTTTCCCAAATGCCGACAACGATATTTGCACGAGCACGATTTATAAACACTTCCGGGTTTTCTTTAAACTCTTTAAGTGCGGCCATATGTTCCTCATTGTCCTCAGGGTCAAAATGTTTCATGACTACAATATAAAAAATGGATTGACTTTCGTCAACCCATTTTGCTCATTTTAAGGAAAGGAAACTTACCTATAAGAATCTAACAGTCTTCGCCATGCTCCAGGATAATGATTCCAACCACATTCATCCGCATATTCATGGACACGTTCTCTGTAATTATCATCTAATTTTTCGTCGGCCATTAAACGTTCAAAGAATTCATCGGTTTCTTCTCTTCGTCTACGTTCGCGTTCAAGTTCTTCATGTTCTTCGCGATAATAACGATCCCAGTCGTCTTCTTCGTCTTCTTCATCTTCTTTGTCTAAACTAAAATGATCAGTTATATAATCGCCAAGTGTTTTAGCTACTTTATGTTTAGCCCTTTCCTCAAGCTTTTTGGTTTCTTCTTCTAGTTCTTTTGGATCTGGCTTTTTCGAAACATCCCAGGAAATAACGTCATTATGATATTCCGGTGTTTCAATATTAAACTTATTTTCATCCGGCGGGCTTTCTACATCCCAGCGAATAACGAAATCATCAGTCATATTGCCTTCCTACGGTAAATTGGTTATTGAAAAAGGAATAAAAATGGTCTTCAAAATCGAAGACCATTTTTTATTATCCTCTAGGATTGATTACCAAGTAATCGCACCGTCTTTGGTGGTCTTAACGCCATTGTCTTCGTTAAGAACGTTAACACCGTTATTGCGGCCTTCGATCGATTCAGTGATGCAGGCTTCGATTATGTTCGGCAAGGCCTGAATTGTAGCAACCTTTGCACGAGGACCGAGCAACTGACCGAAAGAATCTTCGATACGGCGCTTATAGCTGCTGTAGCTAGTAGCCCAATCATCCACAGAGATGTGGAAAATATCGAACTTCTTGGATGCTTCAGCATAGAGCTTCTTGGTATCAACATCGGCCTGAGCCTTTGCTTCTTCACCGAGGAAGTAAGCAACCTTATTGCGAGGAAGCGTCGGATTCAACGGTTCATCGCCCATAGTGATGATAATACCCTTCTTGCCCTGCTTATCGAAGCAATCAAGCTTGGTCTGGTTAAGACCGAACAGCCATGCAGCCGAATACGATTCGTAAGCGTTTCCGCCACCGCCATGTTCCATGTAAATCTTGTCGATTGCCTTAGCAATACGAACGTCAGATTCAAACTGAGAAACCTGAAGCGGTGCATTGTCGCATTCGAGGTCACCGATACCCATTACCATAAATTCGATGTCATCCTTCTTATGTTCCTTCAAGAGGTTAACCATAATCGGACCGAGAGCTTCTGCGGTACGACGACAAGCATCGCCCATAGAACCGGTAACATCGAATGCAAGAATAACCGGCAAAGTATTCGGATGTTCTGTGCTATTCACACATTCACGGATGACGTTCTTCGGAGACATGGATTCATCCATGCGAGTTTCCTTGAACACCTGACCGCGAGTAACATAACCGCTACTATCTACTGCCTTTCCGACGCTACAGGAATAGCTACGGAAAGAGCTCATATCAAAACTTCCGCCACCCATTGTGACACCTCCTTATTACTTAGTTACCTTCTTGGTCTTCTTAGCCGGCTTCTTCGGCGTTTCATCTTCTTCTTCACCGGTTTCTGCATCAAGTTCAGCATCTTCATTTTCGATGGTGTTCCAGGTTGCATCAGTATCGAAGTCAAGGTTGAACATGTTGGTGAAGTCGAGGCCGTTACCAGCACCACCGCCGAACATCTGCTGCATCATGAGCATCTGACCCATGCCGCCGAACATATCGCCGCCGTTGCCGTTACCGTTGCCACCCATCATGCTCTTCATGATCATGAGCTGAATCATCTTGCCCATAAGGCCCTTACCCTTGAGGCCAGCGTTTCCAAAGAGGGAAACAATCTTGCCGTACCAGAAAGCGTTGCCGAGGAATACGTGACGTTCCGGAACGATTTCACGGATTTCGCTGGTTTCGTAGTCGATGCACTTAATCGAACGGTCTTCGTCGCAAACACGGAGAACGCACTTCGGCTTGCCGTGGTCGAGAATGACGTCACCCGGCTGGACCTTGCTGGTCGGGAGGACGAAGAACATGTCAGAAGCTTCCATACAGAAGTTCGTGACGTTAGTCAAGCGCTTCTTCGCCATGTTGTAAGTCTTGTAACCATTGCTGGTCTTGATGGCAATGCCACCGCTCATCGAAAGGGCGCAAAGACCCTTGTCGATCTTGCCGAACATACCCTTGAATGTGTTACCCATGTTGAAATCGAAATTGAACATATTGATTTTCCTTTTTTGTTTTATTGTTATTGTTTTTGTTTAGATTTTTACCATCTAATAACGTACTCTTCTGTTTCCTTATCTTCAGGTTCATAAAGTTCCCAGAAGGTTTCGTTAGGCATCGCATAGAATTGACCGTTAATACCTTTAACGACCCAATCGCCTTCTATGGCTGTATGCTCGCCAGTAGTTGTCTTGATAGTTACTCTTATTTTATTATGGTTAAAGTAATCGAGCGTATAATCGGTTTCGATAAAACCTTCACCCCAGCCTAAAAGAAGAGGGAGAGTTTCTTGTGCAATTTTGACCGCTTCTACCGTAATTGGTTTCTTGCGGAATCGAGGAATTTTAACGTCTTGTGTTTCCATTTTTAATCTCTGTGGTAAATATAATAAAAAAACCGCTTTTTGTAAGCGGCTTTTTGTTAAAATTTTTTGTAAATTTTAATTAATGATATTTAATCAAAATACGACAAAACAAGCCGCGATATGTGACTTGCTTGATGATGAAATGTCGTACTTGCGAATAATCATTTTTGTTACCTATGCATTATATATAGGAATTATTTTTTGGTTTTCGCTTTTCTGAACGAAGTTTTTCTGTCAAAACCATAAGCTTCCAGACGGGTAATGTCGTCGCCTACAGGTACGATAGCATCGTCAGGTCTAGCATGAGTATCATACCAATGTTCTAATTCCCATAATGCCATGTATGGATCTTTCGCCAGTTGGAATCGATAATCCTTCAGGCATGGCCAGGAAACAAAATTATAGTTACGCTGCCTATGCGGAAGTTCATTATATTTGGTCAGATTACGATAATCATCCAAATATAATACAGGACCGAACTTTTCAAATAACTCATAATTCCAGAATTTTACATCATCTGGATTTTTGTAATTGATATTACGGTCTTCTTTATTGATTCCAAACAATTTGGCTAACGACAGTTCACGATTACTCTTTACGATTTCGTCGAATGTATAATATTGAATTGTCGAAGGATCCGGTATATGATAATAATCTCGTTCTTCAGTAAAGAAATACCACTTTCCGCAGAAACCAATCATATGAAGATACTTATGGCCAAATGTCTTGCCATAACGTCCATCAAAGATATAGGCCAACTTACCGTCGAAATTTCCTAAGCTTTCAACTTCGCCAGAACGAATAAAATTATCTTTAGTATTACGATGAATTACAACTTCAGATTCGTTAAACGAACCTAACGTGCAATCATAATAATCTTGGAATTTAGAAAATAATCTGAGCATATTAATCCTTAAATATCTATAATAAAATCTTCAAATGTTGTAGGAAATGAAGAACGTTCAATCTTTGGACCGGTGTAATCAACAAAATCACAGTACGCAATCCTTTCACCAGGATAACCCAAAGGGTTACATATAATATGAATTACGTTTCCCTTAGAGTTAACATAGTCAGCCATACGTTTACCGTGAACATGACCACAAATCCAGTAGGTATCATTATCAAGTTCCTCAAAGAACTTATCACCCTTAAAATAAAATACATAATTCCAAGGGTCATTACGGAAATCATGAGGAATTCCGAGTTCATAAGGAACAAAATGAGTAACGACAACTTTTGGTTTCTGCGTTACGACGTTCATCATCTTTTCATCGTAATGATTCCAAATTTTCCCTGGTTCCTGGTTGAAGTATCTCCAGTGTTTACCGTCGAACCAGTTACGTTTCCAGGCTGTAAAAGCGTCAAGTCCATAAGTAGGAGCTTCACACTTGAAGTCGCACATACCCATGCAACCGCCAATGCCGTTAATAACTTCACCGTCGAGAATATGAACATTATCATGTTTTGCACAGACAATTTTCATTGCCTCAATTTTCTTTTCAGAAGAAACGAACGGTAAGTTAGATTTCGACGGTGTAGAACCACGAACAGCCAAGTCATGATTACCAAGAACCAAATAAACTTCTTTATACTTTGCAGCAATCCAAGGAATCATGCGTGAAAACGTCAGATAATCATTAGAATAATCACCTGCCAAAATAATGCGGTCAACGATAGGAATATTGTAGAACTTCCACAAATAGTCCATACTGTCAATAACGACATCGGCCTTCGGGTCATCAAGTTTTAGACGAGAAGGCTTTACTGCATAAGGGAAATGAATATCTACATGTATATCTGATAAAATTAATGTTTTCATGGTGATTCTTTACATTCATGGATAGCATTAATGAAAGCTCCCATGTTATTTGAAATACAGGTACTTTCACCAAGCTGTATATTTTCTTGTTTTTGCCAGTTCTTTGCGTTAGTATTTACATAGATTTCAACCCAAGGATGTTTCTTCTGGTCAAAATAATCAAGCAACATGATATACGGCATATCAGAATTTGCATGATAGAAAAGTAAACCACTAAACTTGTCTTCGGCTGTAGGCAAACAACCAAACGTCATACATTCGTATTTTTCAATATATTTACGAAACATCTGTAAACGTTTTGGCAAGTATTCGATTTTTGCAATAAGCATCGTTATTTCCTCGATTAAAGTTCTGTAGGATTGACCAAGACAATCTTGACCTTTCCGCCGTAAAGTTCTATAGTTTCCTTTTTCTCTACCAAATCATCGATAAGCCAAAATTCAACAGGATCCTTAACTGTTGCATTGGCCTGTTTAAGCAATGTTTCCGATATACCCATCTGAACGAATTCAGTAAAACAGCTTACCTTAGAAATACCGAATTCACTCATCATACCAGGTTCGATTGCTCGGTCAAAATCTTCCTGCTTTAACCAACCAGTTTCAATGGCTGTCTGAACGCTTGCACTTTTCGGAATAACCCGGCAGTCACATCCGATATTCAATGGGTCGATACCAAGTTTAACCAACATAGAATTGACTATGTTAATATCGACATCTGTAGGCATTTTCCAGCCCCAAGTGAAGAAGTTAAAACAGACAGGATCTTCTTCCTTAAGAAGCTTTGTAATCTTCTTACAGTTTTCTTCAAGAAAATTACAGTTAACCAAATCGTCGATAATGGTATTTTCTATGTCGGTAAAAATAAAACGCATATTGCAAATATAGCAACATGCGTTAATCTTGTAAACCCTGATTACTTCAAATTATTTAAAATTATATCCATTTTCCATTTATTGAGATATTGTATGGTTTCATTTAACGGAGGCAATGGTTTATTCTTAAAATGTTTCTGTATATGCGACCATGCATTACCGATTCCATAACGTATTGCCATATCTTCAGATAAATGTTTTTCATTAATTATATTTGAGAATACATCAAGATAAACATCTACATATGCCGTTATAAAATCTAAAACGTCATCTTTATAATACTTATAAGACGCTCTATTTTTAAGATGATATTTATCTTCCAGCAGCATAATTATTCAGAAAGCAAATACTTACCTACGAAATACACGATCAGTCCGAGAATAATAATCGGAGCGAACATGTAGCAAAGCAGACAGATAAGGATAATCTTCGGGATATTCAAGTAATTCTTTCCTGTGCAAATGAAGTAAATGCAGAGGACAGTTGCGAGGATTAACCAGAAAGATACGATCATTTTATTCTCCTAATACGGTTGAGTTTTTTAAGCCTGCGGTTTTACAAAGAGTATCGAATACGAAAGTATTGAAATGCAAAAGACCATGTGCATAACCAATAACTTTTACAAGTATTCCATACTTTTCAAACAAATACTTTTCAATGAATAAACCGACCGCGACAGAACGGCGTTTACCAGAACGACAATGGATATACCATGTAGACTGTGACTTATTCTGTTCGATAAAATCTATAATAGTCTTTGCATTATCTTTGGTAATACCCTGTGCAAGACCATATTCGGTTTCTTTTGAAGGACAAGTAATATCGTCAAATTCGATATTAAGCACATTGCTATGATTTTCGCTGAACCAGTGTTCATCGGTTTCATGCTTGACATTTTCAAGATAATTATGCTTTATTTCCGGTAGACAACAAATGGAAATAAATGCACAAGTTGATGGAATATCACAATCATTCCACTTATTGGCCTTCATCAAGGCATCAAAATGTGTGTGCGGATAAACATAGCAAGTAATCATATAACAAATATAATAAAGAAAACCCGTTTTGTCAACGGGTTATTTTTACTTTCCAAAAATTATTATTCCCAACATTATAATTATTCCGAGTCCAAGAAGTAAAATTGTTAGGTCATAATTCAATGTAACTTTTTTATTATATACAGGTTCTAACTTAGGTACCTTATCTGTCCTTTTCATTTTTCCTCCTTGTATTATTTATACTTCAGGAAGAACAGTATCATTTTTCTCCTTTTCTAAATAATACGCATCAAGTAAGGCACGAATATCTTTGAATAACATATTCTGTGAAAACTTTTCATCAAATGCTTCACAATATTCTTTTAGCCTTGATATACTTTCGTCAAGCTTAGTTTCTTTTTCATTATTGTCAACAACTTCTGTTTCTACGTCGATTTCTTTAAACTTAGCAAAGAACTTGTCAAACTTATCGAAATTAAAACGTATCGGCTTACCGTCAGCATATTCAAAGTATTCCGACATTATAAAATCCTGAAGATCGTATTTCTTTTTAAGATATTCATACGGTCTTAGATTACAATATGTATACGTATCGGTTACTCGGAACGTTATGATACCGAGGATTTTTTCCTTATACGATACATACCAAATGTCATCGTTCATTATTGTGTTTTTAACTATATCAAAACCGTTTCGTATCAGATTCAACCGAAACAAATACGACGTATTATTGAGATAGTTAAATTTTTTAATGTCGTCTGGCAGCATTGTTATTATTTATTCAGGAATTTATCGAAATCAGAAAGAACACCCTTAAGCGTCGGCTGAGGCTTCACTTCCTTATATGAATATGTTGTTTCACTGTTATCATAGTCATTCAACATATAAATGAGCATCATAAGAAAACACGGAATTGTTACAAAAAGCAATAAAGCTAAAATCATACTTCAAATACCTTCTTGAAAGTGTCATAATTTGTCGTGTCTTCGCTGGAGCAATATACGGCGAATACGATATTCTTGAACGTATGTGTAAAGTGCTCAGAAATAACCTTCTTATAGGCCTTTGCTACAACTTCCGGCGGATTCCTGAAAGCGCCACAGCCAAATGCACCAAGAATAACGGTTTCATTTCCGTGGAATGCAGCACAGGAAAGAATCTTAAATGCACGGGTTTCATGGAGCTTCTGAAGTTCTGCATTCGAAATCTTAACGCCTTCGCCATTTTCATGGTTATAGGCATTGGCCGGAGTTTCACGAAGATTCGGAGCCGCACAGGTAATGACGTTTACCTTAGCATTCTGGAAAAGGTTATTATAACTGTCAGACTTAAGGATAACGACATCAGGAGTATAGATAATGTCATCATTGTGCAACGGCGTTCCATTCGTCTTATGGGGCGTGTAGAACAGTTCTTTTGCCCAATCAGTATTTAGACACTGGTAGAGCGTAGAACAGCGACAGAGACACTCTTCTTGAGCACTGGAGCCCTTCGTGACACCACCACCCGGATTAGTAGCCGAAGCAAAGTTCAAAACGGCAACCTTTCCGCCATACTTACGAGCAGTATTGAAAGAACCGTCCTTACATACAGTAATCTTTGCCGGAGCATCAAACGACTGTTTTCGACCGTTCTTAAAATATTCGATAGACGATGCATCAGAATAGAATACCTGGTTCTTGTAAGAATACTTAACGGATTCCTGCAACTTAGGATCCTTTGCAATCTGGGCGAGCGTGTCGTTAAAAATCTTAATGTTTTCTGCTTTCTTGGAGTACATAGTTTTTCCTAATGAAATTTTTTCCTAATATAGAAAAAGGATTGACTTTCGTCAACCCCTTTTATTGCAGCCACCTGAATCGAACAGGTCCTCATAGTCAATGGACTATGTAATGCGCCATACAACAGACTGCGGTCCCATTTTATATTTCAACCGCTCAAGACACATTTAAGTCTATGTTGCGGTATGGGTTTTAGAATCAATTAGCCGTTCTGATTCTTGTATTCGCGAACAGCGTCTTCGAATTCAAGGTCAATCACGCTGGACTTGAGGTCGTTCTTGTGCGGATGGACGATTTCAGAGACTTCCTGCTTTGCTTCCATGCGGAACTGCGTGGTCTGGACTTCCTTTTCGATTTCAGCGATCATTTCGTTGCAATCGAGACCGAAGTCACCGAGAGTGGTGCTGGAGCACATCTTGCAAGTATCGATCTGGACCTGAAGAGTCGTCAACTTAGCTTCCATGAGAGCCTTGTTGGTATCGATGTTCTTGAGGGTGTCACGGACCTTGACACACTGCTTTTCAGTGTTCTGCCAAGCATTTTCGATGGTGTCACGAGCAGACTTGAGGCCCTTCCAAGTGATGAACTTGATCTTGGCTTCATCGGTCTTGTTACCGTCAACGAGACGTTCCCAGTCACGGCGAGCCGTAGCGGTCTGAACGTCGAGTTCGTCAAAGCGCTTCTTCAAGGTCTTAGCATTCACCAGCATGTCTTCTGCAGACTTGATGTACTGAGCAGCGTTCTTGTTGTACTGACGACGAATTTCTTCAATCTTATCCTTGGTGGAGATGAGAGATTCGATGCCATTCTGAGCCTTGTGAGCGAAGATTTTGAAGATATTGAACTTCATAGTATTTTTCCTTTTTTGTTTGGTGTTAAATTGTTGTTGTGTTGTTAAATATAGTAAAGTTTGTTTGTTTTGTCAACCCGGTTTTTTTTACTTGACAGTTTCAAGGGATTGAAGACCGTCACGCTGAACAGGCATTGTCGGAACCTTGAGAACAAGGTCTTGATTTACCTGTACCGGATTTGACATGTAGACGTTAATAGCTTCAACAGAATTAAGAGGCTTGACTTCCTTGCTCTTGCTATACGCTTCGGCGCCGAAATAAACGCCAGCCGAGATACCAAGAACCGCGATAGTCGATACCGTAATCTTAATGTATGAATTCATTTTGTTTCCTTATTGGTTATTCATTTAACGATGTAAATATAGCAATCTTTTTTAGTTTTGTCAATGCTTTTTTATCTAAAAACTTGAGGCATGATAGTATACATATTAACCGTGCTCTTGTCGACATTCTTATAAGTGTCAAAGCGGTGTTTATATTCTTCGATACTTATAGACATTGCCTTCATACGTTCAGCCTTAGCATATTCCTTTTGACCATCATTAATGGTAAAATCATTGATACCACCGGCAATAACTAAAACCAGCATGCACAAAAGACTAGCGATAGCTGTAAAAGCAAGTTCATCGTCATAATTATGTTCATTTGAACGCATAAAACTACTTCCTTATAAATTGATTAACATCTTTCATCATATTGTCAAGATTATTCTTGATATACTTTTCATTAGCAATATCTTCGTTCTCACGCTTATTTCTAATCCTTGAAGGTGTTGTAAAGATAAATGCAAGAATATCATATACAGGCAATATGTAATAGTAATACTTACTGGAATTGTCAGATACCATTTTAGAAATAAATGTGATTAACAGAAAATATATCGCTAAGATAAACAGTTTTTCTACATATTGGAAAAACACGGAAGTCTTATCATCATATTCGATTTTCTTTTCTGCGAAATACCCATTATAGACTTCTTTTAATTCATCTTTTGAAATACCTGCTCTAATTCGAAGATTTTCATAATTATCGTATTTACAGTCACAGAGACCACCATTATCGGCGGATTCAACTTTATGTTCAGTAATCTCGGCTGTTGGAATTCCGGTAACTGCGAAAATGATACCTAATACCAATACAGCTTCAATAATAATTTTATGTAACATTATCTATCTCCGTCTTTAAGAAACTGGTCATACTTATTCCATATAGCGGCTTCCGCACTTCTAGGCTTATTAGCGTTTTTCTGTTTTACTGCTTGTTTGATATTGGTAATATACAGAATTCCACGTTCAATGACATCCTGAATACCGACAAAAAACAAAATAATTGCAGTTATTGAAAAATATACAAAACCTAACGGCGAAAGTACAGTATATACCCATAGATAGATAAGATAAAAGATTCTTTGCTTATCATTATAACAGGGATGACTACAACCAGCCTTTATTGCACATATGAGAATCAAAAACAAAATTATTGCCCAGATTGTCATATAAGTATAAACGCTAGGCATAGTGTTAAATACTTCGAACGTATTTTGACGATCGTAGATTCCACCCTTAGACCAACCCATAATACCAACAATTAGCATAAAAAGATTAAAGAAGGATGAAAGTACAATCTGAACCAAAAATAATATAGATGGTCCATCTTCACCCATATTTCCAGCACGTATTGATCTTGTTGTTTTTCCAAAAAACGAGAACATTATTCATCATCTCCTATATTAATTTCGATTACTGAAAACTTTACATTTCCGAAAAGCTTTTTGGCATATCGTCTAATTTCTTTAAGCTTCGGGCTTATTGTAGTTTCAAACCAAGTCGGTTCCGGTTCAGGTTCTGGCGGTTTTGGCGGATCAGGTTTTTTTAATAACCGATTATAATCCTCAATTACACCAGGGAGGTCTAAATCAACTGTCACTTTTGCAGAAATTTCTTCCTTACACCGTTTTTCCCAACGGTTTACAAGAACAAGAGCAACAATAGAAACAACTATAAGAATAATATAAAATATCATTCGATTCGAACCTCTATCGTCGGAATAACCGGTTCACCATTTAACAGTCTGTCAAAATTCTCCGCAAGTTTACCAGGTTCTGTAACGTATGTATCTGTCCAGAATTTCTTATTTGCATGTTCAATAAGCTTATTATGTAACATGTCATATAGTGCATAAACAAGACATGCAAGTATAAACCCGCTGACTATAAAAACAGGAAACATAAAAATTAATTCAATAAATGTCATACTTTTTATTCCTTTTCAACAATCTGTTTTTGCAGGTTATTAACGACAATATTTAAATTCTCTTCTGTAACAGGTTTTCTAAGTTTCTTAAGAATTTCCTTTGCAACTTTCAAAAGCTGTTTTTTATCTGCATTATCTGCTTTAGATATTAGCCGATTCCAAACTTTATTCAAGTCCATAATACCATCAGTGTTATATCTATTAGGAAACTTCTCCATTACGTGTTAAATATAGTAAATGTTCACATGTTTGTCAATGTTTTATTTGGTCTTGATTGGAATATTACCTGAGTAATAATCTTGCAACATGTTGTAATCGGCTCCATAATCAAGAAGCTTTGCATTGTTACCGGTAAAACCCCAAGCAGAACCGCGGCAAATTTCAGTTCTTGGAATATTAAACTTATGCATGAATTCTGTTGTATTCCGAAGAAGCTGTTTTGTCTTATCGGAAACATTTAAACGATTTATATACGCCTTTGAACCACCGACATGATATGAAAAATCGGCAAAATGAATCTGATAGATTTCTGCAAACTTATCATATGTAAATTCTTTCACATATTCCGAAATAAGTACAAGACCGTTATTGATGCATTCATAGGTTTTGACTAATGAATCCTTAGTATCTGCAAACTTATACCAATCATATTCATTATTATTCTGCATTATGCCAACCTTAAAACGGGCAAGCTTAATTACTTTCTTGTTGGATATTCTGAATACAGTACGAGAAGAACCCATACCGATTTCTTCATAGCCAAGGCGCCACAGTTCGGAACGGATGTCTTTGTACTTTTCTAAATCGGTATAATTCTGGGCTAAATCAAGTGCTGTATTCATAAGTATTAATCGACAACCTTCTTGATTTCCTTTATGTATTCAAACTCGTCACATTGGTCATTGTCACCGAGATTCTTGAAATACAATCCGGTCCATTTGTTTTCCAGTAATATAGCGTCTTTCCAAACGCCATCTACGTTATCATTGTTTTCATGCCCCCAGGTAATCTCATAGTGAATATCCGGGCTTGGTTCAGCATTAGTCACTTCCTCGACATACGCTCTAGCTAGTTTTTTAGTCAGACGCATGACTTCTCGCCATATCGAATGTTCCATATTGTCAGTTTTACCTGACACACCCAGCATATTCTTGGCTTCCGTAAAGAAGTTGTGCATATTATTGTTGTCTGTTTTCATTCTAATTCCTTGCTAAAAACTTGTTAAATTCACGAATTACCGGACGTAATTTTCGGTTCTGATGTTTAATAAAATTATATTCTTTGGAAATTACATGAGCGTCGAGCCATTCATAACATGAACAAATTTTAATACCAATATGACATATCCAAAGAATAATAAAACAGCCTGTTGCAATTGGGCCAAGTATTACACAAGTGACAAAAATGTCAAAAAGATCTTTTTTATCAACCATAGGACGTTTTCTGTTTTTTTCATTGTAATATGATAATATATTTTCATTAAAATCAATTACATATACAAACAGGATATTAAACACGATACAAGCAGCAAGACTTAAAAGAATGATTTGTACCATAGTCATAAAAGATTCTCCGTTTTATGTGTTACAATATAGAAAAAAGACCCATTTTTGTAAATGGGTCTTTTTATCTAACCTATGTTTGCAAGATTAGTTATCGTGTTCGACACGCCACTTGATAGCACCCTTCAGGTTCTGATGATATTCTTCATCCTTACCCATAAACTTGCCATCGTCGTCAGAAACCTTACAAACCGGAATACCGTTAACTTCAGTCAACTTGATAACCTGGTTCATGGCCTTAAACCAACCAGTATCATTAAGCAACCACGTACCGATACCGAACGCAACATTGCAACGAAGTGCAAAACGCTGATAGATAACTTCTGCCTTTGCGAAGTTCAACGAATCGCTGAACAAGAGAGTCTTGTTTGCATACGGAACGCCAATCTTCATGTAATGGGCGAGCATCTTTTCACCCCAAGCAATCGGATCTGCGGAGTCATGTCGAACACCGCTGAAGAGACGAGCATAGGTTTCAGTAAAGTCCTTCAAGAAGCAATCTGTAGTGATACAGTCGGTAAGATAAATACCGTTCTTAGTACCATATTCCTTAATCCAGTGCTTCATCATGTAAAGGTTGGAATATGCCGGGTTATGCTGTGGCAAGCCCTGTCCGACGAGTTCGATAGCTTCATGAGCCATGGTACCAACCGGCTTAGTTCCGAGCAAGAAGCTGAAGTAAACATTGGAAGTACCAACAAACTTCGTACCGTTAAACTGGAACTGACTGATGTAACGGAGTGCCCATTCCTGGAATTCCTTACAGAAACGACGACGAGTACCGAATTCGGAGAATACGCCAATCTTGATTTCACCCTTAATAAGCTTATCAATCTTTTCCTTAAAGCGTTGCTTTGCATCTTCGATAATCTGCTTCTGCTGTTCTTCAGTATAGGACATACGGAACCAAACTTCAGAAACAATAGACATCACCGGAACTTCATGATAAGAAACGTCAACATTGTAGCCGCGGAACTTAATATCCGGTTGCTGAAGCTTTTCATCGAACGTACAAACAATTTCATTACGGTCGATAGTATAACGCTTGAGGAAACGAACATAGTCGTTCTTCATGAAATCAATCTTCTGGAAATGTTCCAATTCCCACGGCGTATAGCGGAGCTTTGAATACAAATCAATCTGATAATTGATTTCATCAATCATTTCGCGAGTGAACTTGCGTTCAGGATCACGGTTCTTATAAGTCCATTCCACATTCATGTCATGGAACTGGTGAACGAACATCTGACCCATAGTGTACTTATAAAAGTCATTATCGGTCAAATGTGTGATAATTTGCGGCAAATGCTTTGTCATTTTAGTTTTCCTTTTTAGTAGTTAGTCATTGAAATACTTCATAAGTTGCTGAACCATATAGTCAATCGGCTTATCAAGCTGATTTTCTTCTGCATCAACACACTTCTGATAAAATGCTTCTTTATAATACTTGGACTTTTCCTTGAAACAAAGTTCATAAAGTTCATTTACCAACTTGTAACGATGCATCTTACCCTTTTCTTCGATACGGGAATGACCTATAAGATAGTTCAAGCTACGCTTGAGCTTTTTCGGCTTTTCAGCCAGACATTCCTTGAGATAATATGCACACTGTTGATATTGCTGGCATGTAAGATAACGACCGATGGTTTCATTAATGGTATGATCCGGCCCGAAAAGCTGTTGAAAAAGACCCATTATGCAGCCTCGCGGAGAATGGTGATTTGACACTGATGCATAACCTTAAGAGCCGCTTCATGGAGCTCAGGAGTACAACCAGCACAACAATTTTCGACAACAGTAATCTTCATATTCGGGAAAATTGCACGAAGCATAAGGGCGTTAGAAACAACGCAAATATCCGTACAGAAACCGAAGATTTCAATTTCGTCAAATTCGAAGTCCTTGAGATAATCCTTCCAGCCAGTCCAGCCAAAAGTATACTTATCAATAGCAAAGAACTTCTTCTGACCATTTGCATTCTTTTCATTAAGAACTTCAAGCAATTCAGGATGGATTTCCCAGCCTTCAGTAAGCTTGATACAGTGAGCAGGAAGATCTGCAAACTTGTGTTCATAGGAATTTTCGTAAACAATTCCTTCTGCAGGCGGCCAGTTGCTTTCAACTTGAATCTTGTTGAAATGCGTATCATGGGTAGCAATAGTTACGCCATCATGATTACGAATACGTGCCTTGAGATTAGGAAGTCGCTTAATCGCGTCTTCATTACGCAGAACGCCATCAATAAAGTCCTTCTGCCCGTCAATTAAAACTTGTAACTTTTTTGTCTTAATCATAATCTATTTCCTTTTAAATTTTAAAACTGAAACTTTTCTAAATCACCATACTTTTCACGAAGTTTTACATACAATGCACGTTCTTCAGCTGCTTTCTTTCCTGCTTCAGCACGTTCTTTATCAAGTGATTCCTTTTCCTTTTTCATATATGCGGCAAATTTATCATTTGGCATAGCTAAATACTTAAGTTCAATTCGATAAGGGATATTAAGATTATCCGCTGTATAATGACTATACATCCTGCAATCAATACAGCCTTCTGAATTTACAGAAATATCACTAAAACGAACTTCTTTCTTTTCTGAAAGCTTAAAGGTATTTCCACCGTAAACATCATCAAGAACAGGGACAATACGTCTCAATTCTTGTTCAATTTTTTCAGAAATATCAGAGAATTTTTCAAGGTCTTCTTTAGAAATCATATTTTATTTTCCTTTATTTTTCTTGTCAATGAGAATCGCCTTGACTTTGGCAATAAATTCTTCTTCTGTAATTTCTTCCCAAGTAGTTGTATCTACGAAAATCCACGGCTCGTCGTACTGACGGACCATAACCCACTGGCTTCCATTCTTTACAGGTGTTTCTTTAGGAGTAATCGCAACATACGGCTTACGATTATGATATTCAGGCATAAGTCCCTGATGTAAGTCAATAAGAGCGGGATGTTCTTCATTGGCCGCAACTACATTAGTCTTCAGAATAGATCTGAACTTTACTTTTTCAGGCAGGTCCAAATGTTTACGTAAATATTCTTCCGCTTCGATGAAATCACTGAATACTATTTTCATGCGATATAATATAGTAAAAAGGTTTAACTTTGTAAATAGTTTTATCGTAAAAAAGTTATAAATACTATATGAGATACGATTTTGCACATCCAAAATTTAGAAATGGCATGGTTACTTTCGATGAAAAGAAGCCAGATTTACTTTATGAATTCCGTATTGCTGCCTCCCGCCGCAAATATGTTTTACGACAGGACATGTATCTTTACGATAATAACGGCGAAAAAATGGCAAAAGTCGAAAATTATGGAAACATGCTTTTAGTTACTATGCTTAACAATTCCGACATGGGTTCGCATCGTCTTCGTACAAAGAGAGACATTGAAGAATTCTTTAGCATATATGAAAGTGTAGAACCAAGTTCCGAATATATGTCTCTAAATGAGGCTAAGCAAATTCTGGCAGATAACGGATATACTCTTATTTAAAATAAAAACCGACATTAAGTCGGTTTTTTAGTCTAAATACTCAAGTGCTCGTTCAGTTTCAAAATTATTATATCTCGCAACAAACTTACTATAATTAATATTTGGATCCGCCAGTTGTTTAAACATGAAATTAACAGGTTCTTCGTCTAAATGCCAATGCCAGATAATAATTATATCGTTTGTATCATGAGCATTTATAATATCTGTATAATCTTCTGTATTTTTTATAAAGAAATCATTTAATTCATATGTGTCCCAAGCGTCTTTATACTGCTTAAGACCCATAGCTTCCATTCTATTGACAAGTGCTGATATATTTGGGAATGTTTTTTGATATTCTTCAGGTACTGGCATTATTTTTTAACCTTTACGGTTTTGCCATCTGCAGAAATATCCAGCAATCTGCGATTATCATAGAAATAAACTCTTATGAATTTCTTTCCTGTATAATCTTGCTTATATTCCCACTTTTTGGCGTCGTTAATTATTTGTTCGTAACAAAAATTAGGATTGCAGATTTCTAAGACTAAAGGTTTCGAAATACAAAGTCCAAATAAAACTAAAACATAAAAAATAAATTTCTTCATGTTTTATTTATGTTATTCGAGAACATATTCCTTGCCGTTAATCTTCATCGTTTGTTTCTTTGGCGGATCGTCTTCTTTTACCTTTTGGCCTGTCTGTGTATATTCATATTTTACAGTATCAATGATTACGGAATAACCGCTATATTTTTCTGGATTTTTTATATCCTTCATATCGCTGTGGGCAGTAATTGCACCAAAACATGGGCCAAGTGCATCTTCTGAGAATTTGTCAACCACATTTACATGTGTTAATAATGGTGTAAGCATCAATAAAATACCGATCATAATAACGCCAAAAACAAAATCCAAGGCTTCACCTGTTGTATTAATATATGGTTTCTTATCCATGATAACTCCTACTTCTGTTCCAATAATTGGTTAAACTTTGCCAATGTATCGTTTTTATCTTTCTTAACAATCGGTTTCTTCTTTCTGAAACTAACCATACAATTATACAAAAAGATTCCTAAATTTGTAAATACTGGAAAGTGGGTAAAAACACCCATAATAATAAAATATGGTACTGTAACTACAACCATATTAAATACTGACCACCCGAGATAACATACCCATGAATGTCGGTGCGCAAAATAATAATGATCGGTTACAATAACTGCCTCATCATGGAAGTACATCCATATACATGTAGCAGCAACCGATATAACAATACAAAAAATAAGTTCTCGAACCAGAACGTTCCATTCTTCAAGGCAATCGAGTTCTCTGAATGTCATTATAACTCCTTATTACATAGGCAATATAGAAAAAGGTTGACTTAACGTCAACCCTTATTTTTATACCAAGTCGATAAACTTAGTGTAACATTTATAAGCGCTTTTAATATCGTCTACATGAGCAAGTTCCATAGGCGAATGCATATTCAGAATCGGAACACCTGCGTCAATAACGTTCATATTGTAGCTGCAGTAAATACTTGCGATTGTTCCGCCGCCGCCTTGGTCAACCTTACCCATTTCGTCGAACTGGAAGAGTTCACCATCAAACTGGTTACGAAGTTTTGCAATATATTCAGGAGTAGCGTCATTGGAACCAGCCTTACCACGTGCTCCATTGTACTTGCTGAGCATCATACCATAACCGAGCTTTGCAGAAGCATGCTTAGAATAAGCATCAGCATAAAGCGGGTCATAAGCGGCCGTAACATCAGAAGAAAGCATATTCGAATTTTCTAAAGTATTACGGAACATTTCAAATACACCGTGATCCGTATAAACGGTGCGAGTCATCATCTTGTAAAGGCAGGTTTCGAACCAACTGGAATCTGCACCAGTATTGCTACAAGAACCAATTTCTTCCTTATCTACAAGAACGACACAAGCTGTATTATGCGGAATACCGGAATAATCAAGAACAGCACGAAGAGAAGTAAAAGCACAAACTCTGTCGTCCTGGCCGTAACCGGCGACAAGAGACTTATCCAAACCGCAATAAGAAGCCTTAGCTGCAGGTACAAGTTCAAGTTCAGCAGAATAAAAATCGTCTTCTTCGATATTGTAATTCTTCTTTAAAATATCCAGAACCAAATTCTTTGCAAGATTTTCAGATTCTTTCTTACCCTTTCGGATTTTCTTACTGACTACACCAGCGATAACATCGAGATTTTCACCCTTTACGAAGTCTTCTGCCTTCTGTGTAGACAGACGCTTTGAATCCAAATGTGGCAGCAAGTCAGTAATACAGAAAACCGGTTCATTATCATCTTCACCAAGTTTAATATAAATGGATGTTCCGTCTTTTCTAAAAACAACCCCATGAAGTGCAAGCGGAGTTGTAACCCATTGGTACTTCTTGATACCGCCATAGTAATGAGTATCGAAATAAGCGACATCATCCTTTTCTACAATGGCAGACTGTTTAATATCAATTCTCGGAGAATCAATATGTGCACCAAGAATATTATATTCCTGATGTTCGCCTACAATAAATGCAGCAAAGTTCTTCTTTCGGTTAGTAAAATAGACCTTATCACCGGGCTGGTAAGTTTTATATGCGTCAAATAACTTAAAACCTTTTCGAATAGCAAGTTTTTCCGCTTCTGCCACACATTCACGTTCAGTCTTACATGTATTTAAAAAGTCGATATAATCATCAATTAGCATCGTCGATTTCCTTCATAATGAAATTTCCATTAGCATCCAGCTTATAACGATAAACACGTTTTTCAGCGTCCCAAACTTCAAGGTATGTTATACCGTTATCTCTGTACTTGTCTTCTTTTTCTTTTTTCTTTGCCATTATGCGTCAGCCTCCTGAATAATAACCTTTAGCGGCTTTCCTGAGGCCTTAATTCTTTCGATATTACACTTGACACCGTAACTGATACCATTCCAGAAAGCAATAGCACCGTCACAGGCTTCACACATGGCCTTATCTTTTACTTGATAAAAATCTTCACCGAATTTTCCTTGAGCTTGTTCCCATAAGGAAACTACATTCGGGAATTCACAGCGTCTAGGTGTTTCAGTAGAAGTATAAACCGTTACTCGGTCAAAACCGTGAGCTTTAAGATACTTCTGTGCAAGAATATCGACGCCATAGCAATCGCCTACAATAACTTGGACATCCTGTTTCATCAATTCATCCAAGCATGCCATCATTTCCGGGTTCAATTTCTTAATTTTCGAACTACCTGAGATAAAAACTGTTTTCACGATTCGCTCTCCTCGAATTTAAATTCAGGAACTACACCGTCTTGCTTAGCATATTCCATGATTTGTTTAAGTGCTTTATTGAAATCTTCCATTTCTTTATATTCCTGCCGGATAATACCAAGCTGGATAACATAATGGTCAGCATAGACTTCAATATAGTTGACATTATCAAAACGAACCGTCCACGCCCATGCACGGTTTTCATCACCGAGATCAGACATGCCAATTACCTTATAAGGCAAGTCAGCCCATTCAATCATGTCAATGATATAGCTTACATCGTAATCGTAATAAGGCTTCATACTAATTTCCGGGAGCATTTCGGGCAGAATTCAATCTTATCTGAAGAAAACCAATGATAAATATCTTCATCTGAATAATTGGATGCTACAACATCTAAACTACTTATACATATACGCCAACCATGTTCATCATCGTAATTTAAAAACATCTTGGTGCATTTAGAATTCGCAATCAGATTCTTTGCATTCTTCTTTCTACAATAAGGACATTGTTTCATAGTCTTTTACCGCATTTTGGACAAAAATCAATATATGCACTTCCATAACAAGAAGCTGCAATATCACCTTTCACAATAGACATAATAAAATATAGTCCAGTTTCAGACTCTTTAGCCACTCTTTGCTCAAAAACATCTGATAAACTGAAATTCTCTCCACATGACATACCGTAAAGAGTTTCGGACATAGTACAACAAGGACAAACCTTCTTGCTTATATTTCCGGCCTTCGGATGAACATGTACTTTCATGACATGATGAGTCGGATATTTTTCGTCGTGTACTTCAATCATACTAGCAGATATTAGTTCTGATAAACCAGTCAATGGCTTGGAAGCTGTCAGCATTAGTTACCTTGTTTCCCAGTCCGTCATAAACATAAAAGCACGGACGATTAAGCATAAGATTATACTGTTCGATACGGTACGGAATTTTGCCTACGTTAACGCCGACAATCTTACCGTTATCGTCATGGACATATTCGATTTTCTTCTTAAACATTATACACCACACATTTTTACAAAGTCTTCTTCAGAAATAAGGGTAGTACCTTGTTTTCTGGCCTTCTGAGCCTTACTGGAAGTAGAATTCGGATCGGCGAGCACGAGGAAGTTTGTAGTTTTCTTCATCGTTTCATCGACGACACCGCCATTCTTTTCAACCAATTCCCAAAGTTCCTTACGAGGACGAGATGCGGCACCGGTGAAACAGAAAGACTGACCGTTAAGAACACCAGCGACAAGAGCCTTCGGTACAAGAATAGTGATATACTTCAAAGTTTCACGCATATCGGATTCGAGCGCCTTCAGACCAGCCTTGAGCTTATCGGACGTAATTTGGCCCACACCTTCGCAAATATAATCATTACAGCTGATGAACTCATCAAATGTAGTCAATTTCTTTGCATCGATAATCCTCTGGACGATTCTTTCACCCAGGCCTGATATGTTATAGCCTGAAATAAATTGAGCCAATGTGGCTTGTTTATGGGCTTCTATTTGAGCCTTAATGACTTCAGCCGAACGTTTACCGAAACCTTCGAGGTTTTCAATCTTCTTATAGTCAATTTTGTAAAGATCCGAAATTGTAGCGAACACGCCAGCATCATAGAGAGTTTCAATGGTAGTCAACCCGAGTTCCATAATCTGAAGTTTTTCAGTCCATTTCGAAAGGCGACCTGAAAACTTGCTCTTGCACAATTCGTTAGTGCAATAGAACTGCTTATGATTTTCAGAAATTGCCAATTCACCGCCACAAATAGGGCAAACGGTCGGCATATTCCAGTTATGAAGGCGGGCTAAAGTCTTAACGTCCATTGTAATCTCCAATTTATGACTACAATATAGTATTTTTGTGTCTGTTTGTCAATGCTAAATAAACATATAATTTTGCTCGAACGATTCAGATGCTTCCATGCTTTCGCAAACCTGAATTTTCGTGGCTACGAGTCTCCAGCCGTATTTACCGCATTTTTCAGTGGCGAAATCGGTAGCTATAGCCTTATCTGTCCAGCATAATACGTTTTCGTCAAGTTTTGTCTGATATGTATTATATTTGGTAGGAAATACTGGTTCATTCGGAAAATCAAACTGAATAGTCCATTCAATTTCCTTTTTATAAGTCTTACATGTCATCTTGAATTACCTTTTCTGAAAATTCTTCAAGTTTATCCAAACTTTTCTCAGCAGCTACACGTTCTTCTGTAACTACGTCAGTATCAAATCTGTCAAGATGGAGCATGGCCCTAGCCAATTCGGCAGCCGGAAACATTTCCATCATCGTTTTCGGTTTTTCTTTATTGTCTTCATCCATAATAATATAATATAGTAAAATAAAAGGGCCCGATTGGACCCTTTTATTTATTTGTTCTGAAAAACAACTACACATCGTCTTCGTCTTCAGCGAGAATATCACCATCGAGTTCATCGAGGTTGGCACCAGTACGGTTAACCATAGCGATACCAGTGTTTTCACTGAGGTCTTCATAACCTGCATTCATAAGAGCGAGAACGTCTTCGTTTGCGTTGATAAGTACCTGTTCTTCGAATGCGAACTTGGATTCTACATAGTGTCTGAATGTTTCATCCTTATAGAGAGGAATCCAGAATTTAGCACAATAGAGTTCTTCTTCCTTCCACATTCTTTCCGGCTTACCAAGTTCACCAGTTTCCGGGTCAACCTTGGCGTCGTAACCGACACGAGCATAATATCCAGGCTTCGGCTTGTAAACTACGCCACATTCCATGGCTTCGTCCAAAAGACCGTAGTAAGGAGATACACCACCTGCATGGAGAATAAGATACTTGGTTTTGACGAATTCCTTAGCGGAACGACCCTTAGCGACAGCACAGGTAACAACCTTACCAAGAACATTCTTGCCCTTGTCACGTTCCTTCTTAGAAGAGTAACCGAGAACAATACCGTCAGCGTTGAATATGATACGCATACCACCAGGAATCTTATACGGGTCGCCGAACATTTCAAGAGAAGCATAGACGTGGTTCATAACGAGAGTTGTAAATCCACCGCTCAAAATAATGTTTGCGAGCTCGTTCTTGAACTTTGCGGAAGACATGTTAACAGCGGAACTTCCCTGTTGTGCCTTTTCAAGAACCTGGTCTTCAATAATCGGACCCCAGGAGTCAAACAATACGAAAGTATTGCGACGTTGCTGAAGCGATCCGCATTGAGCCGAAAGCTTTGCAATAAATTGTTTAATCTTCGGAATACTGTTTGTAGGACCGTGGACACCGACTTCATCCATGTTAATTCCGAGCTTCGTAAGAAGGTCATAGTTAACGGAGTTTTCAGTATCGACAATGAAGCAGTCCATACCAGAATCCTGTGCAGCCTTAAGAACAGAATAACCAATCATAGATTTACCCCAGCCGGAACCGGCCGCAATCATACTAATTGAACCCTTCTTAATACCGCCCTTGATTTTACCAGAAAGAACCAGATTAACCGAAATACAGTTCGTACTGAGCCATTCCACCGGAATTCGCTCGGTATGGAGAAGATCGGCCAAATCCTTATCCTTCTTCATTTTTGCAAGAAGCATGTTTTTTGCCATGTTTTACCTATTATTTTATTTTGTCATCGAATTTGTCATCATTGAGCTTTAATTGACTAACGCACTTCTGAATCGCCCTTTTCATTGTACTTTTACTGTTAGTCAGAATATTTATAATATAGAAAAAATGGTAAACTTTCGTTTACCATTTTAATTTTTATTCCGATTTTATCGACCGAGGAACTCATTGAGAACTTCACCTTCCGACGGATATAAATCGCGGTACGGATTGTGATATTCATTCTTTTGTTTTACAAATTCGTTCTTCTCAGCCTTTTCGACAACGAAATCCTTATCTACCTTGACAGCCGGAGTTTCAAGAATTTCCTTGGATTCCTTAATCTGTTTCGGTTGAATCAAAGCTTCAGCAGCCTTAGGCTTTGATGATTCGTTAATCTGCGGATTCGGAGTTTCAGAAGAGTGAGCAGCTTCATATTCCTTAAGCTTGGTCTTATGCTTTGTCCACATATGAGAACCGAGCTTCATACGGTTTTCAAAAGTCTCACCGCAAATAGGGCAAATTACTTGATCCATAGTCTACTCCAATTATTTCTTTTTAGAATTCTTCTTTGCAGGCTTCTTCTTGTTCTTCTTTCCGTTAACAGCCTCATTTTGGCGGGGCTTAGTTTTCTTCGGAGTGCTCTTGCTTGGCTTGACAGTTTTCTCAGTCGTCTTCTTGGTGTCATTTGTCTTTTCCTTACGTGAACGTTTCTTGTCAGTAGACTTCTTGTCGGCGGACTTCTTAGCCGGCTTGAGAGCCTTTGCGATATTCTTCAAGTCTTCGTCAGAAATCTTTTCAATTTCTTCCTTAGTTACTTCGGTAACTTCATTTTCACCGGTAACGACAGCGACTTTCGGAGTATCTTCAACCTTATCAAGAACCTTACCGGCGAGCTCTTCAGTCATTGTGTAAGTCGGATCCAATTCTACCATCGGCTCAGGCTTATTTGCTTCTTCGCAAATAATATTTCCAGCTTCCATGATGTCGCATGCAGTCTGCTTGCATTCTTCTTCATGCTTTACAGGATCTTCGCCTTCAGTTTCGACAAAAGCATCGAGCGGATTTTCATCGAACTTTGCAAGTTCCGGTTCCTGTTCGCGCAATGCCTTACGGAGCAAGAAATATCCAGTTACTACCAAGATTACGGCAAGCGCAATCAAACCAATTATCAATGTTGTATTCATATTTTCACCTCATTAAAATAATAACTTGTGTATTGTATATATAAAAATTTTAACTGAAAAACTCGAACATCGTCGGGCGTTCCAAATTAATTTCTTCCTTTGGACCTAACCAACCGGCAATTCTGAACATCGTATCAAAAAGCTGACAGAACGATTTTCTGAACGCGGTTTCATAGTCAATCTCAAAGTATTTATTAAATTCTTTCGGCCAAGATTCAAGATATGCAACCGCTTCAATCGGTTCTATCTTTCCGTCCATATCCTTAGCTGAAATCTTTTGAGAAGGCTTTACATATACATAACGCAATTTTGAGTTATTACGAATCGGATTATATTTCAACCTGTCCTTTGTGATAATATAGTTGTAGATAATGGAAATCTTTGCACCGAAAATAAGACCTGTCGGAAGAATCAAACCATGGTCCATATAATAGTCCATAAGAGTTTCGTATTTCGTGTCGAACGGCTGTGTATTCATCGAACTTTCCATATATTGTTCTCTGAATTTATCCATTGCGATTGTAGTATATTTCGTATAGTTCTTGATACCAATAACAGACGAAATAACATTCAAATCTGAGCTCTTAAACTGGTCATAAACCTTGTAGATATATTCCTGTGCTTCTTCCTTACCGATACCGTCACAAATTTTGAACGCGAGTTCTTCGGCTGCAACCTTACAGAAGTCAGGCATTATAGATTTCTTAATAGGAATACCCATGATTTTGTGTTTCATGTGGTCCAACGGAAACTTCTTACCTTCACTGTCGATAATATTACCGATATACAACTTCTTCGCAAAACAGAACATGTTTTTGAAGATATTTTCACGGTTAAAATTAATCTTATTGACTGTATGGAATTGTGTGGCTCGAATTTCAAGAATCCTATCAAAAAAGCGCTGGAATATGTTTTCGCATTTCTCAAAATATCTACGATATTCATCTTCATTCGTAATCGATAAACCAGATTCTAATAAACGACGCTTAAGTTCGATAATCGAGAAATAAACGGAGTCCGTGTCATTATGTACGGCACAGACATCACGTCCTTTCACAACAAGCGGACTCATGTTGTTCATTTGAAATTTATCAATCTTTACATCTAATGCTTTCTTAAATTCCATTTTAATCCTCAATACCGAGAAGGTCAGTGTCCTTGTTGAATTCATAAGCATAGATTTCCATTTCGTCATTACCGCGAAGAACGGTAATCTTTTCATAGAAATCATACTTATATGTCTTTTCTTCTGTAATAATGGAAACTGTCGAGAATTCCTTAATTACATCCTTGAGCAAGTACGGAGAAACATAGTATTCGTTAAGATGCTTAGTCAACCAGTCTCTCAAGGTAACACGAGCACAACGACAAATTGCACGGGCAACATCCGGGTCATACAATGCGAAGCTGTTTGCAAGAGATACACCGTAAACCGAGTTAATAATCAACTTCTTGGTCATTTGTCGGTTATGATAAAGATGTGCACCAGCCTTGTCACCATTCTTTTCACATTCCTTTTCCTTATTCTTATATATCTTACGTTCTGCAAACACCTGCTTAACAACGTTCGGAAGAATACCATCGTCACGGTTATAGAACCCAAGTTCTGCAACATCCGTCGGAATAACCTCACCGGATTCAATCTGTTCCTTAGTAGGATGAACAACCTTCAATTCTGGAGAGATATGGAATTCCATAATATGGTGCGGATATGAAGACGTAATATCGAAAGACATACAGTCGTCATGTCGGCCAGGGAAGTCATAACAATAACCGGCTTTTACCTGGAATTCTGGGAATGGATGAGGATCCTTCTTATAAGCATTCCATGCTTCTATGAAAGCATCTTCAGTTTTCCAATGTTCAAATCGTTTCTGACCAACTATTGACCTAATCGTGGCATAATCGGCTTTTCCTACTTTCTGAGCTTCCTTATAGGCATCATAGAAAATCCTGAACTTACAATAATCCTTGTAACGTTTTGCACCAGGTTCCCATTCAGTGTTCTCGAAGTAATCGTTTCCATCCTTATCCTTGATAATATAGCAACGTTCGTTTCTCCACCAGTCAACATGATGGTCTTCGCGGTCATTAAGCACACGGTTTGTCTTGTGCAAGAACTTCAAGATATAACCGGTAGTCGTCGGAACTTTCTGTTCAACCTTATCGAGAGTTACAAGGCAATCGAACGCATATTCAATAATAAGGTCGAAAAGCTTATTCTTTGTTTCCAAGTCGACCATAATCATAACGTCCTTTCGGTTATACTTCAGGAAGTTATTACCGTCAATCTTGTAGGTTTCAGAAATCGCACCGCTATACTCCAATTTCTGGTCATTCAATTCGAGGTTGGCCACATAGTTAAGAGAATACGAAGAAAGAGGCGGATGAGATCCGAAGACTTCGTACAGTTTCATGTAGTCAAGCGAATACAAACCAGGAATGGTATATTTAGTTCCGAGTTCGACATTTTCCATCTTGCGGTCAGTAATCTTTTCCGCAATAGGCATCATGCCAAGAGGAGACAACTGCTTTTCCCATTCTACCTTTATATCCAGTTTTTCTCTAAGGACTTCACAACGACGCATGATATACGGAATATCGTATGCAAGCGAATTCCAACCTGTAATGATGTCAAAATGGTTATTGGCGAACCACTTTATCCATTCTCGGATAAGTACCGCTTCTGACTTACAATACGTATAGTTAGGCAAATCCTTAGGGTCATCCGTATATCTGATTGTACTCCAGGTATAAGATTGCTTTGTCTTTGTAGAATAACAAGTAATTGCGTTAATCGGCCATTGTGCTATTTCAGGAGACGGGAAATCATAGGAAACGAAACAGCTGTCTTCGTACGGAAGATATTTATCAACTTCAATATCATAAACGAAATACTTATCATGGTCAAACTTCATGTCGAAATCAATAAGACTAACATCGATAGTCTTATTGGTTTTCTTCTCACAAACTTTAATCAACGTTTCGTCATAATACTTACTGCCAGACGCAACTTCAATATCGAAGAAACAAATGTTCCACAAACTCATGTCTACATGGAGTTCTTCGTTATCGTACAGCTGATGCATGTATTTGACTTCAGGACGCAAATTACCTTCACAGACGCCTTTCAGACCTATTAACGAATTTCGGTCCTTATAAGGGAACCTTTCCATTGGAGTCTTATGAATATCGGTAAGCTTGCTCTTTTTTGTCTTATCAGGAATGTAGCACCAGTTATTGAATTCTACTTCCTTAAATTCAGTATCTTCTTGGGCCTTAAAGTATAACTTTTGTTTCTTAAAGTCCCAATAACAATTTTTAAATCCACTCATATAGTTTAAATATAGAAAAAACCTACAAATGATTAAATTTGTAGGTCTTTTTATTCCAAAATTCTTTAATTATGCATTCAACGTCTTGATGAAGGTCTGCATATCCTGGAAAGCCTGGAGATAGCCGGCCTTGAATTCAGCCTTAGCTTCCGGGACTTCAGTCTTACGGACTTCATCGATCTTTGCGACCACGATTTGCTTGATTGCACGGAGGTTGTTAACAACAACGTCTTCGGCGTCAACTGCATCATTAAAGTTATTAGCATTAGTCATCATATTATGTTTTCCTTTATCGTTTAGTTAACCATATATTATAGGTTCTTGTGTCTTCTTGTTGTTTCTTCGCATTGTCAGGAATCATAGACTGATATTCTTCCGGAATTTCAGAAAAATCTGGAGCCTGCTCATATTGTTTCCATACATTGATATTACCGATAGCATTTGCTATTTCTGGCATACCTTCTGTAACTTCTTCAATATCAAGCGGTAGTCGTCTCTTTCTGCTGTACTCTGGTATCATATCTAAACTTTATCCTTCCTTTACTCATATCATAGATGTTCACACCGATAAGGCATTTATCACCTGGAGTGATATGAATATGCTTAACACGAATTTTGCCAGATATAGTGCAAAGCACTCTCTGACCATTTTCTAGTTCAACGTCAAACATCGCATTAGGGCGGGCTTCTAAAACCGTGCCGATAACGTCGACTTCTGACAAGTTTTGTTTTTCTGCTTTATCTTTTTTATTAGTTTTAATTTTCTTCATTTTTAATTCGCAGCTGTCTCAAGCTCAGCATCAGTGGTCGTGTTTTCTTCATTAGATGGCATTTCAAAAGTCGATTCTCCGTCTGCTACAACTTCGAATTCTTCAACAGGTTCATTAGATTCTTCTTTATGCTGTGCTTCTTGTTTTTCTTCAGATAGCTTCTTAATTCTTTCACTATTAGCCTTCACCAAAGCAAGTCGCTTAGCACCTTCGTCTACTTGGACAGAAGATTGCTTAGTAAGCGTACTTCCCAATTCACTCAGATCTGCGGTTTCGAGCATTGCATCGAGGTTAGCTTTCTTTTCTTTCAAGATTTCTTCTTCAGTTTTCGCAGGTTCTGCTTTTTTAACAACTTTAGGTTTCGTTACTTGCGGTGCTGCTGCAGTTTCAGTTACTTTTTCAGTCTTCTTTTCGACAACTTTGGCTGCAACGGGCTTTTTCTTAATAACAGTCTTTTTAACCGGAGCAGGTGCTACAACAACTTCCGGTTCTTTTTCTTTGTAAATAATCTTTGGAGCTGGCGGTGGTGGATTCATGATTTCATCACACATGTCCAACATGCATTCATTAAGCTTTGTGAGGCCAGTCATTCCATATTTAAAAAACATTGCGGTCATTTTCTCTTTCATTTCGTCAATAAGAGAAAAAGCTTCAGAAAAAGCGGGGTTATTAATATAACCCGCACTTTCTGTAAATGTTTGTGGCTTTTTAGCTGGACGTCTGCGAACAGGCGCCGGCTCTACATAATTCGTATCATCGTCAAAATCGGGTTCAGCAGGAACTGGTGCAGGACGCGGTGCCGGAGCAGGAGCCGGACGTGGCGCAGGCCTTGGTGAAGGACGCTGCGTACGATGGGCTTCATTTATTTCCGGAACTTCGTCATTATAGAATTCATCATCTTCAAGCTCATCGACATTGACTGTCTGAGCCTTATAATTCTTATATGCCTCAAGTTTCTGTTCTTCGGTATAAGACGGGTCGTTTCTATGTAGATAGCTTATAAAAGAATCACCATTACTCATAATTATACCTTATTTATAGAAGTTATTTTTAAAATATAGAAAATTTTAAACCAACTTCGTCTTTACCTTATCAATTAATCCGATTTTCTTTGCTTCATTTGCCGACATAAAGTTGTCAAACGAAGTAAGTTCACGGAGTTCTTCAGTAGTCTTCCCAGTCTGTTTCTTGAATACACGATTCATGCTATCAGTCCAGTTCTGCAATTCCTTCTGGAGAATGCTAACGTCCTTAAGACGACCAGCAAAACCATCGGCGACAATACCAGCCTGATGAATCATGATACGAGAAGACGGGAATGCATAACGATGGCCAGGAGTTCCGTTTGCAAGAATGACAGAAGCCATACTAGAGCAAGAACCGCAAGCAATCGTGTTAATAATAATACCTTTACGCTTCAATTCATCCATAACGTCGATGAGAGCAAAACCAGCATCGCAATCTCCACCAGGAGAAGAGAGGTAAATGGTAACGGGATCCTTAATGTCGTCATCGTAAAACGAAAGACGTTGAATAGTGCGAATGGCGATATTCCAATCAATCGCACCAGTAATCCAAATACAACGCTTGACTTCAAAGTAATTCTGACGCATTACTTCAAAATAACCGCCCATTTCACCAAGAGGAATGGCTTGTTGTTCAGGTTCTTCAGGCTGACCTTCCGGAGGAACATCACCAGGATTTTCCGGTACAGGAGGCATTTGACCCGGATTCGGAGTAACCATAGGAGCAATAGGTGCTTCTACAGGCTTATTTTCAGTTTTCTTCTTTACGATGCGCTTTAAAGACATTTAAATATCCTTCATTATTTAAGTTAATTTCAATTTGCTTTCTGTATTTCGATTTTTCTTCAACATCGATTTCCGAGTCGAATCTAAGTTTGAATGGACCAGCAGACAATAACGGCTTTCCATATTGGATTACAGTATCATTGCCAGAATACAGTACATACCTAAATCGTTTCGTGACATTGCGGAACTTAACGTTTATATAGTTTTCATCTAGCGATAAAACAGTATATTCGTTTCCATCAACGCCTTTGTAAGTTTTTCCGACTTCAAATTTCATGTTACACCAATTTGTTCTTTTCGAGGAAAACACTAATTTTATGGTTAAAATCTTCGTTCTTCAAGAAAATGGCCTTGAGTTCTTCATCATTGTAGTTGTCATAATTCTTTACAAAAACTTTCGCATAGTCCGTAAAGTTCTTATAGACATCTTCAAGAACCGACGCATAGACGGTCTTAACAAGATTCAGCGGTGTTACTTCCTTTTGATTCATTCGAATATTCATTTACTAGATCCTTTAGTTTTTCACAGAATTCTGTGTCAGTTTCAAATTTGGGCAAAATAGAAATAACATAAACCATCCAATCATTAAGATTCTTCGGATGAACGATGTTATCCGTAACCTGTTTTGACTGGTTGACCATTTCCTTCAATGTCTCAAGGGTCTTAGGGTTACTAATGACCTTGAGATAATCTTTTTCCTTTCGGAACAAAGGCTGCATCTTTATTGGTTTATGTTTCTTCATATTTTACTCGACGATTTCAAGTTCTTCGGGGTCTGTCATAGGTTCTGGACCATTTGACGGCTGAGTATTCTCGAGATACTTACCAGCATAGAGCACGGCAGTTTCGCCTTGAATAGTATCAACCATGTCTTTAATTCCAGCCATGAAAGCGGACTCATCAGATTCTTCAGTTTTTTCTATTTTTTCTTCGACATTGATATTCATCTTGTCATAGGCTTCGAACACAGCCTTATTAATCTTGTCCGCAAGCGGCTTCTTAATAGGCTGGACGAAACAAAGCTCACGCTTGTTATTCACGTTCTTAGGGTAAATAACATAACGCTTGCCATAATAGTCCATCAATGTAAGGCCAGTAAGTAAGAGTTCGTGGTCAAGAATAACCTGACACTTGCCGAGCTTACCGTACTTCACATTATATGGATAAATTTTGACTTTTGTTACTTCCATATTATGGTAGATCCTTTCTGTACTCTTCAAGAGCTTCAATATCCTTGGAAACCTTCATCAGGTCAATTTCCTTAGCCACAGCTATGGAAATAATATCATTGAAGATACTCTGTACAGCCGGAACCGGTTCAACATCTGCAACCTTAATCATACGTTCTACAACTTCTGCAGGAGGAACCGGATGTTCATTAGTTACATTACCACTTCCGTCAACGAAATTCTTGAGGAAGTCATTGAGATAGAAAATCGCCTTACCGAGGTCCTGATACGGCGTAGCATGTTCAGGGTCAGTCTTGGTCTTATCGAGGTAACGCATGGAATATTTCCATACATTTGCGCAGTCACAATCAAGATAGCGAGTAATCGTAATAGTTTCAATACCAGATGCGTTATTGCAATAATGACTAGGATGATTAACGGCCTGGTCAATTTTCTTAAGCTGTTCTTCAGTATGCATTGTCTTTTACCTAAATTATTTAAATGTTTCGTTTGTTTTCAATGCTTTTAATATATTTTCTTGTAATTCATGAGACTTCGCAGCATGTTCAGAAAGCTTTTTATCGAATTCACGGTCCTCTTTGAGCTGCTTATTACGAGCAAGAGCTTGACTGATACGAATAGGAAGGAAAATTGCCATGAAATAACCGAATGCCATTGCAATATATGGTACAATGTCGGTCATAAAATACATTATTCCTTTCTTAAGTGTATCTCCAAACACACCAAATCCGCCTAAAACTAGGGTATAAACCAAGACCATAATAAGAGTACCGATAACCAGTCCCTTATTGGCCTTGATATTCACCCAAAAATTCTTAATTTTGGCAGGAAATTTAGACGTATTTTGATTAGATGTCTTCATTGTCTTCAAGAATTACTTCCACTGCAGAATCAGGAATCTGGTAATACTTCGTCTTAACGTAAGCACCCTTATCATTCTTTGCAGCGATATTGAGTTCGATTGCCTTCAAATCTGTAAAAATAATGCGGTCACCGACAGATACGGTGCACGGAATTCGAGAATCCGTAACGGCATTATACTTACCTGGGCCAACGGCAACAACTTCGCCATAAACAAGCTTACCCGAGCTATCAAGTTCCGGAATATAAATACCGCCTGCAGTCTTCGTATCACCGCTACGGCGCTTTACAAGCACATAGTTATCGTTCATCTTCATAGTTAAATTTCCTTTTACTTAATTTCTTCGTTATCGTCAAGAATGCAGGTACATTCGTTTTCGGCAACCTTGACCAACTTGAGCTTACTGACATTTCCCTGTTCATCCTTAACAGAAACAGTTACTTCAGTTGTGACACCCGGATTATAAATCACACGGTCACCAACCTTGAGTTCAATCGGAGTAAGTTTCTTGGTAAACGGATTATACTTACCCGGTCCAAGTTTTACAACTGTACCGAGAGCCATAGGAATCGTTCCAATTCGGGGAATAAATAAGCCTCCGACAGTCATTTTGTCGAAAGGTTCCTCTTTTACGAGTACGTTATTTTCTGTAGTTTTCATCTCAGTTTCCTTAAATTTTAAATAGAAAGTCTTTCTTAGTGTATTTTGTGCTCTTATCGATGCACGAATTATTTATTAAAAACGTGTCACCGATTTCGCAAATGGACTTTTTCTTATCCTGTCCAAAATGCCAGATCTTTCCATTTACATTTAAATTCATTTTCCGTGGGTCATAATAAGAAACAACGACGTCGGGAATAGATTCCGCAATTTTACGAAACCTATCAACTTCATCGTTGTACATCTCATTAATATCAGTGGTCCACCAATTCCATCGTTTAATATTAACACTGGGGTCAATTCCAGTCGCTCCGCCAAAAACATGCTTATCAACCATAACTACTTGCCCATCTAACCTAATTGGCGAACAAAGTTTGCGCTGGAATGACCTCAGTGAATCTTTAACTTTTTCAAATTTCAAATCAAGCGGCATATCAGATTTCATATCACAGCCACCATAAACATACAGCACATTTTTGTAGTGCTGTCCAAGATAAACCAGAAAACGCCTAGTCATCTCGTAATCTTCAGATATGCCGCTTATACACAATACATCAGCAGGGAGAAATTCTTCATCAAGTAGTTTCTTAAAATCAGCAAACATGTGCTTGCTGGGCTTAAGATTCAAATTATTGATGAAGAAACAATCCATACTTACTTAGTCCAGATAGTAGTCCACTTTCCACCGATAAACTGTTCAATCTTGACAACCGAACGAAGACGCGGATTCTTATAGGATTCCATGAGTTCTTCAGTATAGCAGTCAGAAGTAAACGGTTCACCATACGGTGTACCAGTTTCGTCAACGTGATAACGAGTAATGCGCCACATTAGGCCATAACCTCCTGTTGAAGTGTTCGATATAATGCAACCATGTTACGGTCGAGTTCAGAACGCTTGTGCTTACCACGAAGAACCTTTTCAGCCATGAAACAAATAGTTGCTTCAGTCTGAGAAAGAGCTACGAGACTTGACACAGCATAACGGGTATGTTCCGGTGAACGGATTTCCATACCTTCGAGCTGAACACGGTTACGGGTTTGTTCATTGCCGGTTGTGACCACATAGGCCTTACCGGTCTTTCGATTCATTGCATAATTCATATTAATCTCCTCTATCAATTTTATCGATATTACAAATATAGTTAATCGCCTGTAAAAAATTGTTTAACATAGGAAAAAGATTTGAGTTTTCTTACAGGGTTGATACGGGAAGCAATATGAGCTCATTTTTGAGAGAATACAACTTGGACATCATGTTTTTTACAAATGTATGATGTTTATCCGAATTTTTGTCAAATATCGGATCTGTTGATTCTGTATAATTAACTATTCTACAAAGGTCACCGAGAGCCGCGTCAAATTTATTCAGAACTTTGAAAAAGGTAAATAGCTTTTCAAAAGTAAACCAGCTCTTAAATTGAGAAATACTATCAAACCGCATGGTCTGATATTTATCGATGCCATCCTGGAAAAATTCTTGGTCAAAGTATTCATACATAGCCTTACGGCAAAGATTTTCCTCACCTTCAGTATAAAAACTTTGAATATAAGTATCGGCTACATAAACTATTCCGACTTTCTTATCATCAGTAACTGTAATTTTAATATCATGCACCCCGAAAGGTACGACAATACAGGTAGTATATACCTTAATAAGTGGAATCTGCCGTGTAGTATTATGTAGAGCAGTTTCCACTATTTCTGCTACTTCTTTATCAAATAGACCGTAGTCTAAATATTCAATTCTGTCTTTTTTAGTCATATACACTTCAAAGTGTAATACATTGCATTACACTATCATAATATAGTAAAATGACGGGCTTTTGTAAACCCGCCATGCTACATTATTTTAGTCTTTCAATTATCTTTTTGACAATTTCGTTATATCCGTCTTCAGTTCCGTCAGCAGTTTCATATTTCAGATTATTTGAATCCAAAAATTCCAATAATCTTCCATCGATTGCCCTAGCTTCTTCTTCAGTCTGGTTTCGACCGTTAGGATTATACTTCTTTGCACGCTTTACGAAAATATTAAAAGTATTTGGATATTTCTTTGCTTCATAAAGGCATACATCCTGATACGGTTTTTCTTCGGTATACATAGCGCCCATTGCAATAGGACTATCTGTAACAATTACGTCAACCTTTCCGAGAAGTCTCGCAACTTTCAGGCATTGCTTACCGGTTACATATAACTGACAATACTTGAGCGGAAACTGATCATCTTGCCATACACGATCTTTCGCATATTCTGAAACATATTCACAATCAACGCCAGCCATCTTAAGTTTCGCAAAAATATAAGCAGCTCCTGTCGACTTTCCCGAACCAGGACCCGCATAAAGATTAACCAATAGAGTATTACATGTTCTTTTCATAATTTTCACCTGTGATTACAAATATAGTAAATTTTTTATTGCCTATTGAAATGTTTATAAAAATCTGTATTTACAAAAACGCTTCAGTTTGCTATATTTATTAACATGAAGATTGATTTATCGACTATCAAAAATGACCTCCTCACTTCTGGTATGAAACTCGCTTCCGCTATCGAAAGCAAGGGTTACGAAGCATATCTGGTTGGCGGTTGCGTTCGTGACATGGTTCGTTGGACTATTGGCCAATGTGGTTTTCCGGATATTCACGATATTGACATCAGCACGAACATGCCTATCGATGAACTTCAGAAAAACTTCAAAACTGCCAGTAACAATGGCGAAGCTCACGGCACTATTCTGGTTTTCCAGGACGGTGAGCCTTTTGAAGTGACTCAGTTCCGTACCGATGGCGCTTATACCGATGGTCGTCACCCGGATTCAATCAAGTTCGCCAAGACTTTCAAGGAAGACTGCTTACGCCGCGATTTTACTATCAACGCAATGGGTCTTACCGGTCAGGGTGAAGTCATTGACTATTACGGTGGTATCGATGATGTTACGAACGGCATTATCCGAGCTGTCGGTAAGGCAGAAGACCGTTTTGCTGAAGATTATCTCAGAATTTTCCGCGGTGTTCGTTTCATGGTCAACTTCGACTATTCTTTGGCTGATAGTACCTATGAAGCGATGAAGACAACCGTTGATACTTATACTTATAAGATTAACTCTCTGTCTTATCCTCGTATTCGTGATGAAATCAGCAAGGTCAAGAATCCTTCTAAGAATCTCGCTTTGTTTTTCACGACACTGTATCGTACCGGTATTCTGAAATACTTGGTTACTTTCGAAGATGTTGATATTCCGGGTCTGATTGCACGTTTAGAATCTGTAAATCATCTCACTGCGGATAACATCTTTGCGGTTATCGCTTTCGGCGAATACGACGTAATGTTACATCGTCTTGCTGCTACTCGAGAAGATTCTCGTTTGCTCAAGTGGTATTATTACATGCTCAAGAAGCTGAAAGAACCTAACGAAAATACAAGCTGGGACACTATTGTTAAATTCGTCGAAGGTGATTACAAAACTCTCCTCGAACTGTCCAAGATTGTTCCTGCCTGGTATAACAGAATTCCTATCGCTTTGAAGCTTAAAAAGGATAAACCCGATTTACATGCTATCTCTGAAAGAGTTCAGAACGAATTTCATGTTAAACCAGGTCCTAAGTTCGGTGCAGCTGTTAGCTACCTGCTCGAAGAGGCTTACGAAGCAAAAGCAAGGCATCTTCAATAAAAATAAACCCGGTTTTAAAAACCGGGTTTTCTTTTACTTAGCGGTAGATTCCCAACTGAAAGTAATTGTGTTATTGTCTTCGTCCATTCGAAGGAACTTAAATTCAAATTCAGAGAATTCAATATCCTTACGTTTCATCGTGGGCGATTTTACTTGAACTTCAAGAACTGGCAAACAGCATTCTCGGAATCGTGTGATTTGACGAGATGCTCCAGGAGTTCCTTCAGCTTCATCTACAATAGAACATGCTTTAGTTTTCTTATTAACTCTTACAATAACCATTTAGATTCTCCGTTTAATTTTAATTTCGTTTTCCAGATCCTTAAACTGTTCTTTCATGTATGCAACCTTATCTGGCGGTACATTATGAACATTTTGGAATTCGTTATCCATACGATAAATCGTGACCTCAATGCCACGAGCTGCCGCCTCTTTCAAATACGGTTTCATATCCTTACGGGTTACAAAAGTATTTGCGACGATAACATACTGAATTCCGTCGTCTAATGCCTTAAACGCTCTTTCATAACAATTTTTATGGGCATAATAAATTCGTTTTTGGTCGAAATTATAATTACCCTTATCATCATACCAAAAATCGTCGGCCTCGAAGTGCTTGACTGTATAGCCCTGCTTTTCGAGGTCGGCTTTAAGCGCTTTGGCATAAGTAGACTTTCCGGATCCAGGGATTCCCCTGATAATTATTAATGTCTGCTTTGCCATTTTTCTGATTTCCTATTCTGTGAACCGATATATTATCGCAACCAGTAGAACATTCAGTAAATAGAATTTAAAGAATATTCCTAGGATTGTACGACAACATAAGTCTTTGCTTGTGGTTCCTATTGAAGATATGACTAAAAAGAAACATTCCAATAGGAACAACGCCGTTCCATATTCAAATATAGTTAAAATCATTCTTCAATAGTCCTCTGCACGTTAGAAGGTTCCAATTTTTTGTGAACTGCACGCTTAACAGATGCATAATTAGTGATATTACGATTAATGCACTTGATAGCCTGCATAATAGCCCCAATATCGCTCTTATAGTGCTCCAGAGCGTATTCGTAGCGAGAACGCTGGTCTTCGCAAGCCTTCATGGTTTCGCGAGCCTCAGCGAGAACTTCTTCAGTACGTTCCTTAACCTGAATGCGGACACTTTCGGCGTATGCACGTAAATCAGGGAATTCTTCAGGAATATACAGAACTTCATCATCTACAGGCTTGTAACCGTTAGTCTTGTCGACATGGGCATGGAAGAAATCCTTTTCACAGTCATACGCTACCCAGATATTCCACTCGCTGAGGCATTCGAATATCTTTGCGAGCTGGCACCATTCATCGGATTTAACCTTGACCTTGAATCCATATTCCGGGAAAGTTACAACATAACCTTCCTGAGACGAAGGAAGCTTGGTCGCAGTATTTCGAGCGTCATTGAAATTATCGTATTCATAGATTTCTGCCATCTTGATTTGCCAAGTATTGGCATAAGCGCTAAGTCCAATAATATGCTCTTCAGCACCAGTTTCATTGTCGATAACTGCCAAAAGAACAAGACCTTCAAAATCATAACGAATCGGGTGAAAATCTTCATTTGAAACAATTTCAAACAAATAAGTTTTCTTCGGATTCAAAGTTGCCGCATGAGGACCGCCGATATGCTGGTCAAACCAACGCTGTCCCCAAATTGCCTGGTCAGAATCGAAAGATCCACCGGTCTTCAACTGCCAATGCTTAAGATAAGGATTCCAGAATACAATACCTAAAGAACCGTCCACCTTTTCCATAGTCAGGAAACGAATAGACTTGAGAATCTTTCGAATATCAATTTTCTTCTGGTACTTCATTACCTTTTTTGCAAGGTCGGTAAGTTCGCCAGTTTCGTTGTTAATCAATTCGCCATAGTTGAAGAATTTATCAAAAGGACGTGCTACAATTTCGCCGGTTTCAGAATCGAAAACAATACCACGAGCATTGAGAGTAATTTCATCCCAATCCGATGAATATACTGTTTCACGAGTATACTTGAAACCAACCAGCTTACCATACCAGTGAGCTGAAATACGTCCCTTCTTTGCTGCCTTCAAATACTTACGGAGTCTGTGCTTGTTCCGCAGTTTCCGGAGTAGGTTCTTCAGCCAAGTCATCATTTTTCTTTTCCACCTTTTTCTTAGGCTCATACTTATGAGTCTTATCGAGTTCTACCGTTTCAATAGTACATCCAGCTTCATACTTTTCACGAATGAAACTTTCAAGTTCTCCGCGAACTTCAGTTTCCGTTTCGCCATAACGCTTAAAAACAAGCGGTCCTGGAATACCTTCAATTAAAACCAAGCACTTATAACGTTGTTTCATTATTTTTCCCACATGGCATCGGTTTTGACCAGTTCATCAATGCTTACTGGACGATACCATGCTTCCCAGCTAACATTGTTTTCGACCATTTTGCCGTTATGGTTATCGACAACGCTAGTCTTGTTGAATTCATGCGTATGACCATGAACGAGATAGTCAATAGGCTTACCTTCCGCAAGATACTGGTTCAATGCGGTCGGGTCACCAGTTGTACCGTCATGTTCATTAATCGTTTCATCATAATTATAATGCTGCAACAGATAGTTCTTACCATTATACGTAAGGTAAATGTTATCCTTTACCATAGTAATGTTCGGAAACATAGTTTCCTTGACCGGATAGAGCTTCTTGAACAGAGCATAGTCATGATTACCACGAATCATATACATGTGCTTGAAATTCAACTTGTTCGTGTAATAATCGCCAAACACTTCAAGCAACTTGCTACCGGGAGTACCGAGAGTAAAATCACCGAGGAAAATGACAATATCATTCGGAGAAACAACAGAATTCCATTGCTTCACAATATCTTCATTCATTTCCTCGACGGTTACGTACTTTCGTGTACGGTCAAAATGATCCTCGTAACTCGTGCAGAGTTTACGATGATTAACGTGCAAGTCACTGACAATAAAAATCTTTTCGTTGTGTAATTCTAGTTCCATAATGCAAATATAATAAAAATAAGGCATTTTGTAAATGCCTTATTTTTTGTCACCAGATTTTGGAAACCGGTAACAGAGCAATACTAATAAAATTGTTTCAAGAATTACATAGATTATCGAAAACTGAAGCTGTAACAATGAACAGAAAATGAACATTGTAAAGAACACTGATAAAAACGTGTTAATAATGAATAATAACAGTTTTTCCATTATTCCTCAACTTCTTCTACCAAATCCTTGATTTTTACAATTTTAGGTTTTTGACCATTCAATTCAAACGCATGTGTATTGATATAGTCAGTACACTGTGCGGAAGAATCGAAAGTATATGCTGAGCGCGGATTTCTGGTGGTTCCCCAACCATTCCAATATTCTGAATCAATCTTAAGAACGTAATAATATTTAAGCATAGCCATCTTTATATATGATTACTTCTGCAGATAATCTTGAATAATCTTTTCATGATGGAAACCCATCTTCGGAAGATTACCGACACTGAACCATGCTGCATCCTTCGCATCGTCGCCGGCCTTAGCCATCTTCTTTTCCTTACCAGTAACCCTTACAGATACTGCTGTATCGATAATACGCAAGCGTGGGTCAAACATATGGCTATAGGTCTTAATCTGTTCGAACTTTTCAACTGGGAGGTTCAGAGACGTTTCTTCGCGGAATTCACGCTGTGCTGCATGTTCCAAAGAAGCATCAGCCTTTTCAGGAAGTCCGGTTTCCTTATTGATATAATCAACCGGATTAAAGAATCCACCAGGAGTACAGAAGTAATTCATATACGGTGGTTTCCTACGGCGAATCAACAGAACTTCATCACCGGAAATACCGACAATATCAACCGTGTTTGCAAACTTTCCCCAACCCTGCTTCTTATAGTTTTCAATCCACTGCTTTTCAAGTTCAGTATAGTTGGTCGGATTCTGGTCATAAAGACTGTTTGTCTTAATCGGATTATCACGGTCATCCGTAAGTTCGCCTTCTTTTCGGATATATTCAAACACTGGCTTGCTAATCAGTGTCTTAACATCCTTATAGTGGCATTCCGGATTACGGTAGAAAATTTTACGAGCTTCGCTACTGGAAATACCTTCAGTCTTAATACCCATGAGATAAGTACAATCATAACCGTACTTCGATTTCAATGCACCATCATTATCATCACGAGGAATAACCAAGAACTTATAGTTATTCAAAAGCTGATTACCGAACTTCCACTTTCCGTTAACCAAAGAATACCATTCGTCTTCGCCGATAACAATAGTAATATCCTTATCCTTGGTACCGAACTTATGGGAAATGAATTCATAAGTCCTGTTATTCTGAACGAGAATCGTAGGATTCAACTTTCGTGCAGTCATTGCGACCTTAACCATCGCGACACGTTCATCTACCGGAGTCTTATAATTCTTTTCGTCCGTATTGGAAACAAGAACATAAAGTTCATCGCCCTTACGAACCTTTTTGCTCACTGCCTTAATAATAGCTTCATGAGCGTGAGTAATCGGATCAAATGCACCACCAATCAAATACTTCATAATTATCTCCTAATATTTCCACAAGATGTATGAGCGTCACCCATAATATCGCCCTTGACTGTAATGTTTCCTGCATGGGTTTCAACATCACCTGAAACATCACCACCAATTTCGATATTACCTGCTGCACTTTCAACATTACCCATGACGTCGCCAGAAACTGTAATGTTGTTTCCCTTACATACCTTATCTACGTCACCATAGACCGTAATGTTAATAACTTTATCTTTTACAGTAAAAGACTGATTACCAACAATAACAGTTTCACCCGAAATCTTAACAGAATCTGCGCAAATAGGTTCTTCAACCTTTTTACCGTTAATTTCAATACTATCTGTGAGGCATAAACCTTTGAGAATATCTTCAGCCATAGTTTTCCTTATGTTTTTATACAATATAGCAAAATTAAAGGGCTTTGTAAGCCCTTATAATTATTTAATCGTATATGTTTGACCTTCGTACTCTACAACACGTTCTTTCTTAGGATTTTTAACTTCGACTGCGCACATCTTAAGAGAAAAACCACTTGTAGTTTCAGCTGTTACTTTTCGTCCAGCGTCATCATCTCGATATGCAAAGCAAGGACCCATACCAGTAATATCCGCTTTTTCATGGAGGTCGCTAAGAATCATTATAGGAATCCCGAAAAAAAACAATCCCAAAATTAAAAACAAAACTGGAACTGTCCTATCTAATTTCCACATTATATCCATTATTTACCACCTTTAATGAATGTTTCATATTTTGAAAGGGTATTACTGTCAATTTCCGGTTTTTTATGTGTGTGCACCAACCGATACAAAAAACAAGCAAATGTATACGGTGACTTTAAAATTGTTAAAATTAGTGCAAACAAATTATGTACTATTGCTATACCTGTAATAATTTCAGCTATTGCCAAACCTAGAAGTGCAGCACCGCTATTAATTACAGACCATCCAAGATAGCATGCATACGAATGTTCATGCAAATAACAATTTTGTGCCGCACAAACAATTGTCTGGTTTTCATTGTACATTACAAAACAGGTTATAATGGATGCAATAATTATTGTTGGAAGCCAGTCAAAAAGAAACAGATTCAAGCTATCTGAATCGTTATCTGTCATATATTTCCAAGTCATTCAATTACCCCTTATGCTTAAAATATGTTCTGAACAACCATGGCGCTTTCTTAACCTTTTCGGCAAATTCTTCCATAGCTTTATATGCAAAAATTGCTCGATTATCGTCGTCAATCTTTACAGTATCTCCGTAATACAGTTCATTAAACAATGTGACAAAATCATCGGAATCCAAATACTTTCGAGTAGTATTATGTTTTTCATGAATTTCGCCGAGAGTTTCGCGAACATGAACTGAACTGTTCTTGATAACCTGATTTGCCGCAAGATACTGGGCAAAATAAGCACCGATACCGATACCGATACCAATACTAACAATTACAAGTATTACAATAAAGACTCCCATAATTACCCCTTCAGAATACCGGCGTGACGTGCCGCAGTAATTGTGGTCAAATCTGTTCCTTGTCCATCAGCAAAAGTAAGCTTCGTTGCGGAAAAAGAAACAGTATAATACGGATCCTGATTTGGCCTGCTGTTAGTCAACTCCAAAGCGCTGAGTCCACAAACCTTCACATTTTCATACTTGTACTGGCCCAAAGGCATATGCGGATTATGATTATAAATTTCAAGGGTAATCTTTGCGACTTCGTTTCCATTCTTCAACAAATCAACCCAGAATGCGTAATCAACAATAGATGTACGCTTAAAGACGAGCTTAAAACTAAGGTTAGAAGAATCCGTAAATTCACGCATTGCATCAGATTCTCCCGGGTGACTTGCAGTAATTGCTGAACCTTGACTGGAATTAAGATGGTCGCTAAAATGACCACCCCATGCAGCAATCAAAGCATTATTGCTTGTAAAGCGAGATTCTGCATTTATATTGAAATCAAACTGTGCCTTTAAACCGTAACCGTCGGGATTTGCAACTTCTTTTTCAGGATAGACTTGATTGTTCATATTGGTTCCTTTTGTTTATGCATATAATATAGTAAAAATATTCATATTTGTCAACCTAAAAAATAAAAGGCTGACTTGCGTTAACCTTTTACCCTCACACATCCAATATTCTTTTTTCTTACTTCTTTGTTTCGGAGAACAAATCAATAAGAGTGTCCTTGCTCAACTGAGTCAAATCAAGTCCAACTTCAGAATCCTTATCGGAATCGTCAACAAATGTAAAGCCTGCTTTTTCAAGAATCGGCTTCAGGTTGACGAACGAACGACACTTATTCTTGAGGTTTTCAATATACACGTCTGCATATTCATGATTTGGCACACGTCCACCACCTTGAGTAAGGTCCATGAGGAATACCTTATTGTCTACAATAAGTGCACACTGCTTTTCGCGTTCATTATCAACTGGAATGATAAATTCAGCGAGAACATTGTTCGGATCCACCTTTACATCCACACGCTGGCTATAATAAGCATCTTTCTTAAGCTTCTTCTCTTGACGAGCAACGAAGAACTTAAACTGAGACTTAGGAGAACCATTGTACTGGTTTACCGATACCTTGCCATCAGGACACTTACAGTCAATGTAGAACAATTCTGTTGCTTCCGGACGAGCTGTAGTCATATCACCCGAGTAAATGATCTTATTCTCATGGTCCTTGTAACTTGCGTTCCAACCATAAGTACCTCCATTAATGTCATACATATGAAGGTCAAAATCCTGGGTTCCCCATTCTCCACGCCAATAGATACCAACAACGTTGTGGTCGTCGGACATATCAACGGAAGTGCCAAACGGATAATTACCGATGAAGTTCTTTTCAGAAGTCGGCATTGTCAGATTGACATGCTGAGGATAACGAACAGTACATGCCTTATCCTTGATAGACTTGACCAACGAATCTTCAAGAAGATTGTAGACAACCATCAAGTAGGAATTCAATTCCTGATTAGGCACCGGAGCATCCTTACGAACCCACATCTTGCCGTTACGAATTACATACATCTTTCCGCTAGCATTCTGGAGCTTAGCGAGAATACCCTGCATGAGCGTGACCTTCTTGAAATTGGTGATTTCACCCTTTGCAAGACGTTCACGAACTTCGTCCAGCTTCTTGTGTTCAGAAAGTACAGTTTCCCAGAAACCTGCAGTAAACGGCTTATGGTCAGTAACAGCCAAACGACGGATATGGTTAATAACCGAGGAGTTTGTCTTCTGTCCAACAACAACGGCCTTAAGCTTTGCTGCGGCCTTTCTGAAAGCTTCATTCTTGAAAACTGCCGGCTTACCGTCAACCTTTTGGTTCTTGAACGCTAAGAATAACGGCTTGAAACGATAGAAAATCGAAGCGAGAGCGTGTAGCTGCTCATCCGACAACTTCGTAAAGTCGACAGTTTCTGCCTTTTCCTTAATGGCCTTGATAGTCTTTCGGTCCTTGATAAGCATGGCGCTGCCAGTTGCCTTAAAGACGAAATAACGTAACATGTTGAACGGGTCCTTGCCGTAGATACCTGTTGCATCCATCAATGCTATGGAAGCTTCCTTATTCTTGATGGAATCGACGTCGAGTCCATAAGTATTGAAACGCTTATCTTGCGTAATGAAGTTCACAAGGACATTAATGGTTTCAGTTTCAAGGGCAATCCCGGACTGGAGCATCTTTACACAGCGTGTATAAATTTCCTCGTCAGTCGCAGGCATAATAACCTTGAATGAATTGTACGGAATTTCTACGTCCGGAGCGTTGTTTGGAATATACGCATCGCCCGTATAATTTGTGCCATAAGTAGAGGCATAATGAAGAAGTTGATCTACCAACAGTTCAAAACGCGTCTTGGACGTAATGTCAGACCACTTAGCATAAAACGTCTTATTGTAATTGGTCTTAGCTTCAGCATTCACCCAGTCAAGGGCAAGCTTCGAGCAACAGTCGGGATGAATAATCCAACCATACTTTGCTGATTCTGCGTTAACCTCTTCAAAAGAGCGCTTAGAGTTACCTTCTGCCTTAGGCATGACATTGAACATTGTAATCAACTTAAGATTCATAATTTTTCCTCATTAAAAGTGTTAAAGCGAGAAGTAAGTATTTTGCCTAAATTATAATGATATAGGAACATCCTTTGCTTTAACGGTGTTAAATATAGTAAATTGTTTGTGTTTTGTAAACCCTATTTTTAAAGGTTTTTTAATGCTTTTTTCCAAGCCTTTACTTTCTTCTTGGATTCTTTGCTCAGTTTTAATCCGAAAATATCCATTAGTGCATTGGCAGTATCAACACCTGCCAAACGACTTTCGAGTTCTTTCTTCTTTAACGAATTTTCCGTTTCCAATGAACTTCCCATACATGTATAATATAGCAAGTGTATTTTATTTTGTAAACCCCTAAATATAAAAAAGTAGAGCCGGTTGACTCTACTTTTAAATTAAAACCCGAATATTATCGATTTTTTACAAAATCTAAAATATCCTTTTTAACTGATTCGTAGTAGTCATCCCAGATTTTCATAACTAAATTAATAGTTTTATCTGATACATCATCCATTTTTATCTTTTTTGTATAATTCGGAGATGCATTGAAAACATACTTATCGCCGAGAATGGCTTGTGCTTCATAAATTGGTGATTTTGAACTTCTTGCTACCCAATCTCCAATCATATATTCTGCCCATCCTAACAATGTTTTATTTCCATGTTCTGTATTTGGTGTATTCATTCCAGTATTAAAATTTAAAAGTTTAAGATTTCGATTGCCTTGTTTAAATTGACCAGCAATAACTATATCGGCAGGGTTATTTGCCCAACAGCCACCGTCCATATAAGAGTTTCCATCTTTTTCTATAACATCAAAATATGTAGGTGCTGCTGTTGATGTAAGTACAGCAAATGCCTTTGTTGTATCTTTATCACCTAAATCCCACACTTTTTCTACAGAAGCACCATTCATAAATGTTGTTGTAATATAGATAGGTTTTTTCCAATCACTAACTTTACCTTTAAGTTTTTCTTCTAAAATTTTTTTAAGATTTGTATTATCATATGTTGGACACGTTGGTTTAAGTCGTTTATACCAGGAATTTTTTGTAAAAATTTTCTTTAAATTATCTTGGTATAATTTAAATATATCATGTGCACTCATACCTTCATTCATACATGCAGCAACTATTGAACCCGTAGAAGTACCAGTATATGCTGATACATAATCACCTAATTTTTTACCTAGATCTTGTTCCAATCTGCACATAAATGCTAAAGGTCCCATAGCCAAGGCTCCACCACCTTCAATACTTAAACACAATTGTTTGCCCATAAAATTCTCCTAATATAATTTTATATTATATTTATATAATTATATTATTCCGAATTTTTTCTATAAGTATATCCAACTCTTTTCTTTTTAAAATAATAACATTATTTTTTATCATGCATTCTTGTTTTTCCAGTTGTAATTCTTTTGTAAATGGATTTATTAATTGATTATTATCATTAAAGAAAAAATCTCCTTTAACTTCATAAAATTTACCATTTATAATAAAATCTGGCTTATATTTATGTTCTTGTTCTTCTTTAATATAAGTAAACGTAATTTTTGGATGATATTCAAACACATTCTTACTGGACTGTAATGCTTCATATAATTCATATTCCCAGTGAGAATCGAAATATATATCATTATAATAAAAACCATATACTGTATGTGATTGTGTATTTGGATTTTGACCGGGATTTTTATAACCAGTTTTTTCATAATATGTTTGCTGACATTTAGCAAATGATTCAGGATTCGACCAATTATGGTAATACCCTGTTTTTCTAAAATATTCTTCAGAACGTTGTTTTAAATGTTCTGGATTTTTCATATTATGAGTATAACCAGTTTCTTTAAAATATGTATCTATACATTTTTGTCGTGAATCTGGATTAGACCAATTATGATAATATCCGGTTCTTTGAAAATATGTATTTTATGTTCGAAGCCTAACATCTTGTTTCCATTCATCAGTATGAGAATGCCATGTTTCTGATGCAGATAATTTTGCTTCTTCACTTTGTCTTGCACACAATGTACAACAATAACGTCTATAACCGTATGTAAAATTTATAAATTTTGTTTCTTTACCACAATTTTTACAAATATTTTCATCAGGTTCTTTTAAATATTTATCATAATATTCACGAGAATGTATATTGTGCTTAACTAATAAATGTGTAGAAATTCCCAATGATTTTATTTGTTTATGACAGAATTTACATTCTATTATATCATGTCTTACTATATTAAATTTACTTATACTCATTAAAAAACTCCTACCTAATTCTTGCCCAATTAGATAGGAGATAATACGATAACGTATTTTTCAAATTTTTCTACTATTAAAAGGGCAAGTTTTAATAATACTTATATAGTATTTATAATATTTGCCCGTTTTATTTTGTAATATTACGCTAAATTTTTCAATAATGCGGTTTCAATCTCGAAATCACTCATGGCCTTTTTATATTCAAAACTATCTTCATGTCCAGAAAGTCTCGAATATGGAACTCCCATAGAATCCCAGATTTTATGCTGCATAACTATCCAGCCATACGCAGCATAAAAATTTTCCCATCTATTAAGAAATTCAATCAGCTCATTTAGCTTAGATTTTGTCAGCCATTCCAACATTTTAAAGACATTATCTTTATAGTCAAAAATCATTATTGAACATCTGTCTTTAATGGGCATAAGAGTACATGCGACCATAATTTCAAACTTTTCATCATCTTCGTACCAACTGAATTCAACCTCAAATCGATTATCCTTATCGCGAAGACAAATACTATCATGGGTTTTAGAAGTATTTACCCTCATGTAATAATCATTCGGTTTAATCCGAAGAATATAGTTTTGAAAATGTTGGAATGTATATGCTTCAGACATTAATTCTTACCTAAAAGCTTATTAAAAGCATTTACAAGCTTACTGATTTCACCTTCATCGCTTGTAGGTTCATAATCAATACTTGTATCATAAACCACGCGACGCTGAACTGGGGGCTTTCTTCATTTTTTCCTTATGTTCATTCATAAGTTTTTCAGCAAGTTCATATGACGGAATATAAGAACCAACATCCCATGAAGCATCTTTTGAACAAATATGAGGTTTAGATTCTTCTTTCCAAATATGACTATCACGGTATCTTAAATATCGTTCCATATTATAGGTCAAGCGAAACCAATTCTTCGAACCGCTATTTATCTTACGATATTCAACAACAAACCATGACGGGTCTCTGTTTACAATACTTGGAGCAACATCAAAATCGAACGTCGGATATTCATATGTACCGAGTTCTATAATACGATATTCATAAAGCGATTTTTCCATTAGAACACATATCCTTCACGAGATTTACCGGTTGTAACATTACGCAAGATAGTCGGAATAATTTCACCAGCCTTCGTAATAATAACTTCATGACCGATTTCGATGCCCATATATTCAAGCATGTCAATATTGCACATATTTGCACGCTGAACTGTAGTTCCGCAAAGTTCAACAGGTTCAACTACTGCAACCGGAGTCAAATTGCCATTCTTGATAGACCATTCAATGTTAATGAGCTTGGTCTGAGCAAGAGAATACTTCGGCTTGAGTGCAATCGAGAATTCCGGCAAATAATTGGTTTCAAGATCTTCATAATCAATCAAAGACGTCTTCCAAACAAGACCGTCAATCTGATAATCACGTTCTTCATGCCAAATCTGGTCCATAAGAGCGACAGCCTTTTCACCGTTCATGGTTTTAAGGTCGTAAATCTTGTAGTCAACAACATCAAAACCCTGGTTTTTCATCCAATCAAGCATATCAGACTGAAGTCGGAAATGACGCTTGGTGTTAGAGGCATAGCGAGCTTCATAAACCTTGATATTAAGCTTTTCACAATCTGCACCGTCGAGATGCTTCATAATACCAGAAGCAGCATTTCGGCAGTTCTTATACTTCGGGAAATACTTTTCCTTAACGGACTTGTAAAGCAAAATTTCGCCGCGAATAGTTCCTGTAAAATCCTTATCGACTTTCTTGACGAGACCATTCATCTTAAGAATATTATTGGTAATGTCGTCACCGTATGTACCATCACCACGGGTAGTACCCTGAACGAACTTTCCATCGACGTATTTAAGCGCAATAGAGCAGCCATCGAGCTTCAAAGGAGCAACGACATATTCATGACCATTCATACGGCACTTATTGAACCAGACATCCATTTCTGGAGCCGTATTGGCCTTATTCTGAGAACCCATGATAATATCATGCTTGACTTTTTCAAAACCTTCAGTATGGTCCTTACCAACTTCCTTCAAAACATCAGAATCAGGATATTTAGTCTTCAGTTCATCCCAGAGTGCATCAAATTCAATGTCGCTCATGATAGGAGAATCGGAATTATAATAGGCATCTTGTGCCTGACGGATTTTTGCTTCAAGTTCGTTCTTATTCATGTGATACAATATAGTAAAAAATATAGGCTTTGTCAACCTATATTTTAGTTAAAGAGTTAAGTATTATAAAATCATTCACAAATTGCATATTCTGAAATTTGTCATCGAGGTCATACTTTTTTCCATCCATTTCGACGATTATATCATGTATACCCATTAAATGTGAACTTACGTTATCTTTAACAACTATACCGCCAGCTCTATCATGATGAAGTGTCATACGAATAATTTTTTCAATATGACATTCAATATCTTCTTCATGTAGGCTTTTATATTTGAGTATTACCGGAATCATATTTATCATCTAATGCATGTTCGATTTCATAAGCTTCCGTTTGATTCTTTACATACATTTGGGCTTTCTGAAAATCTTTTCCGTATTTTTGGTATAAATCGTAAAGCATATCTGTAGCGACATCCATACCAGGATGTCTAGTATAAAACTCGTTCAATCTATAATTCGGTTTTAAATTAGTTTCAATGATATATGACATTCCGTGTTCCCACATATTTTCTATACGAAAACCATTTCCAATCATTGCCTGTGCATATTCATACGCATGGTCACCAATCATTTTATGGTTTTCGACTATTTCTTTATAATAGCAACAACGCATTACGTCAGTTACGTAATCTTTCCAGTCTTCTTTAGTTTTAAAATAATCTAAAAAACTAAGCATATTATAAATTGTCCAAAGAATTTAATGTGTTAAAATACTCGATAAAAGCTCTTCGTTGGTCATCATCACGTAATTTAAATTTTTGAGTACCAATATAGACAGTTTTTGATATATCAATATTCTTTACATCAATTTGAGACTTAGACTTTCGGCATTCACCCCAAATTTTATCACATTTACGTTTTGACGGTGGAGCCGGAGTAAAATAAAATCGACTTTTGAAATGAATTTCTAAAGACTTAGGTGAACCTGAACCAGCTAACTTTTCTCGCCATCGTCTAAATACATCATTCCAATCATATTCCCAGCTAATATCGGAAACCTTATAAATATGTCCATCTATTTTCAGCTCTACCATATTAAAGTCCGGTTTGTCTTCCAGAGAAATTAACAGAACCTCTACCTTCTACTGTAAGGTAATCATCATAACTGCGCCATTCGTTTTCCTTTCCTGCATGACGAACGAAAGAAATATCACCAGTAAAATCCTTAATTACTGTAGCACACCAGTCTTTCTTCTTAAATTCTTCAACGGCATTCTTATCAAGCAACGGTTCATCAAGCGGATAAACACATACCATACCCGCATCTGCACAGAACTGTCCAATTTCTTCCTTTGTATCTAAATCGAATACAGTACAAGACCAATCGCCATAAAGCGTATCAGTGCACATTCCAGACTTGATAGATTCAGCCTTGGAAACCCAATCATGGTCATCATTTACGATATAGCAAGGATCCGTGATAATAATATCCTTATGCTCGAAATGCATTGTTCTCGGATGTTTAATTTGATATTCTCGACGAAGAATAAATGCAATCAAATTCCAATAATCATGAGCAAATCCAAGTAATCGTTTCTTTCGCCATGTTTCAGCGGTATAATTTTTAGCTTTTTCTTTTGTACCGTCTGCACGGGTAATAAACATGTCATCATATTCCATATCATATGCAATATTCCAGTCAAGCTTTTGACACAGATTAGCCCTACGCTGGCATTCTTCATAACCGAGCTTATAGTGATATTTCTTGATATGTAATTTCTTAAATTCAGAGCATTTAATTTTACGAAGTTCGTCATTTCGGTTAACCCAATAACGCATATTTTCTACTTCGCGCTTAGCTTTAAGAACCTCTTCAAGTTCTGCGCCTTTAAGCAAGCCCTTATCTGCCATACAGAACTTACACATAAAATTCTTAACATCCTTAACGCCTTTGGCACAATATTCGCCACCACATACAATACACTTTGCTGTCATTAAAAACTCCTTTTATAATTTTGTAATATAGAAAAAGGGGAGACTTTCGTCAACCCCTATAATTCGGGTACATTCTGCAAGTGTCCCAAATATTTGCCTGTTCTTCATCTGACAAATAAATTGTCTGGTCTTCCGGAACTGACTTTCCTTCCAATCGATTCATAAATGAATTACGCATTTTTAAAATAGCATCTTGTCGTTCATCAATGCCATTGATACACATGTCGAATTTTTCAGCTAACTGTTGTGCTTTGGATTTCATTCTTGTTCTCCATTAATAAAGTTCTTTTGCAAAAAATTCTTTAGTAGCACTTTGCATAGCAACGGCTTTCCAATCCGATACAGTTTTGGTATTCATCCATTTATCCATATCATCAATCATACATTGAGTTTTAGTCTTCAAACCAACAGACTTCAACAATTCACGTTGACGCCATTCATTAAAGTCTCGCTTTTTAGCATCTTGTTTTGCTCTGTATGCCAAAACCGCGGCTTCACCTTGTCTCTTTCGTCTTTCTCGTTTTTCTACACCAGTTTCCGTATCTGACAAAAGGTCATCGAATTCTTCAATCAGCTTTCCAAGCTTGTAATCTACACTATTTCGATAATCTTTTTGGAAAATGCATTCTAACATGCCTTGCATGTACAGAATAACAGCACCTATAAGAAGGACGCAAGCTGCAGAAATAATGATTGTTGCCATGATGAACTCCTCTTGTTTATGTTCATAATATAGAAAAAGGGCCGACTTTCGTCAACCCTTTATTATTATAGGAGAAAATATATACTTATTAGCGACGACGGCGACGAGAAAGTTCAGCAATAACTGTCGGATCGTTCATCATGTCCGAAAGGCTACGTCCAATAGAAGTATTAGCTTCAGCCGGTTCCTTAGTCTTGTCAACATTCGGAGTTTCCGGACGAGCTTCAGCCTTAGGTTCATTTACGACTTCTGCTTCGGTCTTTTCAACCTTTGGAGCACCGGAAACACCAGCGAGTCGGGCACCGAACATAGAACCGAGAACAGTCTTGAGGTCCATACCGAGAGAATCGGTCAAACCGCTAGAAATCTGAGTAAGCGTCTTGGTAATATCGCCGGTGAGCTTTGCAGTACCGCTTTCACCGTACATATTGATGTTACCAATCTTTTCCATCGGCTTAGCAACTGCACCAGCGATAGCCGGGAGCTGTTCGAAATACTTTTCAATAGTCTTGAGCTGCATTTCCTGACGAGCTGCATCACCATACTTCTTCATGGCTTCAGCCTTCTGGTCAAGAGCTGCTGCTTCTGCAAGACCCTTAGCCTTTACAGCATCAGCTTCAGCTTCACCCTTAGCCTTAGTAGCTGCAGCTTCAGCGAAAGCCTTTTCCTTATCAGCTTCAGCCTTGGCGATAATTGCCTTAGCTTGCTGCTGCTGGGTAAAGAGTGCTGCTTCAGCTTCCTTCTGCTGCTTATAAAGTTCAGCATCAGAACGCTGCATCTGAGCCTGCTTATCGGCTTCAGCCTTCTTCTGAATTTCAGCTTCGAGTTCCTTCTGACGGACAGCTACCATGCGTTCACGAATTTCAATCTGCTTTTCCTGCTTTGCAACTTCTGCAGCTGCTGCAGTAATATTGATGGTCTTCTGCTGTTCCTGCTTCTGAATTTCATAAGCGGCATCAGCTTCGGCCTTCTTAGTATCAGAAATTCGCTTAAGGTCAGCCTTCTTAACTTCGAGGTCGTTCTGCTTCTGAGCGATTTCAAGGTTTGCTGCAACCTGAGCATCGTTTGCTGTCTTCGCTGCTTCAGCCTGAGCAATCTTCACGTCACGTTCTGCATTTGCTCGAGAAATTGATGCAGCCTTCTGAATTGCTACAGCCTTATCAACACCGAGGTTTTCAATTACCTTACCGTCGTCCGAGAAGTTCTGAATATTGAAGGTCTTAACGATAATACCGAGCTTTTCAAGATCTGGAATAGCATTTTCAAGAACCTTCTCAGAAACCTGCTTTCGGTCCGTAACCATGTCGACAAGATTCATCTGGCCGACAATCTCACGCATATTACCCTCAAGCACGTCAACAATCATCGCCTTAATCTGTTCAATCGGCTTATTGAGGAAGTTCTGGGCAGCTTTCTTAATTGCTTCAGGTTCATCAGAAATCTTTGCATTAACAACAGCGTCAACTGTTACATTAATGTAGTCCTTGGTCGGAACTGCCTGCTTAGTCTTGACGTCAATCGGAATCAACTTCAAGCTAAGAACGTCAGCACGTTCAAGGAACGGGATCTTGAAACCGGCATGCCCGATAATTGTTCGAAGCTGTCGGAAACCCGAAATAATAATTACTTCATCCGGCGCCGCCTTAATATAAGACGTAATGAAGAGGATAACGAGGAAAAGTACGAGCAGGCCGATACCCGCACCGATGAGGATATTTGAACTAAGCATTTATGTTCCTTTTGTTATGTGTTTTTGTTTAGTTAAAATCTAATCGTTCAGCCATGAGTTTTCCATTGCAATAAAGATACAACATATTACAATAATAACTATCGAGAAAATTATCCAGAAATACAATACTGTATGTTTCCAGCTAAAATCCTCTACTGCTTGATCGATTTTTACATTGTCACGATATTCTGCATCATTCATTCGATGATTATCGATATTTGCATATACCGTTCCAGTAAAACTTAATGGGCGACAATAATAAACATATCGTTTATTATGTGCGAAATTGATTGTCTTTACATAATGACCGCTTGGCAATTCCGGAAACTGACCGTAGTAAAAGTCTTTCTTAATAAAATTAACTTTATCTACATTCCAGTCTTTTGCTCCATGATAGTCCCATGTCCAATAGACCTTAGTATGACAGCTACGTGTCTTTCCAGAACCAGTACAAACAAGCTTCGTATGCATCGTATAGACCTCGAGCACTCGATGGACTGACATATACTTACCTGGCAAACCGTCGTCTGTAACACTGCCTATCGCGGAAACAGTTCCGTATGCCAAAGTATGCCCAGCATTAGTATTGAATGCATATTGAAACTGTGTAGAATCGTTATCGATTTTCACAGCCTGATTGTACTTCGCATTATGGTCATCTTGCCAAAGATCCATCCTATTACCTACGTAGAAACCTACTGCTAGGGAAATAAGAGCGAATACAAGCGCTACAATAACTTCACGCTGAGTTACTTCAATATTGGTATCACCAATATACATTAATTCTTTTCCTTAAGAAGTCCTGTGGGTGCGTCTACTGGCGCATTTGCAAATTCAAGAACCTTATAGTCCTTTTCCTGATAACCTAGAATACTCAAACAGATGTTTGACGGGAACATACGAACATGCTGATGATATTCGGTTACATTTTTATTATAATACTTACGATGCGACGCAATTCGATTTTCAGTCATGGATAATTCATTCATGTACTGCTTATAATTTTCTATTGAACGCAATTCTGGATAACGTTCTACAACACCACGGATATATGCAGAAGCATTAACATTTCCGTTGCCTTCTGCTGGTGTACGAGCCTGTGATAGCTGTACCAAAACTTCGGCTTCATGCTTGTTATACGACATTACTGCTTCTGCCAAGTTAACAAGCAAGCCTGCACGTCGATTATATTCGGTGTTCAAATCGCTCAAAGAACTTTCAATGAGCAATTCCTTTGCGATTGCCTTATTTTGTGAGCTTTGTACGCCAAACACTGTGGCGATAATCAATGCTACAATAATAGCAAGACTTGAAATTAAGACTGTTACGGGTTTCATTGGTTTCTCCTATTAGTTGTTATTTAAAAGCTTGGAAATGTCTTCAACGATCTTGGCTGTATCAAGTTCATTGACCGGCGGGTTATTTTTGCCTAAAAGTGTGTCTTCATTTCCTATATACTGGTAATCCCATGTAATAGACTTACCATCACTAGTTTCTAACATGGGAACAAGAACATGATAAATACCCTTATAGTTCTTATTCTTTTCATTAAGCTGGTTTAAAATCTTATTTGCTGCGTTTTTAACAATTTTACTACGCATTTGAATACGGTCTGATTCAAATATCTTATTCAAAGAATCATTATAAGCCCAGAAACGTAATCTTTCATACCTAAACCATTCAACAACGTTAGGACCGTAATTTTCTCGCATATACGCTTCCATAGTCGGCGTAGTATCTGATTTTTCAGAAGTTCTTGAATTCAAAAGTTTTTCATAATGGTCAATATAAGCCTTAGCCGTAAGTCGATTGACCAAAACAGTCCATGCTACCAATAAACAAACAATAATGACCGCTGCCATTTTAAATCTCCATGTTTACGTGGTAAATATAAAAAAAGAGGTGACTTTCGTCAACCCCTTTTTAATAATTATTTACAGGCTTAGTCCTTAAATAGTGTATATCCTGCTTGTAAGAGAAGTTTCTTTGCTTCGTTGAAATCGTCGACATCAGAAATCTCTTCCTTATTTTTCCAGTATTCGGCTGTTTCCTTATCGAGCTGGTCAATCATGAATGTAGTGACTTCATCGAAAATCTTAAACAGCGTTCTTGTAGTATAGCCACGGTTGAATACAATCTTGAACTTATCGTAGAATTCCTGAATTGTACCGTCGAACGCACCCTTCTGACCGACATGGAACTTGCGGTTAAGCTGGTTCATGCAATACTTATAGCTTTCTACAACTTGTTTCTTGTCAACCTTACCAATCTTAGCCTTATCGACAGCACCATCTTCAGCGGCAACTGCTACAATCTTTCTAAGAACCGGAGTAGGAATCGAGAATCCACCGAAGTTACCTTCAAAACTTCCGAAATAGCCGCCTTCATCATCATCATTGCTGAGATTACTGGAAGCGACACGGCGTTTTTCTTCAGCTTCAATCTGGTCAATATACTCTGGGTTATCAAGAGCTCTCATAATACGCTTTAATTCGCGGTCCAAAGCTGTTTCATCAGCGTTAATAACCTTACGGCCAAGCATTGCACCTACAGTCTTTGCTACATAGAAGAATAGGCCCTTATTTCCGATAATACGTTCAGCATCCGGCATATTGAGAAGGTCTTCAAGTTTTTCAAGAACTGCTGTACTGAGTGTATATTCCTTACCGTTCTTATGAGCACGGTGCCAATCCCAGAATTTGTCGATAGCACCTTCATAGCTGTTTTCAAAATCGTCGACAATATACGGAGCGAGCCAACGAGCAGCCTTTGAATAATCCTTTCCGAAAACTTCCTGAGCTTTTTCATGGTCATTCTTGAAAAGGTTAACAAGTTGCTGCATTGTCTTGTCTTGTGACGGGTCAAACGAAGAAAGATCCTTTCCTTCAGACTTGGCCTTGTAGTATGCCCAGAAAACATCAATCATATCGTCATATTTGTCTTTGTTTTCTTCGACATATGCCCAATCATCACCCAAATTAATATTATTCTTCTTTGCAATATCTTCGATTTTCCATTTCAAGTCAACTTTAGCGGTACTACCTTTCCAGAAGTTAATACCAAGCTTAGTTAACATATTTTCAGCGTCATCGCCATAATAACGTTCAATAAACTTGTAAACCTGGTTGGCTGTTACCTTTCCATTGTTTTCTGCAAAATCCTTAAGAATATAAAGGGCATTGGCAATGGAATCTCTTCCGAGAGTCCTATCAGAAGCTCTGGACATTTCATTAATAATATTCTTAAATCTCATAATAACCTCTATAACTATTTATAAAAGAAAGACTAGAACCCGAAAGTTCTAGTCTTGGATTAAATAGAGTAAATGAATAAACTTACTTTTCGTAACGTCCGCCAGTCTTCTGACGATTTACGTTTTCGATATTCTTATCACGATAGCACTTATAGATTTCAGCCGGTGTCATACCAAGATTTACGAAAATCTTCACAAACTTGATAAACATCTTGTCACCGAGTTCCTGAATCTTAAGAGGATCTTCCTTCCATACATCGTAAGTCTTCCAATCCTTATAAGATGCACAATTCTGATACAAGTCACCGACAGCGACAATAAAGTCGCCGATAAGATACTGAAGGCTATTGGAACCGATAGTACCGGTCTTAGTATCTTCGACTGCAATATCATAGAACTTCTGAAGAGTCATCTTCGGACGATACTTAAGATAGAGCAACTGGTTATAAACGAAGTGTAATGCGTCAACTGCTTCAGCCTTACCTTCTGCGGTAACTTCGAAATTGTCCTTTTCAAGCTGTTCCATGAGTTCGAACAATTCAGTGACTGTACTCATCATGAAATAACCTGAACGCTTTGCATTCTGATGGTTATCTTCCTTATTCGTCGGAGCAAGAGTACCACGCTTTGCAGCAAGAATATTTTGAAGTGCTTCCTGCATATTATACATGGTTTCAAGAGCTGTTGCTTCAATGTATTCTTCTGGAAAATCCGGAAGCTTAATTTCAGAAGCCTTCAACTGTAACGGAAGCGGAACTGATTCTGCGAACTTCTTCGCTTCTTCTGCACGCTTTGCCAACTTTTCCTGAAGGACAACGAATTCATCCTTTTCTTCTTGTACGTTTCCGTACATTTCACCTGTACTAATCATTAGTTAACCTTTTCCTTTCGGCCCTTCTTTGCCGGACGAGTTTCAACTACTTCAGCCGGAACTTCGTTTCTATTCTCAAGAGATTCCAATAATTGCTTCTGCATTTTAATTGCATTGAGAATATTCTGAGATTCCTTGGTAAGAAGGTCTTGATTCAAGTTATATTCTTCTTCTGTAAGTCCCAAGAGATTCTTCAACACGAATTCCTGTGAAAGAACTGGAATACATTCTCCACTTAAGCTAGGCATGAACGGTGCAAAAATTCCCAAAAGACCTGCAATCTTTTCTGAACGTTCGAAATCAAATTTCTTTGATTCTTTCTTTGTTGTTTTTGTTTTCTTTGTAGTTTTCATAATATTGCAAATATAGTAAATATTTTTTAACCAATTTTATTTTGTCTTACAAACTTCTGAAATTAAAGGATTTCAAAATACGGTGCATATTTTTCCATGACTTCAATAACCTTCTTGTAATCAATCTTATTAAGATTCTTCGGAAGGTCCATACCGCCCTTGTTAATCAAATCGCCACAATTTGCAAAATAAAGAAGCTTCTTTTCTTCACGACAAATTGTTTCCTGCTGAATTACAAGATTAAATTCCTTCTTAGGAAGATACTTCTTGAAATTGGAAATATACTTCGTATAAACAGACTTCAATTCTTCAGCATGTTCAGGATCCGTAGTTGCAGAAAGCATCAAAATACCGTTATTGACATATTCAATTACTCCAGCACGAGACTGATATGCAAGACCACGCTTTTCTCGAATTTCATGATAAAGCGGAGAAGTCAACTTACCGTTAAGCATTTCAAGGGCAATGACTACATACGGATAATCCTTCTTGGAAACCGGCTTCTTACAGATTGCAAAAACAGTTTCTTTTTCAGGAGCCGGAACAGGCATCAAGCTAACCTTATAATCCTTCTTCCAACGAAGCTTTGTTGTAATTTCAGGCATCTTGGTCAAGAACTTAACCTTTACGCCAGTTGTCTGGCGAGGGCCGACTTCAACAATACGAACAGGTTTGAAAAGTTCCTTAAAAAGCTTCTTAGCGTCTGCAAGAGTAAAATTCATAATATCTTCAGTCTTGCCAAGAACGAAATCGTTATTGAAATGTTGACGAAGCAGGTTATGAAGCTTACCTTCTACAGGACGGTTAAATGCATCCAAAATTTCCTGGTAAACAATCTTTTGTTCTTTTTCGAAAACTTCCTTTGTGACATAAGTATCGAAACCGGTAGTAACACGTTCAATAAGCAACTTCTTCCATTCCGGAGTAAGATACTTATCCATGCCAGTAAAATGAACTACGAGCAAATCTGTGCTTGTATAGGCATTAAAATCGATGTTATATTTCTGAAAGTCATCAAATTGGTCTTGAATAGTATTCGTAATCAAGTGTTCCATCAAATGATGACAACCATGCTGACCATCTTTTTCATAACTAGAACCTGCCTGGAATACGATATACAAGCCAGTCTTCTTAAAAGATTTCTTCTTATAGATATACATTGTTTTTCCTTATATTTTTTCAACCGTTACGCCATTTCGTTCAAGGAACTGAATTCCTTTAGACCCACGGTCATATTTGTTTACGTACATGACATTCTTGATACCTGCGGCATAAATAAGTCTTGCACACGATTCACAAGGTTCATGAGAAATAACCATAGAAGCACCGGTTATATTCATTGTCCATTTCAAAGCATAGCCGAGACAGCTTTGCTCTGCATGGATTTCTTGTTCATTTGCGAATTCATGATGTTTAGCTCTCCATTCCATTTCTGGAACTTCCTTCCACTCTTCTTCCTTATTATCTCGCAGATAAAACTTTCCGTTTTCAGATTTGAAAATTTCGTTACAGTTAATTTGTCCTGCTGGAGTACCATTGTAGCCACATGAAATAATACGGCCTTTTTCAACGAGCAATGCTGCAACTTTCATCCTAGAGCATTTACTAAGAGCTTGATATTCCTTAAGAACTGTTTTATAAAGATGTTTATATTTTAATTCCATAAAATAGTCCTCTTCGTAGAAAGAGTTTTAGAATAGTTTTTAATTTCAGAAAGATAGATTCTTACGAGTTGACTTTTATCCTTTATGATATTTCCATAATCATCTTCATGACTTCCTTGAAATACTTGGCCACTCATAATTTTCATGTCAATTAAGCTAGAAATATATCCGCAATTCGGCATATATAATTCTGGCGAACCTTTATAAGCCAAAATTGATGGGATCTTTCTAAATTTGTTAACTGCATTTGTTGATTCGCCAGCGCGATTTCGAACCGTAATAGTAAGATACGATTCTGCAAATTCTCCTTGTGCAGTTTTAATTTGAACAGGAAAAGTGTTTGCCGTAAGTTTATTTACAACTACAGCATCTATTCCAGCTATATCCGCTTTTGACTTATTTTCCATTTGGACAATAGTAAAATATTTGTTATAAAGTAAATTCAAATTTTGTATAATAGATGCCTCATCGGCTAATCCATTAGCACGACCCTTATTGGTATTACCCATATATAATTTCCTCATTAAATTGTTAAAAGAAAACAAAATAATAGGAAGTTTAATTCCTATTATTTTGCAATTAAGATTTAGAATATTTCTACCCATGCACTCTGCGGAAGATGATTAACTGTAACATATGCCGTACATTTAATCGCTCCATTTCCAGCAGTTTTTTGAGCTGCAATATTCTTTATTTCTTTCTTCAACTTAGAGTCCGACATTGCATAGTCCCATGCAGCATCGGCATCAACTACGAACATTCTCGACCAATCCTTACTTACGCAAAGGTAAAGAGAAAATCCGTCATTTTGATGGAAATCATATAAAGAGGAGACGGGAATCGACCCAGCTACATAAGACGGAAGACCTTTACCAGTATCAACCATATCACAGGATGCTACTTTAAGATCTACACGAAATCCGTTTTGATACCAGTCACCGTTTGTTCTATCGAAATCGGTAAATTCCCAGTTGTTCTTATCTTTAAGATGTTTGCTATACTTTACAAGATACTCAGGATTCTGAGTCTTATGCAAAATATTGATTTGCGGAGCAACCTTCTTAACGATGCTGATAAATCCCTGTTCTTCAGAATTTCCGTACGTATTCGGAATTACCGTAGGAGGATTTGCAATACATGCACCCTTAATTAAAGTTGAACTTCCATTAAACAATGTAGTAACGATGTTACCATTCATTTTATTACTTTGCGCCAAACCACTTTTAGCGACTTCAAGATGAAAGAATGAGTTTATACCGTTATTGGTAGTTCGCTCACCCGAACGTAGTGGTAACGTTCGGTTAGATGAAACCTTACTTTATATTTTTTATTATATTGGTATATTCAATTAAATTGACCATTAAGAGCGAAATACCAGAATTCATAGCGAATTCATTAAACTTCTTTGCTCTCGGTTCAGGAACATATTCAAAAGAATTAACTACTCGTTTAATTGCTTCAGTATATTCCGTTGGTATATTTTCAAATGAAATAAGCTTAGAATTCAACATGAACTTTTCAGTAAGTTGATTTTCTTCAAGCCATTTATCGAGCTCGCCAGAATTAACAATCTTTTCAGCAGTCTTAATTCCAACGCCTTTTTTAATTCCCGGAATATCATCGGATTTATCGCCTGTAATAATCTTGACAAGCAAATCTGTTTCCGGATTCAATGTACTTAAATACTGTTTTTTTATCCCGTCGTACTGGTGATAATTTGCGCAAACAAAAAGTTGCATAAAGTCTCTGTCAGAAGAAACATTATAGCATTCCCATTCAGGATGGGATTTGACAATAACCGAAATCTGGTCATCAGCTTCGGTCTTGGGTACATCTACGAAATAAATATTCGTACCTTCAAATGCAACCTTCAAGCGTTCGAGCAAATCACTCCATACTGCAAAAAATGCGTCGAAATTAACGATTGACGCAGAACGCTTTGCGGCACGACTGGCTTTATAACCTTCAAAAATATCTTTACGCCAGCTACTTCCATCAATACAACAAAAAACCCTATTAGGATTAATTTCACTAATAGCCTTAAAGAATGATGAAAAGAATGTCGCCTTAAATAACATGAACTCCTTTTCTTCTGGTCCAGGAGTTTGCGCAAATAAGCAGCGCATAATCATGTTTGAAATATCGAGGGTCAATATCTTGTTGTTCATGTCCTCAAATATAGGTAAAAATAATTTTTTAGTTTTATGCTTTATGGCATTTTATCTGACTTTTTAACATGGCTCATTATGCAACGGCCAATAAAGCCTTCAATATCGCTGACATCGGTATCAATATAATAATATTCCTTTTTCAGCTCTTCAATACTTCCATAAAAATACTTCTTAATATAGCATTGAGTATTTACATCAACCATGGAATATCCAGAATTGTTGACAAAAGTATAATAATTGAGCATTTCATTTCCGTTATAGTATTCGCGGACTTTGAATGCCTGACTTATAACACCTTCCGTATTTACCTTATTATACGTATTGGTATCGATTACATATTCATAAAGGTTTTGCTTCATGTCGATAACCGTTACCTTAGTTTTTGTAGCGGAAATCTTAGATTCAGTAGGCATTACTGCACAATACCGAATATCATCGACCGCAGTGCATATTGCATAGGTATTGAATGTCTTAGCCTGTGCGAAAATACAAACTACAGAAAAAAGAATAGGTAATACGAACTTAATCATATTACCTAATATAGAAAAATATCGTAATTTTGTAAATAGTTAAATTAAAGCGAACATAACGATAATACCGCCAATCAATCCTACAAGGATAATAGTCGCTATTATCTTCAGCGCCAATTCTTCTATACCGCCGCCGAATAGATTTTTATCTTCGTCTTTTGTCATACAATTAACCTGTTGTATAAAGCATTTTCTTATAGTCTAAATAATTCTTAATAGTAAATCCAAGATTCTTAATATTCGTCAATGTTTCTTCGATAAAATCAAAGTAATACTTCTGTGTATCGTATTCTTTTACTGCTGCAAGATATTTCGGATCCTTATAAATTTGGGATTCGATTTCTTTTGTAGTTCCCCAGCTCACATTATCGTTAAACTTATAATAATAATAGCATTCTCCATATATCTTATTCAAATTAACCTTGAGCTGAGATATAAGATACTTTTGTGTCGTATATAGTTTTGTCCATTTCTGAACAGTAGAAGGTAAAAGGTTATTTACTTGCATTACCTGTTCAATATTGTCAGGCAATGCAGTATCTTCTTCAGCGTATTTCTTTAATGTCTCAAAATCTTCTACTTTCATAACTTATCCTTAACAATTAAATATAGCAAAACTGTAACAAATAGTTTACAACCTATATATAAAAGTTCTATGATTTTTAAAACGACAGAATATTTTATTTTTAGTTAAAAAAATTTTTACAAAAACTTTCTATTATTGTTTTCACATATTCAAGTCTGATTCCTCGGAACGAAAACCAATCCAATGGAATTATCGGTAGAGGGTCAGCCATTGAAAACTTCAGATACGGGTTTTCCAGAAATGAGCTGGAATATCGTTTTGAAATATACTCGGTAACAGCTAGTGAAAGTATCAGCGAAGTACAGATTAGCAATCTGCACGTTTAGCCGCCATGGTTTTAACGGATGTAGCCGAAGTACAGGATGACCGCCTCGTAAGCCGTTATGTAAATCCCTAAAGATTGACGATGAAGCTTTATACCAAAAGTGGAATAGTCATAGTCTGGAAGTTCCTTCTAGGCTTATGATCTCTGAATCGCATTACCCAAAAGATAGAACAGATAAAAATAAAACCTAGTTTAACAACTAGGTTTTAAAATTAAAGATATTTGAATTATTCTACTGATAAATCGATTTCATCAGAAAGTTCTTGTAATTCATCAAGCTCTTCTTCAGAATATTTCTTTTTCTTCTTATTCAAGACTGTTTCATCAATCTGAATCGAATCCAACTCGACGAAATTTTCTTCTGTATTATACATCATAAATTTCTCCTTATTTTAACTCACCGATAGGTTCTTCTTTTCTAATCATGCCCTTAGGGAATCTTGAATCTCTATAATATTTTGTCATATCCCTACTTGCACGAATATTAGTGAATTCTTCCGGTTTCAATGTTGGCCATTCTCTGGTCCATTTTCCTTTATAATAACTAGGTATACCAGCTTCGCTTGCAGATTTTCCATCCTTTATAGCATTTAGGATTTTATTAAGCTGTGTGTTATTTTTAGAAATACAGAAATAGCAAGTTCCCAAAGGACCGCCTTCAACTTTTACAATAACGTTTTTAAGACAGAAATCAACAACGTACTTTTTATCCATCATTGCAACGCCAGTTTCTGTATTTTGAACCGCATATCTTTCAATATTGCCAAGTTCTGGATATTTAAGCGACATTTCATCTGCTAATTGTTTCCAAACACCAGTATGAGCAGTTTCGGCAGTATTATTCAGAATCTGGCGATAACGTGTAATAGCACGATAGCTTAAAGCACGTCTAGCGGCATCCCATTCAGCTTCCGTAAAACCTACAACGCAGTCACGGTAATAGTGAAGCATTTCATGAACAAATGTATTTCTAAAAGCGGCAAAAGTACCACAAGCATTGATATTAAGTTTAATTTCGACACCTTCAACTTTACTTTCGTAAACATTCGGTCTCGGTCTAAAATAGCCATGAACACTTGTACCCTTGAACCAGCCTAATGAAATCGGTTGAAGCTTACCTCCGAAGTAAGTATCGTTAAATTCATTAAAATACTTCTTTAACGCTGCGTCATTCTTTTCGAATTCTTCGCCGGTATCTGGGTCTGTAAGCTTAAAGCTTTCGTCTAATAAAAATTCTTCATTTTCCATATTATATTTATGACAATTCTTCAACGAAGGTAATGAACTTCATCGGAATGTTTTGGTTAGTAAAGCATGCACATGAAGACAATTCGTCATCGTCGTCGAATTCCGGATCTTTATGAACAGGCCAGTTTTCAGGAAGGTCGATTCTGTACATATACATCTGCGGCATTGATTCATCATGGTCTTCTTCCCATTCAATGACTATCTGGCCGAACATAGACTGTGCGAGGTTGTACATTTCGTCATTAAGCTTATGCTGGGCTGTTCTTACGTTCGTGTCTATATCTATATCACCTCTGAGGATAAGGACCTTTAAAGCCATCTTACCGTTAATCATATAGATACGAGGAGGATAGTTGACCTTCATAGACTTCCTCTTACAACGAAGACCACCGGTTTTGACCAAATCATCCGGCGATGCACTGCTTATATGATAGAACTTCGTAAAATCGAGTTTTCCAAGGAACTTATTGAATGTAGCCATATATTCCTTGTTTTTGAAAAGCTCAAGTTCGTAATAAGGCTTTACATTATCGACATCTTCTCTTCCTTGGCGGAAAATAAGTTCATCTGTCGTATATTGTCCTTTAGAATTGACTAGAGAACAATCATCCCAACCGTTAGCGGCGAAAAACTTCGAAATTTCGTCGACTTCAAGTCCTTTATCCGTTAAGGTTGAAATTGCGAACTTAACTTCCATGCCGTTCAAAATGAGACGCTTTGCACAGTCTTGTAATGGAATATGAAATCTTACTCTGAACTTCTTTACTAATTCAGGCAAATCTACAAATTTAAGCGATTCTGTCAAAATATTTAAAAGTCTCATTTATTCTCCAATCATTTTCTTTAACTTTTGAATTGTATCTGCATATTTATCATTAGAACTTACGAGTTCAATCCAAGAAGGGTCAATCTTATGCGTTGTAAAACAGGCACCAGTCGAAACTTCTTCTTCTAACTCTGTATATTCCGGGTCTTTATAAACTTTTACTGTATCTGGCAATCTTACAAGGTAAATATTCTTGCCATACGGTCTCATTGCTTCGATGACATAGTAAACATTGTCCCAAAATTCAAACTTATTCTTTGTATGTGCTGCAATTTCTTCGAGACTCCAAAGATATACACGAGCTTCGTTATAAATCGGACCAACCTTTGTATCGTTAGGATGTTCGTCGTCCCAGCTGTTATACTTTGCCGGACGAAATCCAATCTTAGAAAATACTTCAATATTTCTATGTGCGGCACGAAGATATAAACCGTGGAATTTCTTGGCGAACTTGGAATCTGTCTTATATTCTGTTTTAGAATTTCTCAAAACCAATGACCAATCGCTATAGGCTCCGATTCTCCAGCCATAAGCGTCCAATAGTTCATCGAATTCTTTAACAGTGTATTTAATCTTGTCAAAAATGGAAGGATCCATTTCAATAACACCGTCGTTTTCGTCAAGGACATAATGTGCCACATCGATTCCTAGTTTTCCCTTTAGGAATCCAACCAACTGCTGTGGTGTTGTTGTATGTGTAAGAAATTCAACTAGACGCATTCTTTACCTATAATCATCTTGACATTTTTCTCAATTTCATAAGTCAAAGTTTCTGGGACAATCGGAAGAACCTTTATTGTACTGTCGTCAATAACCATGGTAACATGACTGTTTCCGAAAATATAGTAGAAGTTAATTTCAGTTCCGCATTCTTCAATCGAAAGTGAAAGTGCTTTCGTACTTTTATTTTCATTTGTTTTTGACATTATAACGTTTCTATCTCGAATAGCCTTGTCCATATCGACAAAAACTTTCTTGACATTATCGTAATTGAGTGCTCGCCAGTTTATATTGTCGTTCATATCATATTTATAAGTATAAAAAGAGCATAGAACTTTTCATCTATGCTCTTAAACTTAAAATTTATAGTTGTTAGGCTACATTGTCTCGTTTTACGAAAATGGTAAATCCAAGGAAACCAATAAAATAGAGAAGTGCCAAAACAAGATATAAAGTATTGTCAGTAAACAAGTTTCCAAGAATAGGTCCCGCAATTCCAGCAAATCCCCAGGCACTAAGCGTCATAGAGTGAACTGTAGAAAGACAACTATCTCCGAATCTCTTAGCAAGTAAACTTGGCAAACAACTGAATCCTCCGCCGTAGTTCCATTCAATCATCAAAATACCAGCTACAAGCAAAATCGGATTTTGTGTATAACACAAAAACGCACCAAGAATACCCAAACTTGCAACCCAATGATAAGCAGCCTTTCTACCAATCGAATCACTAGCCGTACTCATTCCAAATCGACCACCGACATTTGCAACAGCTGTAGCAGCCATAAGTGAAGCGATAGCAGTATATCCAGCATTTAAAAACAGGCTCTTTTCCTGAGAAATAAGTGCAAGGCCGCATGTAATGTTGATAAAGAACATAAACCAAATCGAAATATATTCTTTAGTCAAAAATTTGGCCTTTATAAGAGTCTTATACGGAATAGCAGTATATTTTGTAGAAATATATGCAGGATTAGGTTTATATAGCCATGAAGAGAAACTCATTACAACTAAGAAAATCAATCCCATGAGTAAGAATACAACTGGCAACGTAAAGGTTGCAAGCAAATACTCAATCATAGGAGCCGCAACGAACTTTCCCAATCCGAAACCGGTAATAGCCAATCCGGAAGCGAGTCCTTTATGATTACTGAAGTTTGCAAGCAGCTGTTTAATTGGTGCCGTATAGCCTATGCCGGTACCGCAACCCATAAATGAACAGCCGATATAATAAAGTGGTAAAAATCCAGTATAGGTTGCAAACGAAAGTAGCAATAATCCTATTGCAAACAGAATTGTTGAAACTATCGCCATTCGTTTCGGGAACATTTCAACGAATCTTCCGAAAACCGCAGCACCCATGCCAAGGAAGAAAATAATCAGAGTAAATCCAATATCAGCTGAGAATTTCGAAATATCAAAAGTCTCCATGATATTCTTGGCATATTGTGAATAGTTATAAACTGAACCTAAACTGACAGGTAACAAAATACCCGGAATTAAAATATTGAGAAATCTATTTGTCATATTAATTGAATGCCGTAGTAATAGGGTCTTTGAATACTTCCTTGAATTCGTGTTTGAGTTTCATATTGAAATGCCAATATGGGTCGAATAATGGATCCGTATTTTCAATCAATCCGATAGTATCAGATTCTTCCTTTGGAATGTCCCATGAAATATCAAATATTCCATTATCAAGAACATTTAAAGTAAACTTTATATTCGGACAAGTACCATCCCGGTCAAATATATGACCGAAAATACCAGCAATATCTTCAGTAATGAAATTGCTAGGTGGTTTGATAAGTAATTTGTATACGCCTGTTCTGAATTTTATATTATTATCATCTATCTTGTCACGCCAAGTAGATGAATATGTTGAATCATATGTCATTTTCACCTCGTCTTATAACCAAAGGGCAACATTTCGTCCTTTATAAATTCTTTATATTTATACAGTCCGATTTCTTCAATTACCCAATTTTCATCGACGGGTTTAGTAAAGTCAAAAACAGGAATACAGTCATATTTCGTATGCTGATTAAACTTATAGAGGTAGTTTAAGAACATAGCAATATCAGTATTGCAATAATCTATAAAATTTTTGCACTCATCTACCGTAGCAAATCCGATATACTGATTTTTGAGTTTTAAGGCACTTTCGGGGACGTTTTGAACTGGAGTATATCTTTCCTTGGACAAAAGCGTACACCAGTCCCAGGCTCGTCTATGGCCTCTTATATCGCTTAATTGGATATACCAGGTATTCTTCTTTCCCTGTTCGGTTCCAATAGTCTTTTTTCCAACCAGATATGCATCTACAATCTTCGTAATTTCCTTATATTTCTCAGGATCCGAAAATCTGTTAAATCGTAAATCATAGAGGTCAAGTTTCTTTTGGTCAAACTTGAAAATACCTACATCCGAGAAAAATTCAGCATCTTCAAACTTTGCATCACCGACAACGGTTTCAATACGGCTAAAAGACTCAAATCTTTCATTGAGAATTTCGATATGCTTATTGTTGATATTTTCCTTAATACGATGATTGTCTACAAAATCAGTAGGTACAAGCCAAACGGCGGAATCTGCGAATTTCTCACATTCCGACATTACTTTTAAATAAAGCTTTTCGCCTTTACCGATATATGGTGGATTTCCGATTATTGTAAACATAGAAGGTCACGTTCAGCTTGTAGATTAGAAATAACTTTTAAAAAATCTCCGTCGTTATTTATTGTAATGGTCCAATCCTTACCGCTAACTACGTCGCCGTGCAAAAATTTGACATCACAAGAACTCGGTTGAATACTGAAAACTTTATCATCATATTTTTCTTGACTTTCATAGATGGCTTTAAATTTCTTTGAACAAAAACCAACACCAGAATATAAATTCGGGGCTTTAAATAAACCATAACAACATGGCAATCTTCCAAGGTTACTACTATAGTCCTGGCTTGAGAAATAACAGACTCTATCTATTAAATCGGAAGTAACAGAATGTTTAATTGTCTTATCATTTCGAACAATCGAGAATTTAATCTTTTTCTTAAACCAAAGCAATTTCAGTCTCCAGGTTATAAATCAATTTTTCAAAACTAAATTGAGAATCTAATGTAATCGTCCAGTCATGGCATTTAACAGTATCGCCAAGCTTGAAACTCGCGCCACAATCATCAAGATTCTTATAGCTAGAGCCAAACATTACATCCTGATATTCTTCCGGGTACAATACCATGTATTTTGTAAATTCTTGATTATCATTAGTAAAACTTAATCGGGTATCGTCTTTTCGAGAAGAATTACAAAGGTAATATTTTCGTGTTTTACCGTTATGAACAATCTTTACTCTTAAAGTATTAGAACTATGTCTTCTACTGCAATACATATTCCATTTCCAAGTTGTTGAAGAGACGTTTAAAATCACCAGTAGTATTAAGTTCAATAGTCCAGGTAGGAAATACTACCTTATCGCCACGTTTGAGAATATATGTTGCATCACATGGATATACATGAGAACCATAATGTACACGTGTTTCAACTTCATCATGTTCAGACATATATCTTACACCAAATCCATAAATTTCTTCAGGTGTTGGATTATGCAGCTGACCCATCGAAAGAATATCATAATATTGCGACATACTATCAAAACGTTGTGTCAAATCCGGCTTATATTTATCGCTGCTATAAATTGTAGTCTTAAACCAAGGCGCATATTCGAGACGACTTGAACGACCATTTCGAAAAACAGTAAATAAAACCGGTTTTTCATGTTTCACCGATTCTTTGGTTTCAGGCTCATCATAGATATGTTTATAATCTGTCAACATACAAATTCCGCAAATCCGCTATTTTCAATTTTTGTTTCATCGACTTCTTCTTTAGGTTTCCAGTTTTCAAAATCCCACTTAAAGAAATCGGCACATACAATATTTTTGTTTACAATTTTACTGTATTTAGGTCCAACAATTTCAAGAATTCTTTGGACACACAAATCTCTGTTATCCTGCATTAATTCAACACCGTAAAGTGTCTTTACTGCATCTTCAACCGAAATTCCAGAAGCAAGACGTTTTTCAAGCATACGAACAAGGATGTTTCCGCTTCCCGCTGTAGGATCCAAAAATGTGGCTTTAGGGTCTTTCCATTTTTCTTCAGGAATTTTAGTAATCATTTGGTCAATAACTGCAAATGGTGTAAATACTTCACCGTTCTTGGTGATACGTTCTTTAGAACGTTGAATTCCATCATTAGTAGTAAATAACTCTTTAGACATAATTTAAATATAACAATTTTTCTTAATTTTGTAAGCGCTATCGTGATGCATAGCTTTCAGACCAGTCTTCTTTTTCGATAGCATGCATTTTTGCATATGAATCTTTACTGTCACCTTCAAATTTAGCCAAATCACTTAGTAAATCACAGTTATGCATAATTGCTTTTGCGGTACATTCCTTAAATCTTCTAACATCATCACTGTTTTTAATTGAAAGTATGGCATTCAAGTTATAGAAAAAACAATCCATATCTTCTTTATCTGAATTTACTCTAATAGTCTGACATGTATGATAAAAACCTTTTGTTTTTCCAATAGAATATATACAATTTTTTATAATGTTTGCTCTGGCAGAATTTTTATTTACAAACATTTTTCCAAGTTCATAAGTATCAAAACTATATTCTAGTTCATAAAATCTATATTCATATCTATATGTTTTAGGGTCATTTTTCAAATGATATTTTCCAACTCTTTTATTATATCTTGCACGTATATTTAAAATAACATCATTATCCGAATGTTTTATATTGAAAATGATGGTAGAATATGGTATAATATCTGTAACTTCTTCAGGTTCAATTATAGAACCATTATATGTTACTGGTGCTTTATTAAATGCCGAAACATCATAACCGCATACTTCAATACCATATTTTTCAAACAGTTTAATAATCTGAAAAATTTCACCTTTTCTAGCTGTTATTTCTTTCTTTGTCTGTTTGATTTTATCAATAACTTTATTATACTGCTTGATGGGTTTATCAAGAAGTTTGTTAATATCGTTTCCAATTTTAATATCTAAATCTTTCATAATCAACCAGGCAAAACATCAAATGTTTGTTCAACAGCATGCATTTTTAAACGTAAATCGATTTTATAAAAATCAACCTCTCCATCATAGATAGCTTTCAAAAAGATTTTAAGATCTTCTCTTTCCATCTTATTAAACCAGAACATATGCATATCATCGTTCGGTTTATTTCCATTATGGATTGACATAGCGCTACTGTGAAGTTTTACGCACAACTGATGTCCTGGTAAATGATAATAAACCGAATGATAACCCTTTATAAATCCAAAAGTTTTCAAAAATGCATCCATAATATCACGTATATGGTCAGCAAACGCTGGAGCTTCATCCAGACATTGCATAAAATACGCAAGTTTCATCTCTTTTGGCATATCTGCAAAATTTGAAAGTTTAAATTTCATATTATTCGAGTTTGTTAATTGATTTTAACATCAATAAGTTTTGTTTTGCTGCCTTACATGTAAAATCTCTGTATCTGATAAAATCATCTTCAGTAGTTATTTCGGTTAATGCATCAATTAGCATAAAGAATGTATCTACCTTTTCTGGTTCGGTATCGGCAAAAATCTGAATGAACGGTGTTTCATTAGTAGCCCTAGCGTAATGATATTTTATTGTATCTTTCTTAGCTACATATCCGCCTTTATGACGAATAGACAAATATAGACGACCATTTAATTCTTCTTTTTTAGAAGCAGAAACATTATAATTTAAAACTACAGAATGTGTATTTTCTTTACGAATATGAATTGCTGCAAACTTATTATCATTAACTGCATCAATAGATGGTTCTATTACTTCATGGTATATAATTTTATATCCTCTTGAAGTAATCATATTTTCAAGAATTTCTGCATCTTCTTTATTTTTCTCATATATAGAACGAAACCGGTTAATAGCCCGGTCGCGTAAATTATTATAATATTCTTTTATACGCTCAATATTGTCGTCTACTATATTTGAAAATTTACACATATATTACCCAGGTAATTTGTCGATTGCTTCTTTCACTTCGGCTTCTTTAATTGCTAAACAATACTTTCTGTAATATTCTAAAAAGTCTTCTTTAGATTCGTCATCTACATAATGCATTATAACCGCTGGAAGAAGAGTCATTTCATCACTGCAAATTTTAAAACTCTGCTCAAGATTTATTATCTCCAGCAATGTACAAAAATTATTAGTCTTTGCAGATTCAATAGCTGCATTTTCCGGCGCAGTTACAACAATATTTCCATCAATGTAAAATTTTACTAATTCTTTATAAAGATTACTAACTTCACATGTAATAACTTTGCATTTGGCAAAATTTAAACACGTGTATTTATTAGTACCAGGTGAAGAATGTAGTAACAGCATATTAATCCAGCTTTTCAATGCATTTCAATGTTTCCATATCTTGACGTGCCATATAGCATACGCCAGTTCTGTAACGTTCTGAATTCTGGTTTTTACGTACTTCTTCCAATTCGTTGAGCAAATTGAAGAAAATATCCTTCAATTCTTTCGGGCTGTCGACACGTACATGACAACGAGGACGTGCATTCATAGCGCTAATCATAACATTTCGCTGTGCTTCCCAATCATCGCTATATGCATTGTTGTACATGGTATCGTCGAATGTCGCACGCATAGTTACATAGTAACGGCCGGTTTTCTTCTTGTTGTTACTGGCCATATCGATATGGTGCTTAATTCCGTCTTTTCCCTTTTGAACAATAAACGGAACACGGTTTGATTCAAAATTGAAAACAGAAAAACCGATAATGGAATATCCATATTCAGCAAACATGGTTTCAAAATGCTTAAGCTGATTTTCATAGATCTCTTGGAGTTCTATGCTTCTACGACGCTTGGAGTCGATAGCATGCTTAATATGCTCGATTTGTTCAAGCATTTTGTTTTCGTCTTTTGTAACTGCGGCATTTACTGCTTCTAAGAAATTTTTATACATGACTATAATATAATAAAAAGGCTGACTTTCGTCAACCTTTTTTATTTTAACTATTACAGTGTGTTAATCTTGTTTCAAAGTTACATTAATTTCATAACCCTTACCGTACTTATAGTTAGGAATATACTTAGTAATGAATTCTTCGAAATATTCCTTATTTTCCGGATAAGTAAGGTTATAAGTATTACCGTCCATATCTTCTTCAGCTAGGTCGTAATTCAATTCTTTACTACAGAACTTAGTCCAGTTTTCCGGAGTTCCTGTAATCTTGAGAGCCCAGGTTCTTTCGGAATATGTGGTAAAGTAAGTAATATAGTTGGAATTTTCACCATATGGACCATAGTGACCCCAGTCTGCAACCGGTTCTTCATCAACATCCTGAGAAACAGTAGCTTGTGTATGCTGTTCGGAAACATTCAAACCGAAATCGGCAAAGAAATCCTTGATAGCAGCAGTATCTACCCATGTCCAAGATTTACTAGAATCAAAATCGGCCTTTCTGTGAATCATACCAATGGTAGTGCTACCCATTTGTTGAGCATCCTTACCGAGTGCATTAGCTTCAGCACGTTTTTTCATAGCACGCTGAAGCATTTCCTTACGGGTTTCAGCAGTCTCCTTCGGAGCTTCTTCACCCTTCTTAGGTCTGTAATCTTCAAGACCATAGGCCTTTGCATTCATGTGATATGTTCTACGGCCTTCCGGTGTACGATTGTCCGCAGCCTTTGTCGTTTCGTGCTTAATGTAAGTATTGACAATAAGAGTAATTTCGTTAGTTGCTTCGTTGAGAACCGCTTCATAGCCTAGACGCTTGAGGGTTTCAAGTGCTTCTTCAACTTTGTTTTTACCCTTATCAGACTTCTTAGACTTAAACGCAAACCACTTGGACTTCTTGTTTTTCTTCTTACCTCCACAGCAGCAACTTTCGTTTTCGAGGTTCGTTTCTGGATCCACATAGGAATCATCTTCGAGACCTGTTTGCTGTTCGTCCTGGACTGCCTGTTCTGGAGTACCGAACATCTTAACGAATTCATCATAAGAAGTTTCATTGAACCATACCGGAATTTCAGTATCGTTCATTTCCGCCTTCCAAAGTTCATCGTCACCGTCAAACGGATAATTGAGGTCCTGTAAACCATTTACCGGCAATGCGTCATGCCAAAGAGTATACTGGTCATCTTTACCGCCGAGTGCTTCGTATTCTTCGAACCAATCATTACCGGTCTTTCCGGAATTATCACAAGAACCGTCAGCACAAGAACCGTCGCCGCATTCATTTATGAAATTATTGCGGAAAGCACGGAATTCATTCCTGAACTTGAATTCTGCAGGAAGTGAATCTAAATGTTGTTCATCGTGAGAATACATTAACACCTCCAAAAATTAAGCGGTGAAAGTATTCTTAGCGTTAGAAATGTCAACACCAATGTGACGGAAAAGGTCAACCATTGTACCACCGGCAGTAAGACCGATTTTCTGGTCAACGAAGTTTTCGTACTTGGCCTTGGCGTCAATAGAATCGAACTGGTCTTCGGAAACGACCTGATTCTTAGCATAGTCGACAATAGCCTGAACGAGGTCCTGAGCAAGGTTCTTGAAACCTTCCTTAAGGTCACCATTCTTAACATACTGTGCAATCATGCTAGCGGCACCACCCATCGGAGCTGCAGCAGGCTGAGCCTGAGGAGCAGCGGCAAGAGCAGCTTCTTCGTCGAGCTTCTGACGCATATAGGTCTTGAAATCTACATCTTTTAAATCCATAATTGTTTCTCCTAATTTTTTATTATTTATAGTTCCTTGGCCAGTTCCTTAACTGCGTCCTTGTATTTCTTGATAAGAATACGAGATTCCGCACCGACTTCAAGCAAAGCCTGTCCAGCCTTAAAAATTCGCTTGTTTGCCTTCATCAATGTCTTGATTTTGCCCTTATTTTTACTTCCGGTAAGAGTGAATGTTACTTCGCCTCCCTTAGAAACAGTAATAGAACCAATTTCTCCGGTTTCATCGGTACAAGTCATTGAATTGTCGACGATTTTAATCTTGGAGTCCCTATAAAAACTGTACTTGAATCCAGCCTTTGTAAGAATATCCAAGATTTTGTTTAATTTTGGGTCAATTTCTTTAAAATCTCTAGTCATATATTATTTATAGAAGGTTAGTAAAATTTGGCATTTTTATATACATAGAAATCGACGTCAAAATCGTCTCCTTCCTGACCATGTGCTTCACCAGTCTTTTCCTTTTTCCAAAATTTTTCATCTACTTCTGGAAAGAAAACGTCTGCTTCCGGGAATTCCTGATTTACTTCCGTAATATAGAGATAGTCTACACAGCCCGTATTCATCATCTGGCGATATATTGTAGCTCCGCCTATAACAAATACTTCCGTCTCGTTTTTTGAGGCCACGTAGTCCATTGCGAGCTGTAAAGTGGGCTTTACGACACAACCTTCTGCCTTATATTCAGGATTGCTTGAAACTACTACATTTGTTCGATTCGGAAGAGCCTTGCCTATAGATTCAAAACAGCGACGGCCCATAATGACACAGTGTCCGCTGGTTAGTTCCTTGAAATGCTTCAAGTCAGATTTGATATGCCAAGGCATACAATTTTTGGAACTTATACCGATTTCGTTTTTAAGCCCCTTGGCAACGATTAAACTAATTTTCATATTCTAGTCCTTCAAATTCAAGTTGTCGTTCTTTATACATTTTACGACTTTCACGAGTTTTAATTTTTCGTTTTTCTGTTTCTTTCATCTTAATATATTGATGAGCATTAACATGCCTGTAACAATACTTAAGACACTTACCCATTTTAATAAGCAGCAAATGACAGATATGATGTTCTTTCGGAGAAAGCTCGATTTTATTTTCTTTCTTGTTACTTCCGCCTTCAGACCTTGGAATTATGTGATGGTTTTCTATTTGTCCTATTAATAATCTGTTTTTTGCTCTTTCAATTATTCTATTATAGATTTTCTCGTAATCCAAACTAATATCCTTTGTTGGAGGTTGTAGACAATTCTCTCAGAGCGTTCTTTTGAATGTCATTCGACATAAAGAATTCTGACGGAATACCAAGTATTTCACCGATGTATTCGTTTTTAATTCGATAACAGCTTCTAACTCTCTCCTTTCTATACATTTTCAAGCCATAACCAATATTTGAATAACATCTATTGAGCTCATAGCCATTGAAAATAGTTGGAACGTCCTTATCCATAATATTCTTCATTTTCTGCATATTAACAAGTATCTTCATAACAATATCGGTATTGAAGTAATGAAAATTTATTCCAGCAAAATGCGGATCCATCGGAGGTGCAAAAGCACAGTAAATAACTGGCGATTTATCACTTCCGATAATATCTTTTGCCTGATAATTGAATGTATAAAAATAGCCAGCAATAACTTGACTGGTATATACAAGCGCTTCATTAGTATCAACTGCCATACGTTATTTATGTTAATATAGCTTTATTTTAATAACAATAAACAAAAAACTCAGTAATAATACTGAGTTTTTGAATATAAAGGATTGTTTATCTATTACTTCTTAAGAGCAGCCTCACGAAGTTCCTTCTTAGCTTCTTCGATACGCTTTCTGATTTTTGCATTGATAGCAGTCATAATCGGATCAAAGAGTAAGTCAAAACGGGATTCGTTGAGCTTACCGATGAGGTAATCGCTCTTGGCGTTCAAGTAACGACCCTTACGATGCCAGTAGTTATAGGCTTCAGACTTAGTAGCGTCGTCTTCAGAAGTATCTTCTTCTTCAGCTTCGCCTTCGCCTTCGGAACCTTCTTCAGATTCACCTTCGCCTTCAGTACCTTCTTCGGATTCGCCTTCACCACCTTCAGTACCTTCTTCGGATTCGCCTTCGCCTTCAGCACCGTTATCTTCGTCGCCGAGTTCAGCATCGCCGAAATCTTCAGTAGCAGCATCTTCGGATTCGCCTTCACCTTCACCTTCAGAACCTTCGTCGTTATTGTTACCAAGGTTTTCTACCTTGTCAGACAAAGTTTGAATAGCGGTGGTAAGGGTGGTAAGAATGTCCTTAAGTTCGGTAGTAACTCCGGATTCGTCTTCCTTAGAAGAACCGTCGTCTTCTTCACCTTCGCCCTTGAAATCTTCGAGGTTGTCGGAATTTTCTTCGCCTTCACCTTCAGTGCCTTCTGCATCAGAAGCAGATTCATCGTCAGAAGCACCTTCGCCTTCAGCACCTTCTTCTGGTTCTTCAGAAATATCGAGATCTGAATTCTTTTCGTCCTCGTTAGAAAGTTCTTCGAGGTTTTCTTCACCAGTAGAATCGTCGGAAGTTACCGGCTTTTCTTCGTCACCATCCAAGAAACCTTCGTTGAGGCCCTTCTTGTTGGCACGCTTCCATTCTTCAAAAATTTGCTGTTCGTTTTTCATAATTTAAAATCCTCTATATTCTTATTTATAAAAATTTTAAAAAGGCTCGTTTTTGCAAAATTAAAGGGTATTTCTAAATGTTAACATTTCTGGAGAATTATACATTTCGTCAAATTTCTTGGTAAGTTCTACACACTTCATGAAACTTGTCGTGTTATTTGTAATAATATCACGGAAATCCATGTAATATTCATCAAGAGTAGTCTTATAGTTCTTGCTGAGCTTGAACATATCCAGAACTGCTGCATTCTTAAATTCCTTCTTGAGCTGCTTGATAGTTGCCGGAGTCAAAGTCTTGATATAGCGTTCAACACAGTCAACTGCAACCTTAAGAACAACATCAGCCTTAATTTCTTTCTTATCGGCACAAGTGATAAGACGTGGGCTAATGAGAGTGTAAATCAATGGATTGTTTTCCATCGAACTAAACTCTGCAGATTCATTCATTAAGTAGTCTCTTAACATATTATTTTTCCCTTCGAACTCTTATATTGGTATTTTGCCGCAATGCTAGCAAGCGACAAAGCCATTTGATTCAATGTTTCCTTGATGTCTTTAATATCAGCCTTAACTGTGGATGTTTCATCTTTCAAATACGAAATATCCTTTTGCATCAATTCTTTTTCAATTTCTAACTTATTAATTTTATCTTTGTACTTGTCATCAAGTGCCTGGATTTGAGACTCTCTCGAAGCACTTGTAGACTTACGTTGGAAGTAAATAACCAAATACACAAATGCACAACAAAAAATAGTAACCACTATAGCCAATGCGTTTCCTGAATCAATAATTTTTAAAACCAAATTCTCCATAATGCGAACCTCCTTTTAATTATTTATTTTATTTTTTAAAGCGTTCACATCTTGTTTTAGAACCGTATTTTCGTTCTTAAGTGCATCAATTTCAATCTGTAATTCATGAACTTTATTGTATAAAGTTTGAATAGATGCGAAATTATCACTAAGTGCAGAAAATACCTGGTCACATTCTTTATTAGTTACGAGAGTCCATGGATAACTAGCCTCGTCTAATGGATTTCCAGAACCAGCATATGTAACATCTAAAACTTTATCTATTGCAATTCTTGCATTAGGCGAAAGTCTTAATACGTTATTTCTAGTTCCGTTTCCAGCAAAATAGTTTGGATCTGCATAAACAGCACTAAGATGTGCGCTAGCTGCAGAACAATATTCCTTTTGGTCAACTTTAGCAGAAATAGCAGAAAGTTGCTCATAAATGTTTGGAACATATTGCGCAGAAGACCACATTTCATAGTTGTCACCAACAATCAATGCAGCCGAAACCATTTCAGAAAGACCAGATAAAGCGGTTAATCCACTAAGAGCCCCAATATCGAGCTGTGCAAAGGCACTAACTGCAGAAATTGTATTCCACATGTCAATATCTTGATATGTCACACAAACACATTCATCAGCAGAAGGCGGACAACAAGGCATATTCCAAGGAACTAGCGCAGCTGGTTCAGAATCATTCCAATGATGCCAATATCTATAATGCGGCCAGTCAGGATGAACGTGCGGACCTGGCCAATCCGGGCCGTATGGACTCGGATAATGTGGTGGAAATGGTGGATAACCGTTATTCATATTATATTTATAAATTTTGAAAACACCCTGATTTTGGGTGTTTCAAAACTTTTTATATAAATTATTCTATTAAAGATACCTAGAAGCAATGTCCATAGAATAATCAAATGCTGTCTTCTTTGGCTGTTCTTCAGCAGGAGCAGGAGCCGGAGCAGCAGATGTTTCTGTGCCAGTCGGAGCCGGAGCTGGATTTGCTTCAGGAGCCGCAGGAGCAGCAGGAGCCGGAGCAGGATTTGCTTTAGGTGCAGGAGCAGCGGCCGGTTTTGTTTCCGGAGTAGCAGCCGGAGCCGGAGCTTCAGCAGGCTTAGCGGCAGGAGCCGGTTCATCAGCCTTACGAACATTATAACCAGCAGCCATTGCGATATTGCGAGCCTGTTCTACTTCATCCTTCGGGAGTTCAACGGTATAACCGCTGTTGCGAACAATACGCTTTGCTCTAATAATATCTTCAACACTGTAATCACTCATATTTTTCCTCACTATGTTTTAATTGTTATAACTTATTTATTAAATTTTTGCGGTGCCATATTTCTTGGCAGTATCATCATTCTTTGCCCAGGCATTTAATGTTCTCCAAATCTTTTCACAACGTTTTGCGATTTGGGAATCCGGTTCTTGAATGATTTTAATTGCAGTCTGAGTAACAGAAAGGAATTCACCAGTTTCCTTATCATAAAGAACTGAATTACTTCCTGTATCATCACTGAAATATTCAACTTCAATAGGTTCTTCAAGTCTATCAGGGTAAATCTGAACTAAGTCACAACCCTGTCTCATATATACATTTCCTTCTGCGTCGACTTCAAGACCATCTGCAAGTTCATCAGTTGTAAATAACTGATTATTAACGGATCTGTCTCTATTCCATGCAGCTTGAATTGCATCTTTCTTTTGAGAATAATATTGAACCATTTTGTTCTTTTTCCAGGTTTCTTTACTTGTAAGTTTAGTCCAGCTAAACTTACCGTCTTCAGTAGTCACATCGGACCAAGAAATTCCGCCCGGGAAAATATTTTTAGAAAGGTCAAATGCATTATTTGCCTTGCTTAATTCTGTCGGATTAACCAGAACATCACACATCGTATCAATGTCATTTATACAGTCATTGATTGTCGACGTACTTCCTTCGATTGCACCATAAGTGCTATTTTTATATTCCGGGTCAACATACCAAGTATCTCCGCTCTTCGTAATGTGCATTGTGGCGCATGCATTAGCATAATAATTACTGGAAGTTGCGATAGAAGCACATGTTTCATCGGAATCAATAACGCAGTTAAACAAACCTTCGATTTTGTTAAGATAATCGACAATACCTGTACTGAAAGTCCATTCAAGGAACTGTTCCAAGAATTTTTTAATAGATTCAATTTTCTTGTTTACTAATTCACGATTGACAAGAAGTTGTTTTTTGAGACCCAATAAAATTTGCTTAATAGTTTCAACACCGAAACTAAATGTAAAACCGTAATTACAAACCGTTTTCTGGAATGTTTGAATATCTGAAAGAATTTCACGAATATTATTAAATAAATCCGCATTTACAAAATTATCTTTACATTGCTTTGTAAACCATTTATCCAACTGTTTAAAAAGTAAGGAACTTGGGTCAAGAAGTTCATTAACGAAAGTCAAGCAGTCGAAAAGACGGTTACACCAGATATTATGTCCAGCACTGTCTTGAGCTGACGGATCATATATCATATCCGCCAGTTTCTTTTGATATAGTCGCACCGCATCTACAGCGGTTTCAATTAACTTTGCAACTGTATAATTCCATAAGGTAATAAGAGACTGAGCCAAAGCTTCAATCTTTTCGAGCATACCTTTTGCCATTTCCTGATATGCTTCAATAGCACCGCAAATGACCTGAAAGGTTCCGTAAATATATGTACATATTAAAGATGTAACGCTCATTATTATCCTTGTTGTAGTATATATAGTTATTTATCTTCTAAGTTCTGTAACTGCAATTCGATAGTTTCGTAATCGAATGTGCAAGCAAAAGTACAAATATCCGAAGTACCATATTCAAGAGAGACATTTTGAAGGTTAGTCAAAATTGCATGCTTGAATTTCATCTTTGACTGAATCTTATTGTCATTGTTTAACGAAACGATTTCAATGGCGTCGATACAGTCCATACGTAAAAGTTCTTCGCCTTTAAGGCTCTTCTTTCCGCAAGTTTCACCATGACGCATAGCGTCAATCCAACAATAGAAATAATAAAAATTCTTTAACTCTTCATCAAGCTTGAATTCGACAGTAATAGACTGGAGTTCACGAGCACCAATCGGATTCGGGTGCAACTGACGTTCATGCATATACATGGAAGTAAGCATGGGAATAGACAAATCCGGAATACTGACCGAGCGAACATAGTTGTCAAGAATATGAGTATCTAAGTCGATACCTGTAAAATTAACAAGATTCGAGAATCGCACCACGAATTTGTTTTTATTAAAATCATTAATACTGGTTGTAATTCCTGCCATAATTATCCTCTGATTATATTTATAAACGAAAAAATCACCCCTCCAGGAAGGGTGATTTTTGGAAATGAATAAAAATTACTTATTACTTACAGAAGTATCAACCTTGGAAGTATTTGCGAAGTTGTAAATAAATCCGTATGGTGCTTTCTTCTTAATAAGCGTTGTTAAGCGGCTAATAAACTTCTTAAAGAAATTTTCTCCTGCTCCAGAAATAGTCAACTTAATGAAGTCTTGTTTTTCATCGCCTTCGATTAAATCAACGTTTATTTTAACAGGATTGTCTTCCTTATCAAGATTTTCCAAATAATTATCGGAAATTACCTGAATTGCTTCCTTAAGATTCTGTTCGATTTTTTGAACAACAACGCCCCTAAGTTTTTCATTAGAGAAATCAAAACCAGTTTCTTTTTCGGCTTCAAGAATAATACTATCCAAATCTAAACCAAAAGCTTCAGAAACATTAATTTCGATAAGTTTGATGTTGGAAAAACTTTTAATCTTATTGATAATTTCAGTATATTTTTTATTTGCACCAGCCTTATCAAATTCGCCTTCCGGTGTCTGCATATTACCAAGGGATTCAATAGCTTGCTTAATATTTGACTTATTGATAGCAACTTTATAGACAAAATTACGGCTGTTCATTTCCTTAACTTTGTCCTGCTTATCCTGTTCGTCTTTTTCTGCCTGTGCAATGTCGAATTTATCTTTTGCAATCTTTGCAACACGATCGAAAAGTTTTTGTGCTTTAAAAACGGATGCTTCAAATAAATTTGTCATTATGCTTCTCCTCGATTCATGTTCTTCTTAATAATCATTGTGTTAACCTTGACTTCCTTCGGTTCACCGAATTCGCCAATGATATTTTCATCATCGATTTCATCAAGGAAGTTCTGACAGTCGGCAACAGTTTCGAAATTCAAGAACACATTGCCCTTCTGAGAACCACGACCATACAAGAAGTGACCAACGTCTTCAGCTTTCTTATTGATTGCTGCAAAGAGTTTATTAAGTTCTTCGCCGATACCAGACAAGTCGATATTCGGATTTTCTTTACGCTTTGCTTCGATAAATTCTTCAATATCACTATCGGAAAGCTTCCAAACAATACGTCCAATCTTTCTATCGTTACCATAGCGGTTATTCTTTACTGCATCCATAATTTCATCTTTGATTTTGTCAAAGATAACTTCGGAACTCTTGTCAGTAAACTTAGCCTTTTCAATGGTCTTACTCTGCTTCCAACCGCGGTTTTCACTTTCAACCTTGTCGTAAACAATTCCCTTACGGCGAGTACATTTTTCAATTTTAATCATCGCCTTAAGAGTATCTTCCGAAACTTCAAGAATCTTCTGTTCGAACAACTTTTCATTCATGAAATCTTCAGCATGGTCCTTGGAATCATAATACATGTACAAATGACCGTCCTGAACCCAAGAATACTTATAGCCCTTGATAGCGTCAGTGTAAAGTTTTTCGTCTTCATCACTTCCGGGATTAGTATCTGGACTATCGTATTTTGTATTGGCACCACGAGCAAATCCGACAATTTTATCGATTGTGCTATTGACTGTATCTGTAATAGTCTTTATAATTTCAGTCTTAGCATTGTCAATATCGTCGCTGTTTTTGCTGTCCTTAAGTGTCATAGCACACTTTTCGATAAGGCCTTGACGGAAATTACGATTACTGAAATCGAAATTCAAACGCCAAAGTTCAATCTTTTCATCCGAAGGATTACCGGTAAGGTGCTTCTTTGTATTATGCCAGCTTTTCTTAAAAATATCACCAATGCCTTCGTCAAGCTGAAGGTCGTAGGTATAATTACCCTTTAGCTTTTCTTTCGCTAAATACTGTGAAAATGTTGTATCTTTATTCATTCCGGAATTCCTTTTAAAATCTTTTATATTATTTATAAAGATTCAAAAGTTTCGAGATCCTTGGCGAAATGCTTACGGTTAGCCTTAATCCAGGATTTTATATCCTGAAGTGCCCTGTGCATATCGTTCCAATCGATAGTTGTACCCTTTGGGACATCCTCTTCACGAATATCCATAGCCCAATTACCGGAATTGAACCTAAATGTATGATTATCAAGACTATCAGAAATACGGTCACACTCTTCAAGAGCCCAATCCGGGTATCTCTTGACAGTATCGACACAAAGTTTCAGAAGTGGGTTAAAAGTCGGCATCTGAAGGATGTTTTCCATAGTTCTAAAGCCAGTGAACTTTGCAATAGTGTAAAATCTTAGAATTTGTACAATCGGTCTCATTTTAATTTCTCCTATAAAAATAAATGAAAGCCTAATTTGAAAATTAGGCTTCTTTAACGTTATGTCTTATTATATATGAAAATTAATCCTGGATTTTTGTCGCTGTAAAGTTATGTTTTTTGAGGACCAAAAGAGCTTCTTCCAGATTTTTATCCATTTCTTCGGATTTGTCTTCTTGTTCTGGTTGTTCCTTAGTTTCTTCTTCCTTTTCTTCAGCAATTGGACTGTCTACAGGCATTATATAAGTAATAGCCTCATCCCAAGACATACCCTTATATTTTGAATCTGGTTCAAAATATGTGGACTGATTTTCTTTACCAAGGTCTGCACGATAAACGAGCTTCGCACCGTCGGCATATTCAAGGAAGTTGTTTCCGTCGACTAACTTACCCTTTCCAATAACACCGTTAGTGACCTTTGCATTTGCAACATCTTCAACATCGGATTTCATTCCAGCTGCAAACTGCTTAAATCTTCCAAGAATTTCTTCAGCCTTTTCGATACCTGCCGTTATACGAGAATTGATAGCTGACATATTCGGAGATTCCTTTGCGTTTCCAGAAGTATTAAGGAAAAGGACTGCCGCGACGATAGTGCTCAAGAGAATCTGTGTAAGATTGTTATCTACATTAGAATTCTGAATTTCCTGTTTAATATCACCGGCATCAGACATAAGCTGTTCTTTTTCGTTTTCGGTTTTTGCGCCTTTTGCAAAATTTACAAATGTCTTAACCTTGTTAAATAGATTGTCTAGTTTCTGTGCTTCGTTAATCATATCTTATTTATAAATATCGCATGGATATTATTTTGGTGAATAAAAAATATGGTTACGAATCAAAGATCCCGTTTCCGTTAGTAGAACCGGTTAGACTTTGGGAAAACACTGCAATGATTTTAAACGGCGGTAAAAAGAACTATAGTATATGGGCATCGGATTTTGAAGATTTGAACCTTATTCTTCCAAATAATACAAAATTAGTTCTTAAAGATTTTAAAAATGTAAAGGAACTATATGATTATATAGTTCCTATCCTAAACAACGAAGAAAACAAATTTGTACTTGAAAACTATATTTAAAGTTCGTCAAGCTTATTCATGGTTTTTGCGAATTCAAGATTATCCTTTATAATATCGTGAAAACCAGAAACACTGTCATTAAATTCGTAATCATTTATTCCGTATTTCAATTTAAGTTCTTTATAATCATTTTTCGTTTTATCGGTTAACACGAATATCATAAATTGACTGGTAAGATAAAAACGATTATTTAATAGTAAAATTTCACGTCCACTTACTTGTAATATCTCATTGACGTTTTCTTCATTGACAGCAAGTGCCTGAAAATAAACCGTAGGCTTATCTTTATATGAATACGTAATATATGGAACTTCTGAAATTACGTTCGTAATGTCAACGGCCGTTTTACCATTGACTACTGCTGTACTAACACGATGTTTATGAAATTTTAAACCCATTTTAAAGCTTCTCGATAGCATTATTAGTTCTAAATTTTTCGACAGCGACGGTAAACTTATCATAATTTTCCTTATTATAAAGGTCCCCGTATTTTGTACCATTCAGAATAACACAATCATTCTTGTTCTTGGTTATCATATACCACGATTTGGTATTATTCATTTGGTCTACTTTAATTTGAATAACACCACCTTTTACGATTAAACTCGTAATATCGGTGAATTCCACACGTTTTTGTGAATAACGACCCGTACTTATAAATAGTTCATTTTTCATATTATATAATATAACAAACTTAATCCAGTTTGTCAATAGCTTTTTCTACGTTATATTTTTCAATATACGGCGAAATCAGGTCTATAAATTCATGTATAGGTTTTGTTTTGTCAAAATGTATGCTAATATCATTATACATGAAATAGGCTTCAGCTTCTATATCGTTTGGGTCTATCATAATAGATATTCTTTGATGAGTAAATTCATCTTCATAACAACAGCCCAAATAACCGTCTGCGTCATTAGCATATATCAATTCTCCGACACTCCACATAACCCGGTGGTTTCTATTAATCATACGTAATTTTATAGTAGGCGGTCTCTGCATACTCATAATATAGTAATTCAGTTCTTATTTGTAAACCCGTTGACGGTTTTAAAATATTTTGCTATATTATTAGCATGACAAAACCTAAGATTTTAATCTATCATTTTTCGTATGACCCAGAAGAGTTCGATATTGATAGGTTTAATGATTTCGTTATCAGAGAGAATTTGTCAACGGGTACAGCTTTAGCTGTACCGTTGACTTCTCCAAAATTACGTAGTATTAGGAACAGAATTGCATTTATTCCGCAAAGTCATTTTAATCATAAAGATGTATATTTTATGATAGATGACGTAAAATATGAGTTTCCCGGTAAACCGCTTCATGAAATTTATAAAACAATGTCAGAAGCAATATATGAAAAAATAGTAGAATATAAGCTTTCGGTGTTAAATGGCTAATATAGTAGCGTTTAGATATACAGAAAAATACAAGCCACTTTTAGGTGGTAAAGAAATCCCAGTAAGTCAAATGAATTTCAATGACGAAATTCATGCATATTCCAATTTATATAAAGGATATACAACAGTCGCTTTTTGCGGTATAAAGAAATGGGCCGAGGCTGAATATACTCTTTATTATTATGTCAAATGGTTTGCTACTGAAGAGATAAGATTGAGCTGGGACGATAATTGCTATGTCATTTATGATGGTGTCAAATATACTACTGTAGAAAAACTGTATGCCGCGATAGAAAATAAGAAAAATCTAGCAATACTTGATACTTACCTATAAAAAATGACGGACCGCCAGATCCGTCATGAATTATCATATTGTTGAAACGTGTTCGACAAAGAACCAATATGATAAAATTTAAATTGCGTCAGTACCAGAACGATTTTCGATAATCTTGAAGATTGCTTCAAGCTTCGGTTTTAAAGTTTCCTCTGCCTCGTCGAAATCTTCAGCCATATACGGAATCATTTCCTTGATGGCTTCTGTAACTTTAGCACGGATAGAATCCTCTTTTTCTATAACTTCTGTTTCGCCCCAACCTGGGTCATAGGTTCCGAAATCACGTCCATCCCAGCTTGGTTCTTCGCCAGTATAGCGAACTTCGACTTCGATTGAATTACCGTCACCGCCTGTAGAATCATACTGCTCATCGAAATCCTTAACAAAACCAGGAAGGATCTCTTCGATTTTGGCGACTTCTTCCTTTGTAACGCCCAAGCGACAAGTCAAATCAAAAGACTTCTTAAGCGGATTACCATGATAATCCAGCAATTTATCAATATAGATAGGAACTTTTACTGTGTCATCATTATAATGTTCACAGACATATCCGTTATTTTCCAAAATAATCAAAGATTCGCTTACTTTCATTATAACCTCATTTTTATTATTTATAGCATTGACGAAAAGTGAATCTCTTGCTATATTTAGTAACATGACACGAAATACGCAAAATACAATTTCAACTATCTGGATTTTTCTTGCATCATTCGTATTTACCTTTATGGTAGGCTGGATTGTTTATGAAATGATTGAAAAATCTCCAGATATTGATTATACGAAGAGTTATAGTGTCGAAGAAGTACAGAAGCTTGTTGATGAAAAAGTTACTAATGTAACCTGTGGAGTAATCAATAATGAAATTCTGTGTATCTATACTAATCACAAAACTTCTCGTAATCCGGTATTTTGTACTGTTAAATGGAATGGTAAATAAAGGAAAATCATGGTACCTCTCAAATATACAATCGGAATTCTGGCAATTTATGTAGCCTTGTTCATAATTCTTGGTTTTATAAGTCTGCCGACACTTTTATTGGTGTTAGGTATAATGTTCGTTATTTCGACAATTATCTATGTTGTCATACTCATTGAAGAAAGGATTTGGACATATTCGCTTATCTGGGACAATCTTATTGGATATGCCGCAATGGCCTACGGTATCGTATTCTTCCTTCTTCCGATTATCGTCCTTAATTGCATCGAAGACAGAATAGAACGTAACGAAAGATGATATGATTAATGTTATTTTTACAAATGACGGATATACACAACAACATGATGTTGCTGAAATTGATAACGTCAATATAGACGAACATCCTAGTTTTGTAGAAGCATGTGAGCAAAAAGACATCGTTAATAATACCATGATAACTCTTACATGGAGATCTTCAGATTATCATGGATTATATGTTTTAAAGCTTGGAACATTTCCGCTTTATAAGGCATATTTAGAAATTGACGGAAAGAAATATATGTATACCGACATAATGAAAAATATTGAAAAATTCAAAGCCAGGATTGAACAGGAAAAAGTTAAACTTGCATTGGAGACATTAGCATGATTAAGTTTACACTTGATGGTAGAAACTATGAAATCGAATCCATGCAAGATTTTTCTCTTTGGGTTCATTACGAATCAAAACATAGAAAACGAGAAAACTATATTAAAGCAGAAGTACGTCCTGTAGGTTATGAAGCACATCATGTTTTTGAACTGAGAAACGAAGATAGTATACAGATTGACGATAAAAAGTTTGACCTTCCATATATTTGTGAACATTTTGATTTGATTAAATCTAAAATTTTACATAATCTTGAACTTAAATGCCTGGATAATTTAGCATGATTAAACTTATTAGAGAATATCATTATTCGCGTTCAGATGACCATTATGTAGTAAAGCAACTGTTTGGTTTTGAAAAATCTAGTAATGGCATAAGTCTTTTCTTTGAAGACCAAATGGGAAAAAACCAAATGATAAATACAGCCGATACAGAAAAAACAGAAACAAAACTGTATATAAACGACATTCTTTATACAAACAAAGATATTATGTGGAAATTTGATAAAATTTCTGCACTGTTAACTCAAGATATAAATTTGACAGCTATTGAGTCTCTTCCATAGAGGAATATATGGATTTTGAAAAAATAAAGAAAAATGAATGTTTTTCGAAACAGATGATTCTGGATAATCCAAATCAGCCATATATTTTTAGATATGATAAATGGGATAATTATGACCTGATTATACCAATAGAAACCAATGATTCTACTACCCATATACTTGGTGCGGTTTTCCATTATGAAGATGAAAATACATATTTATACAACGGTTGTTCTTATATAAATCTTCTCGGTGTAAATCTTAAGAGTATGAAATTGTTTACTCCGCAAAAAGAAATCGAATATGATGCATCTGTTGATGATTATCATGATTTTAGAGATAAAGTTATTATGGTGTTAAATCAATTCGAATCCATAGAGGCCGTGGATAGATTATGAAGTTCATTGTAAAAATCGGTAATAATATAGCCATAACATATGAGATGATAGCTCTCGAAGGCATATTTATCGAAAGGCCGAGTACTAAATTTACAAATTCACAACAGGACATGATTGATTACAAAACAATCTATATCCATTTTCATTATTCAAAGAGAAACAACCGCGAAGTACATGCCAATATAACTATGCCTATTGGTGAATTTCTTGACGGTAATAAAATGATGTATATAGATGCTGGAAAAGAACAGATTTATTACAAAGATATTGTTGCAAATCCGGCAAAAGCAGCAGTCAGGATAAATAACCTCATTTTACTTGATACTATCGAGGCTTTGCCATAACAGTATTACTATGTTAATAGAGCTTTATCCAAATAAAAAATATAGAGTGCCATCTAAAATTAAGCACGTCAATAAAATTGTTGCCGAAAAAACGGAACCTCTTTCATTTATTGATTTTATAGATACAGATGATAAACCGCATATCATGGTTATCGGTACAGAATCTATAATAGTAGTTGACTATGGACCGGTTGAATTACCTTTAATATTTAGTTATAAAGATATATTAGAAAATCCGGAAGCTATTACAGCAAAACTACATAATTTAGAAAACGAAGCTGTACTTGACAGATTATAGCCATTGACAAAAATGAGATTTTTTGCTATATTAAAACCATGATTAGACTTATCATGGAATCAAAACCTCATGAACAATGGGAACAGCATAGGCAGTTTAAAGTAAAATCTGCCGTTCTTATTAAGCAAAAAACTCATAGTCAATATGAGTCGGATTTGATTGTCCAATATACGTCGTTTAATAATAGTTCTTATAATAGTTATGGATTTGAAGCTCAATTTGAAAAAGAAACGCATAGATTATTGCTTGAAATCGGCGGCGAAGTTTACGGGCATGATGATTTGATTAAAAACGTCGATAAGTATAATGCATTGCTGGAAAACGAAGCTATAAAAGAAGCAATAGACAGATTATGATTCGAATAATATACAGACAATATAATGAAAAAACCAAGAAATGGGAAATGAATTTAGCATTTCCCGTTTATCAAGCGGAATTGTCTGTTAATACTAATAAATTAATCGATATTAAATATAAAAATTATTACGGTCATGATTTCTTAACAACATTCAAGAATTCTAATGATACACAGATGACGCTTGAATTTGATGATGAAGAATATAGTATTCTTGATATGATTAATAATTTTGATAAAGTAAAGTCAAAAGTTTATAACGAATACCTACATGATATTTTGGAAGCATTATGATTAAAGTTGTCAGAAAAATGACATATGATAATGAACCCACGACCACGACATTTTATGTTCTTGGTCCTTATGTTTTTCGTACAGTAGTAAGTTCTAGACAATATATTTGTTTAGGCTATACTGATATTAAAAGAGAAATTAAAGAGCCGTATGAACATAAACCAAATTATTTTATTTTAGGAATTGTTACCAATTCCTCAGGTAAAAATTATAATACATGGCTTGAAACAGACGCTGGCACGTTTACTGACCAATATATAGATAAACATCTGGATAAAGTCAACGCTATATTGACTCAGGAATCCAACAAAGAAATTCTTGATTGCCTACCATGATTAGTGTGACCCAATATAAGAAAGATAATACGTTCCATTCAAAAGTGGATTTGCCGACCTATACTAATAAAAATTGGAATCCTTATTTAAGTAATAATCCGTATCATCAATATAGGCTTTATATAGCATATGTTTCGCCAGTAGGTAGACTTGAATCCGTATATCTGGATCCTCGAAGTATATTAAGAATCGGCGACCAAACATATGATTTTAATTATATGCAAAAAAATATGGACCGTATCAATACGTTGATAGAACAGGAAATAACTCGAGAAGCTATAGAGAAACTGCCATGATTAAACTTGCTATTTATCATTTAGACGAAGGTATAGACGCTAAAATAATAGAATGGGGAGAAATACAAGAAATCGGTTATGGCGATTTTTATTTTTGTTATAGAGTGAATAATGGAAATCATCCGCAATATATCTATTTAACAAATACTGAACATAGATATGTTTCAGTTTTTATTAACGAAAAAGAATATATTATTACAAATCCTCACAGCCCATCTGGACCCACAATTAGCCGACTTTTAAAAATTAAAGATAAAATTAATGCTTTAATAGTACAAGAAAATATTAAAACTGCAATCGATTCTTTGCCGGGGTAATAATGGTTGAAATTATAACAAAACGACATACCAATTCAAAAGATTATATCAATCGTAAAGTTTCTGGGCTTTATTTAACTGCTAGAGATGAATATTCAGATGGCCAAATAGATAAAATGAACGGTATCGTAGTAACTGCAACATTTAAATATGTTGATAATGACCAAAAGAGTTATTCATGGATTCTTGGGCATTTTAAATATTGGACAGGTACAGCAATTCATAATTATACTAATTATATTAAAGTAGGTAAACTAAGTTTTTGGTATAAAGATATAATTGAAAATGTTGATAGAATCAATGCACTCATTCAGCAAGAATATTTAAAAGACGCATTGGAGAAATTATAATGAGCGAAAACTTGATATACATGGAATATATGGGAAGTCAACATGTATTTGTTCCAGATAATGAAATAGTTAAGTGTATTGAAAAGAGTTCTGACATTACGGATATATATTTGCCTGGAAAATTTTATAATTTATCTAATAACAAAAAGTGGTTAGTTTATGACCCTCTTTTAATAGGTACTGAGCTATATTTAAATATATGGCGTGATTGGACATACCATGACGGTTCATTTGAAATAAAATTTGTTCATAAATCGGCAGATGATGATGACCTGTATGCTAAAATTAGAGATGCTAACAAAAAAGAATTTCTTATCTGCATTAACAAACTGTATATTCATTATAAGAATAAAGAAACTTTGGATATTATAGAAAAACTACCATGATTGTACTTTACGACGGTTTTACAAGATTACGTGCTCGAAATGTAACTGTTACGGCATTACATGATAATGCGCCGGATCCAAGATATTTTTATAAAGTTGATTTTTATGACATAGGAAATCTTCATAAAGATTCTTTTACTATTTCCATTTATGACGCTGATGCATATATTCAAATTAATAATACCAAATATACTTATTGTGACTTGGAACATGATTTATCCAATATACAAGTAGAATTGGAAAAAGAAAATATTTTACATGCGATTGAGAATTTACCATGATTAAAGTTTATCATAAAGGTAATAAAATATCAATTTCTGAAATTACTAAGTTTGAAAAGTATCTTGAGGTTGATACTGGTAAATATTATTTTGAAGTTAAATATTTTCCTGAACGTTCGTATGTACAGTCGAGCTGTATTTTTTCAGAATCTAAACAGTTTAACTATATTGAAATTAACAGAGAACGATTTAACTATAAAAAGATGCTTGCACATTTTGAAAAAGTAAAAGCACTTATAGAACAAGAAAAAATCGTAAAAGCTATTGATGCATTATAAGGGTTGACAATTACTTTATCGTTTACTATATTAACGGTATAAACAAAAAGGAACAATCATGTTTAAAGTAATTTATACCAAGGCTGTTGATGGAAACGGACGTTATGCATATGTCGGTGGCGACAAGATGACATATGAATATGCGGACGTACCTGATGAAGAAACTTTCCAAAAGCTTAAGAACGAAATTGTCGAAGAACTTAAGAAGGAAGATTCCCCGCTTGTAAAGGCTTCGTTCTATAACGAAAAGGGAGTTCCTTTTGAAATCAGTTTCGACGATATTAACGAAGAAGATGAATATTGTCTCATCGATACTGTCAATAACATGACGCTTAAGAAGCTTGAAGAACGTACCGACGGTATGACCAAGGGACAATGGGAACTGTTTAACGGTTCTTATGACGATAACCTTAAGATTCCGGAAGATCTTGCCGAAGCGGATGAAAATTCTGACCCGCTTTATGATTATCTTAAGAGCGTTGGACCGACACTTTTGAAGTAAGGAGAAACTACCATGATTCATGTATATGACAACTGTAAACTATATACCAATGTTATAAATCCAAAGCTGGAATATGTTACAGACAGTATCTGGCCGCCTTATAATCCCTATTTCTGGATAACTTTCAAGGAAAGCCCTAATGCACAATTTAATAGGGTAGACTTCCGAGATTTCACTGAGGAAATGAATAACAATTATATCGAAATCAATAACCAGCGATTCAAATATAAAGATATAAAAGAAAACCTGGAATATATCCAAGCCCTAATCGAAAACGATATTAACCAGGAAGCTATCGAGTCCCTCCCATGATTGAAGTCTACGATACAAATAATAAAAAATCAGAAGTAATAGAAGTCATAAGGCTGGATAAACTGACTGACAAATGCGTTAAACCTCCCTATGTCTATTTTTCTCTAATGTATAAAGACTCTTCTAACCAGAAGGGCTTTACTATATTCTCTATAGGCAGTTCTGAAAATTACCTGTCTATTAACGGAAGAAAATTCAAATATAAAGATATGATAGAAAAAGAGGGCCTCATAGACGCCCTCCTTACCCAAGAAGAAACCCTTGAAACACTAAATAAGCTACCCTAGAGCTTCTTTAGGGCCCTTTCTATATCATACTTGTTAAATATACTATAGGCATTTTCGGGGTGCCTTATGGCCTTCTTCATGATTGCCATGGGTATGTTCTTAAACTGGAACGCCAACATCTCATTAGTAGTCCCGATACAGACAGCCTGCTCTTCTTCTATATTCCGAAAATATACGGTAGGGGTAGAATCATAAATGTACAGACATACCGAAAATCCGTCCTTCCGGTAATCTACAGGATAGGGCTCGTATGTGCTCATAGGGACATATCCACATCTAACCACCAAATCGCGAACCTTCTTAAGCGGATCCATTATCCCAATACCTCCAAAGCCTTTTCTGTCTCATATTTGTGAAAATCAAAAGTCAGCCTCTTGAATTCCTCAGGGTCGTCTATACATACATTGGTTTCGATATACCCCCTGTACATCTTCCCGTTCCAGATAATAAACTCGTAATCGGTAATATAGTAAAGCCCCTCCCATACGTCTTCGAAAATTTCGTGGACATATGTGAATCCTACGGCTCGCCTTTCCAAATCAATATCGGTAATATCTACAAATTCCCTAACGGCATTCTTGGAATGATAATGCGGGGTAATAAAATAGTTTTTACCGGGTTCGATTAAACTCAATAAATATTCCAGTTTTTCCTTATGACTACTACTCTGAATATTCGACCAATGTTCGTATTCGCTATCCGTCATTATCCCAATACCTCCAATGTCTTCTCGACACAATAGTTGTTCAGTTCTTCCAGCATCTTCCGACCATCCTGGCAGGCCGAAATTATCAGAAGTCCGGGCGGAATAGCCTTGAACCTGTAATGCAGGGCCTTGTTCGTACATGCAATAGAATCGCTCGCCCCTACCATCGGCGAACTCCCGTACTGCAAGAATATATGGTCATTCCAGAACGTAATGAAATAATCGCGTTCATCCCCAGTCTTCCGGATATATCTAACATACGTACTTGTAGAAACCGACTCGCTGTCATACACCGAATACCCATGAGAAAGCAAATACTCTTCGTACTTGCGTAATTCAAACTTCGTCACCCCAGAACCTCCAGGTTTCTATTAAGGTCATATTCGTATAGCTTCTTGTGTATTTCTGAACTTTCTTCACACGCAATCTTCAACAATATGTCCGCAGGAACATTATATCTGTAATATATCCCGCCGCTTCCGTCATTATAGGCCAGGCCACCCTTGTTATAATACAAGAATATGTTATTCTCGAATATCAACAGAGTATACTTGTTATCCGATTCTTTCACATAAAGGACATCGGTATTACGGTCTACCTCCCTATATCCGTGTTTCTTCAAAAATCGTCATAATACCCGTACTGTATCAAAAAATCGTCATAGGCGCTGTACTCTTTCATCCCAGAACCTCCAAAGTCTTATTGACATCGTACTCGTACAGTTTCCTCCTAATATCCTCCGCAGGACCTACAGCTATATCCATCAATATATCAGCGGGAACGCCCATATATCTGTAAATAGTCCCTGTACCGTCGGACACGCGGGAAGTAGCTATTCCCTCGCATTCATTAACGGACTCGTCATATATCAGACATACAAACGTAGTAAGAATTATCAGACTGTACTTCCCCCGGATATAACTGCACCTTAAATCCTGCTTATACCCGTTCTCCAACGCCATCCTGATATATTTCTGAGAATCGAACTTCATCCAGCAATCTCTTCTTTTAACTTCGCCGGACTAAGCGTCCAGTTAGACAACTTGACACCGTTATATTCCGCGATATGCTTCATTTTTCTTTCGCTGTAATCCCCGCAGACAAACATCCATCTGGCCTTATTGGCTAGAATCTGCGCCTGCCTGTCACTTATTTCTTCTTCGGTCTCAATCGTAAACGGGAGATAAACTACCTTTTCAGCCATATATTGTCCTCTGGTTCGTTATTTCAAATATAGCAAATCCATATAGGTTCGTCAACCTTAATTAACCCTTGCATATACTATAAACCGATATATATTAACATCATATTAACATAGAATCAATTAAGCCAAAAATATCCCAGAAATACCTATATAATCATAGGGGTAAAATCTATTAAGCAAAATCTCCCAAATCCCTTTATTTTCAAGCATTTCGGCCAATTCTGAATATTCTTTAAATATCCAGAATATACCCCAAAATCTATTAAGATTTTCACAAGAAATTTCTACACAATTTACTAACATTTTATTAACAGGCGAGCCCATCGAGACGTAAGTGTTTTTTAACCAATCCGGACCCATATATAGGAATCTATGCCCGCCAAAATCTATTAAGTAGAAACTTGGCCCGCCAAAATCTATTAAGTAGAAACTTGGCCCGCCAAATCTATTAAGCATATTTACTTACTAGAAATCTGGCCCGCCAAAATCTATTAAGTAGAAACTTGGCCCGCCAAATCTATTAAGCATATTTACTTACTAGAAATCTGGCCCGCCAAATCTATTAAGCATATTTACTTACTAGAAATCTGGCCCGCCGGAATACTTAGATCTTAATTGTAAAAAATTTTTTACGCAAAAATTTTTTTTTCGTGAAAAAATTTTCGCGATCCTGGTCCCCATTATAAAAAAGAAAAACCCAGAATTAACTTCTGGATTTTCTCTTCAAAAATCAATTAAGATTAATCTTTGGGTTGTGCGGCGAGCCGGAAATAATCTTCCCATTTCTTGACTATATGTTGTTTCTGTTCCTTGTTCAGGATTTGAAGATAGAATTTGGCTTCGCGGTCCGTGAGGTCGTATTCCTTCTTTACCGACTCGATTTCGACCGGATCGTATTCCTGGGTTCCTTTGAAGTAGTCGTATTTGAAGTAATGCTTCGTGTGCTTTACATAGCCGATGAGGATATTGTAATGCATATCGTCGGTCAGTTTCTGTGTGGCGAGCTGGTCCGCGACGGGAATCAGATAGTCGTAGGAACAGATGAACCTGTTAATCATGAACTGGCTGTAGCCATTCTGGAGATCTTCCGGGAGGTCTTTCCATTCCGGGTACTGTTTGGTACAGAGTGCGGTCAGGATTTCCCAGAGAGGATTACGCTTTTTCTGTTTGGTTTCCATTATCTACCTTCTTGGTCGGCATGGTCTTGATTCTGGACATATCGAACTTTGAGAGTCTCGAAATCGGCCAGTTACCGTTAACCGCCGAAGTCCACTTGTTGAAGAAATTGAGTCTTAGCTGTTCCCAGTTCTTCGGGAGTTCACCTTGGGATTCATGTTTGACCGAAACCGCCACGGTAGCGACCCTATAGCCCGCGGCGAGCGCCTGGAGACAGATGTCGGCATCGTAGAAGTGAAAATCCGGAAGTAATTCGTCGAATCTGAAACCTTTTTCGAAGAACCACTTGGGGAAGAACATGCAGCATCCGTCGACGGTGGCCATGAACTTATGGTTACCCGGATAGTCGTTCATCGGGTATTCATAGTGTTCCATGACTGGATTTCCCTTATCGTCGAGGACCGGTTTCTTATTTTCGTCGAGTTTCGGTCGGATTCCGCCCTGGATGATGGAACCTGCGCCGTAGTTGGCTCTGCCTCCGGCGGACGGGACTCCGTGCCACCATGCACAGCCCTGGTCCAAGGCGATCGTGCCGATGACTCCCATGACCGCCGCGTTATATTCCTGGCAGACCTTATCTACTTTGAATTCGATAACGTCCAGAGGCGATCTCAGTTCCGTATCGTCGTGTCGGAAACAAACGTATTTTTCTTTGGAATTGAGAACGAACTGTTCTATGGCGCGGTTATACTTCTTGGCCATAGAATCGTGAGGAATGTTTTCGATATACTTGATTGTGTCGGTATCGACTTGGTTTTCGGTTCTTTTATTTACCGGGATTATCTGAAGCATCTAGGGTTTCCTTTATATTTCTGATAACGAAGCTCGCGTCTTTGACCTTGGACATGTAGCCTGTCATGAGTCTTTGCGCGAAGTCGCTGTAAATATTGGTATTTTCGTCCTTGAAAATAACGAGTTTGGCGAGCCTGAAGCTGCCTTCGAAGAGTTTGAATCTCTTATCTTCGTCCAGATTCGGGCAGATCCGTTCGACATCTATAGGCAATTCCGAGAAATTTATGGCCTTATAGGTTAATTTTTCGCGGGTTTGCTCGTCGATTTCTGGCGGGAAAATATAGTATGCGGGCTCGCATTTGGATTTCAAAGCCTGCATTCTGTTACGTTTTTCCAGTTCGGATAGCGGTTTTGGGCCGAATTTTTCCAGTGAAGCGTAGATTTCTTTCAGTTGCAGTTCGAATAACTGGCCTAATCTTACGTATTCCAGCTCGTTATCCCAGTAGCAGCAGGTCATAGGGAAAGCCGCGCGCTGGGTCATCTTGTAGACGAGATCTCTATCCCGTTGCGTATTTACCTCGACGAAATAGAGATTTCCGTTATTGATATGTTCAATGGACTGTTTATACTTATGGCATATTTCGCAGGCATCCTGTGTCAGTACGTAGATGCCGTGCTTATAGCCTATGGCGAAGTCTTGAAACGATATTTTCTGTGAATCGAACATAGTAACCTATTTATACGCACTGGAACATCTGGATCAGACAGGCCAGGATATGGATTTCCGGGTCATTTGAAATCGAGGCTCTGGCATCGTATTCGGATAACTGGAGATAGGCATCGCCGCGTTTCTTCATCTTCGGGATGACATCTGTCTTGATGAAACCGAATACGTCGGTATAGCTGAGGCAATGTTCGTTGATATAGTTCATGGAATCTGTTAATTTCTTTTCGAGAATCATCTTGGCGAGCACGTCACCGATGTTCACGTAATCCATTAAGCCCATGTCGATACGGCCCTTCATCATGGAATAGCACTGGAGTCTGGCCAGGATAGTTCTGATTGACGGGAACTTTTTTTCTATTAAGCTCTTTACGGCTTCTTCCTCGAACGGGATTTGAAGATACTTAAGAATTCCGAAGATTCTCTTTTGAACTTGCGGAATGAGTTCTGCCCTATATTCCGGTTTTTGCATATCGAACTTTAAAGTCATGGTTCGACCGCCTTCGTCGTCACGGATGGCCGGGATGATCTTATTGGCGTAGTTACAGGTAAGAATGAAACGGCAGTTATCGGAGAGGTCGTCGAGAATTTCTCTTAAGGCTTTTTGTGCTTCGGGAGTAAGACCGTCAGCCTCGTCCAGGAGAACGAGTTTAGGAGTATCGTTGAAACTCATGGTCTTGGCGAACTCTTCGACTGTATTACGGATTGTATTAATGCCGTTTGAATTCGAAGCATTGAGTTTCATGAACTGTGCGCCGAGGTCATTGGCGAGCGCCTGTGCTACGGTAGTTTTACCAGTACCGCCTTTACGGGATTCGAGAAGGATATTGACGCCTGCGTTGTCCGCGACGATCTTATTGAAGAAATTCCGATAATCTTGTGGAAGGATAACGTCTTTTAATGTTTTAGGTCTGAAACGATGTTCCCAGATGTATTGATTAGTAGTAGAATCACTCATTGTATTTGTACCTTTAGATAGTTTTACAGGATAAAGATAGAAAAAATCTATTAAGATAAAAAAGAAAGAGGGAAAATCATTCAGATTTTCCCTAGAAAGATGCACTGTATCAAAGGAGGTAAGAAATTATTTAGTGCTTCTTTGCTCTGCGTTCGGCTCTGTTCCTTGGGCGTAATTGTACGTCACCAACCTCTCTATCGGGCTTAGGGAACAGGCACGGGCACGGAACCGGTTCACCGGAATCAGCGTGCCTACCGAGGTAACCCCTGCCATGACACTTTTTGCAGTTAGGCTTGGGGTCATTTAATAGAATGCCCATTGCTTCTGCGGCTCTGCGGATAACCTTCATCGCATTAACGTTATGAAGATCTTCTTCCGGGGCTCGCTTATCAGGAGGTACAAGAGACTGATAATCAATAGACATTACTTTTTCCTCGACCAGTAGATGTTAAGTTTAATATCGTCTTCGCGGAGCTGCTCGAACTTCATGAGACCACGCTTGGCCACTGTGATGTTGTAAGCTGCAGACGGAAGAGTGTTAATACCACGAATAGGAACCATGAAATCAAACGGGATTTCAACATCGTTCTTAAGGTCATACTGTGCACTGTAGGTATCGCCGCTGAACATACTTGTCAGGTTGGCCGTGCAGGTCTTACCTTCGAAATGGAACTGGATGGTATCTGCCTTGATGAGGGAAACCATCGAGCTGAGATCGTTTACGTCTGATTCGGAGAAATAGAGTTCTGCATCGGCTGCCGGCATGTTAATCTGGTTGAACTGCGGCTTGGAGAGAACTTCAGGCATACCGAGCTTGTTGACGAAATGGCGGGCATCGATACTGGAAGCGATGTTCAAGATATAGGGCTCGCCGGATTCATTAACGTCGATACTGAGCTTTGGCGTATTTGAGACAGCAGGATCCTTGGACGGTTTATCGAAAATATCAAAATACTTCTTGAAAGTAGAGAAGTTGAAGAAACCAATCTTTTCACCCGGGAAATCGAAATACGAGAGCGGAGCCGTGAGGGTGAAGCAGACATTGAGCTTGTCATCGTTGGCACGCATCTTGAATACTTCACCATCCTTTTCCATAACCAGCTGTTGCTGAATATTTGAAAGCTGGGAAATCAAGTTAATAAGGTTTTTATTATAATTCATGTAAACTTTTCCTTAACGTTTGCATAAAATATAGTAAAAATTCTATTAAGCTTTTTTCCTGTTGTCAAAATATTCCAGGAATTTCTTGGAGTAATCCTGACAGAGATAGATTTCCGATTTAGAAGTTTCCTTATTCGGAATCTGTACGAGCATCATCTCGCCAATCTTGATAGACGGACAATGTTTTTCCAGGATCGCCTTATACATTGACAGCTGCATACTATAATGTACACAGTTACAGTCATCTTCGGTTTCGAACGGAGCTTTCATCTTCTGGAATCTATTACTATGTTCGAACTTCTTGGATGTCTTCCAGTCAAGAATAGAATAACAGTTCTTCACGGTATTATAGCATAGGAAGTCGATAGTACCAACCAGACCCCAATCGCGGTCATACACGATGAATTCGTTTTTCAACGGAATATAACGTTCCTTGAGTGTACTGATCAGAGCCTTTGCTTTCTTCTTTCGCCAGGCGAAGTCTTCAGGCATGCCTTCATACTGTTCAAGGAGATGCTGGTCAGGATAGAATTCCTTGTTCTGCCATTCGTATTCGGCTACGCTATGAACAGCAGTACCTAGAGTACATGCGTAACTGCCAGCAGCATCCCATTCGGCACGGATGTCCTTTACGTCCTTACCGAAGTATTTTCCGCCGGCCTTCTTACTTGCACGTTCGGCGATCATGTCCCAATCCTTATCCGGTTCGAAGTTCTTGATAAAGGTCGTAACCGAAGTGAACTTGGTACCGTATGAGTCAGTATACTTGTGGCCTACTTCTTCGAAATGAATATCATTAAATGCAGTCCATAATTCTTTAAAGAGTTCCATATATTACCTATTTTAAATTCATCCATTCTCTTTCGAGGCGATCCAGCTGATGATTGTAAGACGAGTCCGCCCATGTCGGCATAATCTGTTTGAAATCGGAATAGGTGCCGCCGATATGTTTCCACCAGCAGGCGAGCGCGAATATTTGGTTATGCCTTGTTCCTTCGGGAGCTGATTCAATTGTTTTCTCTACGTATTCTTTAGCCTTGGTAAGATCGCCTGTCTTATTACGCTTACGAGACTTCATGTACGATGCTTCAAGATCTCTTAAGTAATTCTGTTGACGCCATTCGCATTCGTTGTAAGCCTGTTCAAAGAATTCGATTTCCTCGAAAGGATTAAACTTCTTTCCGTTGTTAATCTTATAATAATACGGCGAGCCTTTAGACTTGACCGCCGGGCACTTGAAGAACTGTGCTCTGACGAAAGATGCCGGGTCAACATGGTCGAAGAAATCAATTAAGTAGAAATACGGGCTCCACTGTTTCTGTGATCCCTTGAAGAAAAATCTATTAATCTCGTATTCCTTGTCCAAGAACAGAAGGACACGGAACTTCTGATTCACACCGTCATAAGAATAACTGGTGTGCAGAATGTACCTGTAGTCCCTGAATCTGTTTTGGAATTGTTCGATTGTATACTCTGTAGAGTCATAGTCCAACATGAGAATATCGGTAGAACCCATATTCTCTGTGCAACGTTTCTCTCCTTTCATCGAACAGAACTTCCACTGTGGTATCTTAGACTTGTCTTCGACTACCATAGGGTTCATGATCGCCTTGATTGTATTCTCGGCGACAGCCTTGTTCCATTCGATAGGCTTGCACTTGTTGTCGAACTGATTTTTAATCGTTTGAATATACCGCATCTACAGCCAACTGTAATCTATTAAGTACGATCATTATGTCGTCGTTATACTTGAGCGGAATTCCACCAGCATGTGCGTGACCGCCGCCGACATTCATAATCTTGAACACCTTTGTAAGGTCGATTTCATTGCAACGGATAGAGAGGGCGTTCTTGTTCTTGATTGCGAACCACTTATAGCCTTCCTTCTTGAGTTCCTCGACACATTCGTTCATGAATCGGTCTGTCTCGAAGAACGCGCCGTTGTTAGAGAGGTCGGAGATTTCAAGGTTAGCATAAAGCTTTTTGAATTCGGCCTGAGCATCAATTAAGTATTTTTGTTCTTCCGGGTAGAGCTTCGTATTTCCATTAAGGAATCTGCGGGTAAACCACTTAGGACCCATTTCCCAGTAAATGTTATTGAAGAATCGCGATCTCTTGTCTGACAGGATGAACATATCCCAGTCGTTCGTGATGTTAATGAGGTCGTCAAGGTAGGAAATATCTTTAAAGGTCTTGACGAATCTGTAGGTGAGCATCGCGCCGCAAGCAGAAGTATTAATGATAACTGTCTTGTTGTCGTGGTATTTCTGTGCGGTCTCGTGGTGGTCCAGTACAAGAACGTTCGGGAAAGCTTCGCGAATCTGCGACATGGTTAGAGACGGATAGAAATCGGTGATGATAACCAAATCAACCTTATCCTTGTACTTGGCGATCACGTTTGTAATAACACGTTCTTCTGACTGGTATGTAATATATTCGGTTTCAATGTCCTTATAGAAGTTACGAAGGACAATGTTAGACGATACACCGTCGAGGTCAGAATGTGTTAAGTTTAAAATTTTTAATTCGGGATTATTATAATTCATACTTATTAAATATAGTAAATTTTATTAAGGTTGTATACCGTTATAAAAATATAATCTGAAAAAGGGATAACACCTTTCGATGTTATCCCTCCCACATATAAACAGCGAACTAACTTAAGAGGTAATCAGAACTTTACTGTCCGTTCACAAGACGAGTAAAGAAATCATCCTGGTCTTCAGCTTCTTCGAACGGACCGTTAGATCCGAGCGGAGCGGAAGTTGCCGGTGCAGGAGTAGACGGAGCAGCCGCCGGCTTTGCACTAAACATCATACTGTCATCAGATTCGACTGTAATGGCCGGTTCAGTCTTCTTGGTTTCAAGAACAGTACCGGTAAACATTTCGTCATCTTCAGTCTGAACCTTACTTGCAGGCTTTGCAGCCGGAGCGGAGCTGACTTCGATATTGTCGAGTTCAGAAGCGAGGTCGATACCGCACTTGCTATTGACACGTTCAATAACCTGCTGGAAGGTCCAAAGCTTTTCAACCTTACGCGGAAGGTTAGCCAAAGTATAAAGCTTGGATTCGATAACTGCAATTTCTTCAGCGGTCAAACCAATCTTCTTGTTGTACGGAGTACCATTGGCCATAACTGCAGGTTCAATACGGCAGATACGGATCGGCTTGGTGAAGTTGGAATTGGAATAATCCGGACCATTGGAACCCGGTTCAGCCTGCCAAACGAAGTTAGCACCCGGACGAGCCTGCTTGGAAATTACTTCAGGATCATTCGGTCCATAGTAGGAATACGGATTAATCGGCGGAATCGGTTCGCCAGTTTCATCATCGACTGCATCGGTAGTATTGACGCACTTATCGATAAGATCCTTAATCTGCTTACCGTACTTGAAGCGGAATACCTGGCCCTGAGTTTCAGGAGCGTTTTCGTTTTCGATAATCAAAATGTTACAGATGTACTGAGGACGAGCGGTAGCGAGCTTGTGCTTGGAATAGCCCTTGTCTTCGTTCTTGTACTTTTCATACATCTTCTGGTTGTATTCACAAACCGGGCAACGAAGAGACTTACCTTCTGCATCCTTGAACTGCTTGCGACACGGAACGGAATAAGACTTACCGTTGGTCTGCTTGAGCCAGTGATCGCGAGATTCTTCGACGAATGCTGTATCTTCGGCTTCTACAGGCGGGAGGAAGCGGAGGGTAATCTTGAACTTACCTTCCTTGTTGTACGTTGGCTTGAAAAGTCCCTCGATTTCGGTGAAGCTCTGCTTTTCACCTGTACCGAAATTATCGCTCTTCTGATATGACGCGATGAGACTATCAAGATTCTTTCTAATTGGCATTGTTTACCTCATTCTTAAATTTTAAAATCAATTTAGACACCGTTATAAATCTCTTATACTCAATGTCCTTGACCTTTTGAATATCGACTTCGAACTTCTTGGCCTCAAGACCTTTGATGAAGAACACCGGGCTAATCTTATGTTCTTGACACAGATAGTAGGCGTTATTCTTGTATTCGTTATCTAATCCAAATAGTGTAAAATGTTTATCTGAAAATTCATTAAGACCAGAATTCTTTTCTTTAACTAGATTGTTAATAAAGTTAGTCTGCTCTATAATTTCATTTCTGTTCGTAAATATAGCAAATTTTTGCAGGCATGATGCCCTGTTACAGTCCTTTAATTCTGGAAATTTCCCTTCTATTAAGGCTTTTATGAGAACTTCCATTGCCCATGTCTGAATGGTCATGACACCGCAACGGAATTCGTTGGCCAGGTTAATAGCATAGTTGGACATGTACTGGACATGGTTATTGTCTGCTATGAATTCAGAGATGAGGAGATCTTCCGTGTTGGTCTCGAGAAGATCACGCACTGTGGAAGTATTAAATCTCTTCATGCCCCAAATTTTCTTAAGACGCTTATAAAGCGAATAAATTTGAAATTTATCGTACATTAGCTAAAGAACTCGCTTAAGTCGTTTCTTTTATTAAGTTTATATTTTTCTTTAAGACCATTCATGAGAGAATAGTAATTCATTTCGTCAAGACACTTGATGGCCGGAGTTGGTTCGAGCCAGTCATCTACGAGGAATCCAACACTATCAATAATCTTGATTTTGTTTTCCTTGTGGAGCTTATATAATATGTTGTTGAACTTATTATATTCGGCTGATTCGTTCTTGAGAACTTTATTAAGGAATTTCGGCAAACGGGTTTCTTCGTCTATATCGTCGAAATCAATTCCCTGAGTCTTAAAGAATTTATATAGCTGTTCCTTCGTTTCGAATACTTCTGTACCGTCGTTACACTCAAGCGAACCATCACATGCTTTGTATTCTATATCTTCATCCATAAAAACTCCATTAAGTAAAATCGTTAAAGTCAACTTCATTAGTTGCAGATGTATCAGGTATTTCCGCGGCAGGTTCCATGATGTCATGTGCCGTTGTCTGTTCACTGTAGCTGAGATCCTGAAGTCTTTGTTTTTCAATATCAACACCAATCGTTGTTACAGTAGGACCGTTAATACCATAACGAGTCTTAACCAATGCAACCTTGTACATACCGCCAGCCTTTAATTCAGGCGGTTGCGTAATAGCGAAAATGGCGTCAGCCTTGGTAACCTGGTCGAACGAACTTGCAACGTCATCAAGCCCGATCTCTGCGGAACCGTAACCGCCACGGTTTACCTGTGCACCAGTAAGTAACGGGAAGTGGTACGTAGTCGCAATAGCACGCATCTGCATAGCAACAAGCATGAGACGCGTATTGTCATTCATGTCCTTACCAGGTTTGCCGTTAGGAACCATACAACCGATATAGTCCACGATAACGACTTCAGGTACGAACTTGTTCTTCTCCTTGAGTTCCTTGATGTATGCGTTAATCATCATAGGGTTGGTGGAGAATTCAGGGTAATGACGAATCATCAACTTACCGTTCATGCAGCGCTGCTTCATCATATTGAATCGCTTCATGAACGCTTCCTTTGTCATTGTCTTAAGTTCTGTCTGCGTAAGATCCATTAAGTTCTGGGCGATACGCTGATAGATTTTAAGTTCGGAATCTTCCATCGTAATATAAAGGACTCGCTTGTTCATTAGCAACAGGCTTGCTGCTACTGAACAGAATGAAAGAGTCTTACCAACGTTGGTAGGTGCGAGAAAGATAGTCATTGAGTCTTCATGTAGACCGCCACCGATCATATCATCCATGGTCTTGACACCCATTGGATAAATCTTTTCGTTGGCAACAATGCCTTCATAAAGGAAATTCGGATTCTCAAGGAAGTCAATACCTAAATTGGTATCGAATGAAAAAGACTCTGCTGTGGCCATGTCATCAGCAAAGCTTGTATTCTTTAAACCTGTCCTTGCGTATTCTTGAGCACCATCAGTGACAATCTTAACAAGGCGGCGTCTCACGAATTCTTCAATAACGTTAATGGTGAAATCGGTAGTTACCTGTTCGTCAGGGATCGCCATACAGGTTTCGAATTCCGCGACGCTTCGCGGATCTGTTAAGAGCATTTTCATCTCTATTGCATTGGGGCGTTCACCGTAATCACCGCGATACTTCATGATAGCGCGGGCAATATACTTATGGTCAGGATCGAAAAACCATGTATCGTTTAAAACCGGAATGACTTTAGATGCTATGCTTGGATTTGCATAAATTGCTTTAATAATTATCTGTTCAAATTCTCTATCTGTCATTGTAGAATTAAATATAGAAAAAGAGCATCGCGGTGATGCTCTTTATATATAGAAAAATCTGAACTTTGGTAAATTTTAGAATGCACCGAAGGCAAGTTCCTTCCAGTTCGGAAGATTTGCATAACGGAATTTATAAACATTCTGGAAAAGTCGGAAGGAAATTCGCTGACCAGCAACGCGAGGATCCTTGAGGAAGGTATCGGAGCTGATGTAGTTGAAGACTTCCTGCTTGAGTTCAGGATTGGTAATGTCACGGCCACGGGTATCAAATACTTCAACATGCGGGAGCATTGTCTGAATTCGAAGGATCACGTCCTTAGCGAGCAAGTTGATGTCCACGCTTGCGCAACGGCCAATCACTGCACCACCCGGGTCACGGGCTGCAATTTCCTGCTTATCCAGGTTAGAGATGAAAATGCATGCACCCTTGAACTGGAAGTAATTCGGAGTTCCAACCTTTCCCTTATGCTGTGCAGACCAAGCGGCAAGGCGTTCTTCGATTTCTTCATGAGTTTCACAACCGAACGTATCAACCATGTCAGCACCCTTGGTGTTCCAGCTGATTTCACGAACCTTACCGGAATCAAGTGCGCCTTTAAGAATATTAATACCGTCTGCCGTATCGAATACAGAGTCACAGTCATCGAACACAACAATCTTGTCGTAATTGTCGTAGAGGAACTTGAACATAGCAGAGTTGCTTGTCTTACCCTTCATGATAACGTAATCCTTACCCTTAGTACCATAGGCAGAAAGAATTCGGTTAACGTTATAAGACTTACCGACACCGCCCTGACCGGTAATCAATAAAGCCGGAGTAATACCACGGGCAACCATGACCACATAAGAATTAAGCTTTTCGAACACCGGGAACGGATCGGCAATAAGAGTCTGTGCTAGCTCGTCGTCATTCTTAACTGCAGAAGGATCCGGAGCAACTTCTTCCTTGGAACCAGGGATTTCGACAGTATCGATAGTACCAGATTCTTCGGTTTCTTCACATTCTTCCGGATAGGAATCCTGGAGTTCAGCGCGAGTTTCCTTGGTAGCGACAGCAGGAAGCTTGTCAGCTTTCTGTTTCTTAACCATGGAAGCGCAGGCTTTTTTGATGAACGCAAGATTCGGCTTGACACACTGATCAGCAATATAAGAGATTACGTCTTCGCTGTCCATGTCGAAGGAATATACGAGCTTACGGACAGCTTCGAGCAAATCATATTCTGCCGTACCATCCGGAAGGATAATAACCGTGCGACGGTCACTTGAGATGTGGCCGTTGACTTCTTCATCTACAGAATTATCCATCTTGTTGAGCATCGGTAATATCCCGCTGATAGTTTTACGTTCACGTTTTACTCGGTTCGTAATAACCAGTTCTTTATCTGGTGTCTTATCGAAGCCGAATTTTTCCCACTTGCTGAATGAGAAAGGCTTTCCATCCTTGAAGTTCATTCGCAAGCCTGAAGTACCAGAGATAAACAGAGGGCCAATAAAAGTTCCGAACTTGTTACGGAATTTCTGGGTATCTACGTAGACATACGTTTTATCATTAGTCTTGTCGTAGAGATCCATGAAACTCTTCGCGAAAGCAATCGGTTCAATCGGTGTGTCTTTCTCTTTCGTAGCTTCAGTTAATAATATAGCAAATAGTCCCATCTTTGTCAACCTCTTAAAAGTGCATTTTATGTATTTCCATATATTTCGTTATATACAGTCTTGCCATGCGCTTGATAAAATTCTGCATCTGCACACAGTTAATCCTGCTGTTACCGCAATAGTCCTTGGGGTTTTCTTTTATATATTCAAGGAAATCATCTGCGCCACGATCCTTAATCTGATTCAGGAATACGAGCCTGCATGCCGTGGTATTCGGCGTGGAAAAGATCTTTACCCTGCTGTAACGTACTGGATTGAACAATGCATCGTATGTAATCTTGAACGCAGTATCTAAGTCATCGGCATAATCCTTTTTCCTTTTCTCTATATAAGAAGCCGGAGCAACACTGTCGCGCTGCTTCTTATCGTTGAATTCCTGAACAATGTCCGGGCGATGCCATTCGCACTTGCGGATAATCTCGTTATAGTACTCATAAGCCGGTAACGTGTTGTAATGTTCCGGGTCTATTTCGAGTTCGCTGTACATGCGATCGCCAAGTTTAGACTGTATAAAAGATACTAATTCGTCGTTCATAATGTTATTATATTTATAAAATAAAAACCCTCGGTGTTCCCGAGGGCCGTTAAAATCTACTCTAGCGGAAACTCGTCCCGCGGAATCTTCTTCTTCAATCGCCTCAACGCCTTGTTCTTTATCTGTCGCACTCTTTCCCTTGAATAACCCGTAAGATCGCCGACATCTCCCAATGTATAATCCTTACCGTTAGTGCCGAAGAATAAATTCAGAATATCATTTTCTTTTGTCGTTGTATTGGTCAGTACATACTGCTTGAGTAACTTGTTACGGTTGGTAACCAAATACTTCTGCTGTGCGTTGGACTTCTGGTCTGGTACAATATCATTCAGCGTATGATCTGTTTCCATGTTCATCCCGTGTTCACGCATCGTCACCGGTGTTTCCAATGAAATCGGTTCGAACGTATTCTGGATAAGTTTCATCGTATCGAGTTCCGCCTTGTTCTTTACCAAGTCTTCAAGCGGTAACCCTGTCTCACGCATATTACGCTGGAGTTCGAAGTAACGGTACTGCTGGTTGGACGGGATATGAATGAGTCGGCTCTTGCCGATAATGAATGCCAGCATGCTTTGACGAATCCACCATACCGCGTATGAAATGAACCTGATGTTACGCGAGGCATCGTATGTATTGATTGCATGGTACATGCCGGCCATGCCTTCGTTAACAAGATCTGCAAGACTGTAGTTTTTGCCGGTATATTTCTTAGCACATGAGACAACGAATAATAAATGACTGTTAGCTATCTTCTTGACAGCTGCTTGTCTGACGAGTTTATCCTTTGTTGACTTGATAATCGAAAAACATGCCGCCTCTTCTTTATCTGTCATATGGCGGGTGTTTCGAATATCTCTCATGAACTGTTCAAATAGATATTCCATAATTATTTCTCCGGCTTTCGCTTCTGTCTTTTTACGTGAAGCTTATTACGGACAGGAAGAACACAGCTGGTTGTATGTGTCACAAACAGGTTAAATATTGTTTTGCTATGCTCTTCTGTCCATAAACTTTTAATCATATTTTTCAATATAGCATACGTTTTTTGTTTTGTAAACCCCTTTGGCCATATAAAAAACCCCATGTGACCGAAATCACATGGGGCCAAACCAACTACTCATCGTAGCAAAGGAGTCGTAACAATATGGCAAACAATCACGACCTTTATAATATAGCAAATAATTTTTCTTTCGTAAACCCCCCGGAGGCAAAAAAATTATACTGCTACAGGGAACTTAATAGCCGGATGACTCTGGTAATCTTTCAATTCGAAATCGGTATACTTCCAGTCCCAGATAGTCCAGTTAGGATCGTCCGTGTTAAGGATCTCTACTGACGGAGGTGTCATAGGCTCGCGAGTCAACTGTTCCCTCACACCATCAAGCTGGTTGACATAGATGTGGGAATCCGCGAAGAAACCGATAACCTTGCCAGGCTTCATCTTTACCTGCTTGCAGATCAACGTGAGCAACATGGCATAAGATGCCAGGTCATATGGAACTCCGAGAGGAAAATCAGAACTACGCTGATTCCAGAGCAAATCAACGTAACCGTCATTAGACAGTAACTGGAAACAGTAGTGACAAGGAGGCAATGCCATTTCACCTAACTGCTGTGGGTTCCAGGCGGAGACCAACATACGTCTATCGGTAGGATTGGTCTGTAACGTGTGAATCACATTCTTCAACTGGTTGATGCCTGAATCGTTGAAGTTGTTCCACTGGTAACCGTAGATTTTACCCAGGTCGTTTTCAGCGGCCATCTTCTTTTTGGTTTCTTCATCATTACCGTAAGGAACCTTAGCCGGGTTGGCCCACTCGTCCCAGATATGGCAGTTACGTTCCTTGAGGAATTCCTTATTGGCGATGCCCTTGATGAACATCTCCAGTTCGGCGCATATATTCTTCAGTCCCATTTTCTTCGTGGTTAACAAAGGGAACTTTCCTGTAGACATATCGAATTCAATCATTGAACCCGAGATTGACAAAGTGTCCACACCTGTACGGTTATGTTTAATCTTTCCTTCCTTAAGAATTCTATCAAGTATGTCAAGATACTGTTTCATGTTATTTCTCCATATGCTTGATTAGTGCGTCAATGAATCTCTGCGCGATAACGTCATGTGATGCGTAGTGATCGCCATCATTGACCTTAATCATAAGTTTGTTTAATTTCGATTCCTGGAACTTCTTGATGAAGTCCTCTTGTTCTTCCTGTCTACGGCTGAAGTCATGGGACTGACCGTCATCCTGCATGATATTGAAATCCGTAGTATAGAGAAGGATGAAGATCGTGTTATACAGTTCGTCCCTGTATGAATCTTCCATGATGCGTACGTAGTTAGGACTGTAATCCCTGTAACGTGGCGCATAGATGAGTTCGTCCCAATGCCCGCGGTTAAATACCACGTTGTTCTGGTAAGCCAGCGTCATGAAGTAATCCAGGTACTGAGACTTGGACCAGATAAGAGGATCCTTATCCTTAGGAGGCTTGTCCAGATGAATCTGCTTATAGCCTTTCAATACGTTATCAATAAAGGTATTCTTTCCAATGCGGTCGATTCCAGTAACTACGAAATTCATTAAGACTGCTCCTTGTAACTGTTATACAATTCAGTAAAGCTTGCATACAGTTCATCTTTGTTCAACGGTGTATCATGTTGTTCAAGGTATGTCTTAAACAATGACATGATATTATTAAGTGTCTCGCCCGACAGTTCAACTTCCTCTGTGGTGTCGTCCGCGGGCAGGATATTGATATTGACTGGATATGCCGGTTTCAATTTCTCAAGCTTATCCACGAGCGAATAGATCTTCTTCGTCTGGTCAGAGAGTTCAAAAGGTATCTCCAGGTCAACAACATTACCCGCGATGACAGACAGGTCTACGTCCGGGAAGGTATGCTTGGTGAACTTAATGGACTGCGTATTCTCGTGTAACACGTCTTCGTTGGTGTCCAGGTCAAGTATGTGGTAACCCTTGGTGTCTCCGCGGTCTATTCTAGTAAGCTGGTATGGCGAACCGAGATATGTAATGGACTTGTTCTTCTCGTACTTCCTGGTATAGCCGTTATGGTAATGACCCGAATAGACATGATCTATATGGTCGAGGAGTGTAGAAGCCATGAGACCCGAATCCGAAAGACGACCGCCCATGTTGAAACCGATAATATCAGCGTGGCAGAAGCAATACTCGTGATGCCCGGGTACTATCTCCTCGAACTTGGAGTAGTCAGTAATCCAGGGAAGCATAAGTATGTTATGTCCGTCCAGTGTAATTTCCGTGGGCTTTTCATACACGGTAACGTGAGGCATCAGGTCAAGAACCTTCAGGCTGTTTACCTCTGTGGTAGTAGTCATGTACATGTCGTGGTTACCTACTATAACATGTATGTCAAAATCCTTCAGCGTATTCTTGAACAGATCGATGACCACGTTATCTGTCTGAACGTTAACTGCCTGGCGAGTGTCGAAGACGTCGCCAAGTATGAATAGCTTGGTAATACCTGCAGCCTTGAGCTCAGGAACCAGTTGGTCAGTAAAAAACTTTAATTGTGAACGCTGGAAGATAGAATCTGATTTTTTAATTCCAGCATGCAAGTCTGCTATCAATGCTATTTTCATATACGATGTAAATGTAGTAAAATATTTGCGATGGTCTTATATAGTATATGTTAAACTTCTGAATATTTACAATCTACTAACGATCTACTAACAATGTGAATAATAATGGCTCCCAATTTATTACGGGAAATATATATGCCGAAGAAAGTAGCATATA